ATATAACAAATTTTTTGTGACCAGCAGTACCTCTATCAGATATATCCGGCATCTTCAACTTTTCTTTCACTTCTTGTTCCTCACTATTAAATCTTTTGAATCTCTGAGCTGCATGATCTCTTGCACTTTCAAGATCTTCAGGGTCTATATCTCCAGGAGCGTCAGCACCATCATCTACATCGGCCATTGTAGCTGTATCAACATCTTCTTTCTTTGAAAGTAAGTAGTCTGTAAGTTCACCAAATAAATCTTGTTCTTCTTTTACAGTGCACTTATATTCCTTTTCTTTGAACATAAATGTTTTCTTGCCATCTAGAAATGCTTGTTTAGCAGCAAGAATAAATGCTCTCTTCTCATATATAGTAATATCAGATTCTCTTAACGCGTTATTTTCAGTGGCAAGCTTTGCAGCTATTGCCATTTGTCTACGTTTTTCTTGTGATTTTCCTTTGAATTGTGGGGCTTTTGATTTTTGAAAGTCTTTTATCCAATCACCCATGTCATCAGTTTTATCCAGCGGCATCAGGCTCTACTCCAAGTTTTTTCAGTTCTTTTGCGATGAGTCTATCAATCTTTTTAATCTCTTGGGATTTACCCATAAAAGCTTGTTTACCTACATCTCCTATAATTCTTGCTCTTTGCATTAATAAATCTGAATACTTAGAATATCTACCTTCAATCATCTTCATGACATCTTCTTCTGGTAATTCTTTAGGTGCGCCTTTCTCACCTTTTTTTCTCATTCTTTCACCGCTACCAGCTTTAATTCTTTTTCTTTTGGCATGTATGTTTGCCCATAAACCTGGATTTTTCTCTTGTAATTCGTCAGCAATATCTTGTGGAAATTCTACATCTTCAGCATAGAATTTTAAAGCAGCTGCTACTGATGGGTTCTTAGATAAACCTCTCTCTAATTTTTCAATAGATTTTACAGCATTAGTATAATCACCATCTGCATCTACTGCAATCTCCATAGCCATTAATAAATTTTGTTTGTGTTTCTCTACATCTCTTTCATTTCTAAATCTGATCTTAGCTTCAGCAAAATGATTTACCTCACCAGTGAATACTGATTTGACGGATTCTTTCTTACCAAATTTTGCGTGGTAAGCTTTCGTATGTTTTGATAGTTTTGTCTTTTTCATTTCTCCATCCTTGTCTTTATCACCAGGTGCTGGTTTGTATGCGTTAGGATCGTCATCATCCATTTTAGCTTGTTTAGCAAATTGTGCAGCTCTATCATCTTTCTTATCTTTAGCTACACCTTTCATGTAATCGCTATCGGCTTCTGACACATCTTCTTCGTTCATTATCATTTGCAAATTTCTGTAGAATGCTTGTAAATTACGTGTACCACCATGAAACTCTAGATGATTTTTGCTCTTAGGATTTCTGTGCGGTTTTACTCTTACACTATATTGTTTTGCAAGTTTTTTTGCCTGTTCTGCTTCTTTTTTAGAAAATGGGTTAGTACCAAAATCGTGTCCAAGTACTGCTTCTGACACATCTTCTTTCTTAGCACTTCTAACTTTAGCAGCTAAGTCTTTGTCAGCCTTACCCCATGTACCAGAACCTTTAGTAATAAAACTATTTACTCTAGCAAATGCCCATTGTTGTTGACTGGCACCTGGACGGTGACCAGTTTTCCAAGCAGCCATACCTCTATCATATACTTGTTTCAGTATACTATATGATATGCCACTTTCTTTACTTTTTTTCTCTAGACCAGCAATCTTTTCGTTGATGACCTTAGCTTGTTCGAAATCGTTGGATGCAAAAATACTCATGTATTATTTATTTTTTCGAGTCTTTGATTTTACTAAAATTACCATCTTTATAGAACTCAATAAATCGTTTAAATCTATCTGCATTATGTGCTTTATGAGAGATTACAAAGATGTTTGTATCCTCATGGTTAGATATAATATCCCATAACATCTCTGTGGCATCTGCATCGAGTGATGAATCACCAACTTCATCCATCATTAATAAGTTAGTATTGACTGAGTTCTTTAATTTGGCAATTTCTCTCCATGTAAACATCAATGCAAGGTCAATTCTCATCTTTTCACCTTCAGAGAATGATGCATAGGAGAAGTTATCTCTATATCTTGACTTAATTATTTCATTAAACTCTTCATCAAGATTAAATGAGAATGCTGCACCCATCTTTTCAAGTTGTATATTTACAAACTTATTCATGACAGGTACATATTGTTTGATAATCTTTGCTTTAATACCTTGATCTCTTAATAATAGTTTACATACATCATAAAAATGATTTGTTTCACTCATATCCATAAGCTCTTTGGATATAATTGTTTCTTCTTCTAGTTGTTCAGTGAGTAGTCTCTGAGCATCTGGTAAAGATGAGTCATCTGTTTCCAGTTTGAGATTATCATTGAGAGTACTGAGATAAGTGCTCAGACTACTCACTTCACTTCTTACCGAAGATTGCTGGCTTATCAGCTCGGCAATTTCTTGTTCTTGAGCTCGTGCACTTTCCAATTCTTTGGATAACTTGGCAAGAGCTTTTTCATAAGCAGGGATGAGAGCCTCATTTTTCGCTTTTTCCTCTTCAAGGCTGCTAATTTTTTCGTTCTTGAACGACTCTGAAATTTCTTGTCCGCAAACTTCGCACTCAGTTTCTGTTCGATAGTAAGCGATGCGCTTCTGTTTTTCATCTATCCTCCTTTTCAACTCATTTCCATGAGTCAGACATTTTTGTTTATCGTCTACTGCTTTATTTACATCTGGTGAAGCAATAGCATCTATTAAAGTTTGTAAATGATCGTTTTCATCTTCAAGTATCTTTCTTTCGCCTTTTACTCTTGTTATTTCTTTCTTTATCTTTGTGGCTGATTGTTCTGATTTCTTTTGTAATGTAGATATAAGACTTTTCTGACCGTTAATCTTTGTTGATTGTACTTCTTTTTGATATTCTTTATCTTTAATACTAATACCTAAATCACTTATCTTAGTCTTAAGTATATCATTCATTCTTGTAAATATAGTAATATCAAGAATCTCTTCAATTAGTTGTCTTCTTTCATGTGTATTAAGGTCCATAAATGATTGGTATCTTGCTGAACCAAGTATGACAATCTGTGTGAATGACCTAAAGTTCAATCCAATAAGATCTTCTAATTTGTTTTGATAATCTTTTTGTGCAGCGTCTTGAGTTATAAGTTCACCATTCTTATAGATCTCAAATATGTGTGGTTTCATACCTCTTACAACTCGGTATGGCACGCTATTTACTGTGAACTTAAGTTCTACTTCACAGCCTTTATCATTTACTGAATTTATAAGTTGTGTTTTAGATACATTTCTGTATGGTCTATTAAACACTGCATAACAAATAGCATCAAGTACTGTTGACTTACCACTACCATTTACACCAGTAATAAGAACTGTAGGTCTATCATTTAAGAATATTGTATTGCCAGTATTACCTGTACTTAAAAAATTCTTATATGTAATCTCTTCAAATACTATCATCTATATGTTGTGCTTCCTCATATATTTCTAACATAATCTTTTTAATTTCTTTCTTATTAAGGTCTGTAGCTACATCATCTATATACTCAGATATAAGATCTGATGTATCAGTCATTTCAATAATATCATCTACATTATCAGCATTAAATTGTTCAAAGCTTTCTACTATTTTTAATTCAAATGGTTCTTTAAGATTGATTGCATCAATAAATTTTTCAAAATTTTCAAATGAATCTTTTTCTTTTACGTATAGTTTTACATAAGAATTCTTCAGATCTTGTGTTAAATCTTTAGGTTTTGTATTGTTATCATATATTAATTTTACATGATAACCGTAAGGATTCTGTACGAATTCAAGTGATTTATCTGTTGTATCTAAAATCCAGAAGCCATGTTTACCACCTGAATCTGACCACATAAGTTCGTATGGTGTACCTGTGTACTGTATATTTACCTCTTCACTTTGTGTATGATAGTGACCTGAGATAACTTTTTCCCATTTTGTATAGTCAGATACTTCAAAACCATCACGACTATATTGGCCAGGAAACATTAACATTCCATTAATATCATAATGACCTATAAGTACTTCACCACCTTGTTTAATTCTTGCAAATGATTCTTCATAATTTTCTTTACATACCCAAGGCATTAATGTAATCTTACAGCCATCAATATCTAGTTCTGTAATAGTTTCATATACATTAAAGTTTGATTCTTGACCAAGAATTTGGTTTGGTGAATTGTTTTTAAGTGAATGTTTAAATGGTATATCATGATTACCTATGATAACATCACATCTGATATCTCTATCTTGCACAGGTTTAACCATCATTTCTTTTTGAAATGCTAGTGTTTGGATATTGAGCCACTTACGTGAGTCAAAATAATCTCCAACTTGTATGATATGAGTAATAGATTTGTCATCAATTGCTGGCCAAAATACTTGTTCATAGAACTTTCTTTGCCAGGCTTCGATAACTACATTTCTATTTCTCGCACCAAAATGGGTATCGCCTAGAATAGCAATCTTCATACGCCATATTTTCCTTCAATAGCTTTATTAGCTTCTCTAATTTTAGTAGCAGATATACTCTCAGTTTTTTTATCTAAATGCTCCTGTTCAATCTTATAACCTACATCTCTACCATAGGTTATATGAGTGATATTTGGCACTTCAATAATCTCATATTGATTATACTCAAAACCAGCTTTTTTTAACGCATGTTGTATCTGTTGACGCCTTGCTTCGAAAGTATATGGGTTGTCCTCAGTACCATCCTGAGCACGTAGCATGATTACTACCTGACCAGTTTTGGAAATTGCTCTTTTAAAAAGCTCTGTATGCCCTTGATGCCAGGGTTGAAATCTACCAAGCATTTGCGTAGTTTCTTTATGTCTATCCATGTTTTCACCGTATAGTCTACATCTAGATAATGTGGTACTTCAAACAACTTATTCGTATCATCATATCTAGATTCTTTGATTGTGTCCATATAGATTGATACTGTAGGTTGTACAATATCTCTATACTCCTGTTTTGGTGCTACAAAATCTAATATACCATTTTTGCCTTTCATTCTCATGGCTTGTCTTAATCTGCCATCAGGTGAAAAATCCCAATCATCATGTAGCATTCTATAATAGTCTGCGTTATGATGTGGTATACAAAAATGATATGCTAGTTCTTTTGCGAGTGTTGTTTTACCTGATCCTGGTAAACCGAATATTAATATTTTCATTGTTGATAGATACGTAGTAATGTATTCATAGGTTCATGTTGACTACCATAAGGGCTAAGCCAGATAATCAAACCAACAGCAAACATAGCTATTGCAATACCTAGGATAAATGGTCTTAATTCGTTCATTTCTTATCTTTCTTTGTTGTTCTTGGTTTACGTTTCTTTTTAACTTTAAAATTAGGATTTTCCTTAAAGAACTCTTCTTTCTTTGCTTCTCTTACTTTATAGTGTTTACCTTCTACTTCAAATTCTGTTTCACCAGCCTTAATAGCTTCTAATTCATGTTTGACTCGTAGTGTATGTGATCTAAGAGTAAATCCAGATCTAGACTTTTCTGCTGGTGTCTTAGCCTTTGCTTCTTCCATATCACCAAGTTTTTGATCTGCATAAGCTCTGGCTGTATCATTTAATGATTCACTAAACTCACCATGTAGGAACATCGTTTGTTCTGCTTGTTGTATAAGTTTTAGATCTAGCATATATTTCTTTTTCTCTTTCTTAATTCTTTGTACCATGTGAGAGAATAAGATCTGTGTGACGAATGCAAATCCATTATTGAATCTATCACCATCAAATCTATATGCATATTTTATTGCGGCTAAAATAGCATCTTGAACCATTTCATCTCTATAAGAATAATTTACAAAGTTTGGTCTTAAAGATAATCTATTTGCCATTTTAATAATACATTCACCGAGATATCTACTCATTTCAGGTCTCTCCTTGCCTTTAGCCATAAGAGCTCTACATTTTCTTGAGTACTTATCGAGTTCTGCGGTGAATTCTTTATTGTTTACGTAATGTGCTGAATCTTTTGTTTGTCGTGCCATGTTATATATCTATACTGTTTATTTTATAATCGAACTTTTCTTCAGTGTAAAATCTAAATCTTTCGCCAGCGTGTCTTAATGTAAAGTTATCTCTAGATTTATACTTTATATCATCAACAATATCATACACTGTTGCTGGCTTACCGTCATCTGTTTTTCTTAAAATCCTACCAATTGATTGAAGCACTTTTATCTTAGACTTCGATGGATGTGCAAATATAAGATTGTGTAGGTTCCTTATATTAACACCTGTAGAGAACACACCAAGTGATGCAATAATAATTACATTATTCTTTTCAGCAAATTGCCTAGTCATTTCTCTAGATTCTTTATCAGTTTCACCTGCAATATAATGTACATCTTTATCAGACAAAGCAGATGTAAGTGAATGTATATCTTTACCATGAGATATTCTACCGAAAATTACAAGTGTATTTCCTGGTAGGTCTGCAGCTAGTTTAGATATAAAATTATTTCTTTTTGTGTGTTGTATTATATGTGCTATCTCATCTTGATAGTTCATATCTTTTACAAGTTTCTTATCCTCATCAGGATAATTTAATCTTAATAGTTGTATCTTAACATCAGATATCTGATCTCTTTCAATAAGTTCTTTTGTTGATGTAATCTTTTGTATGGGTCCAAATAACCCTTTTAATACGAGTTCATGTGTCTTTGCTTCTTGTATTGTACCAGTCATACCGATTCTATCTGGACAAACAACTAGTTTATTCATAATTGATTGTATAGATTTACTTTGTGCATGATGTACTTCATCTACAAGAACACTACCAAACTGTGCAAAATAACCTGCACTCTTCTTATGTATGGATTGCCATGTAGATACTACAACTCTTTTATCTGTATTCTTATCTACACCACCCATAATACCATGCATATCATGAAACTTGTCTTGACTATAATCTATAAAGTCTGACATCATTTGTGTCACAAGATTAATTGTTGGAACTATAATAAGTATCTTCTTATCATGTGTTTCTCTCCACCATCTTGCTAATGCATATATTATTAAAGATTTACCAGATGCGGTAGGTGAAAGACAAAGCATTCTCTGCTTACGCACGCCTTCTTTAAATGCTTCTACCTGATAATCCCGCATCTGGATTTTTTTCCCTCCTGAGTGTGGGTCGAGGGCATCTAAAAACCCATCTAGTATTTTATCCGAGACATTCTGCTCGACACCAGGCATATTGCTCTTGGTACCTTCGAATTCTACTTGGATATCTAGGTCTTTAGAAAACTTTGCTATGTCTTGTACAAGACCAGCATAAATCGTATTGTCACGTAAATTAGCTAGACGAATCTTACCATCCCAATACCTATTCTTATAGGCTGGTGTAAAATGTGCGCCAGGTACTTTAAACGTGAAGTAGTCTGATAAAGTCTGTAAGTCTGCCTTATCACCTTCAAATTTTAAGTATGCGTCATTCAGTTTTTTGAATAGTATCATTTACAAAATTTGTATATGTATCTGCTAATATTTGAGATGGCAGACATTCAATTTCATAGTCATAGAATTTGAATTCTGATTGTTGATCAGCAACTTCTAGAAATGTTCCAATTTTAAATTTAGCCGAATTCTGTTCATCTTTTTCTTGATAAACAATCATAGGATTAAGTAAATTAATCTCACGGTCGGCTTTGTGTACTTCTTTACCTATAATCATTGGACCTGAATTTGCAAGCTTAATCATTTTTATTTTCATTACATATCTCCGCTAGTAAATTTTGCCCAATCAATAGCAGCTTTAATCGAACTGTTTCTCCATTTGATCTGGTCCATAATATGTTGAACACCTTCTAAAAGTATATCAAAGTATTCAATCTTCTGTGTAAGTTTGATTACATCAGGGTCAGTGTTGACATGCTTCTCAACACCTGCTTTAGTCTTAAGTTTCAAATCAAATGGTTTATCTTTATATTCTTCAGGACGAGCTTGACCAGAATAAAATAATTCTTTTTCTTTCTTTAATGTTTCTAACTGGTGTGTGAACGCGACTTTTTTAGACCTTATATCCATAAGAATCTGTAAGTACTTGTGGTGAAGCTTTGGAATAGCTAAAGACTCTCTATCGAGTTGAGTCCTCTCTATCACAGCGTCTTCTTCCCACATAGCTAGAAGCTGCTCGTGCGTAATCATATAATATAAATATACCATGGAGATGAATTTTTTTCTGAACCATTTTCACTTAAAGTGGATGTTCATCCACCAAATTAACTACGACAAAAAATTAGGAGATAATATATGGCTCGAAGGCAAAAGAAGGCCTCGTTGCAGCGTGAATTAGAAGCTTCGAAAGCTTTTCATATTCAACCTAAAAACGAGACCCAGAACTATCTTTTAGAATGTATACAGAATAATATAATGACAGTAGTAATCGGACCGGCAGGAACAGGTAAAACCTATTGTACCGGTATGAAAGCTGCACAGTTATATCTGAAAGGCGAATTCGAGAAGATCGTACTTACACGATCAAATATATCTACAGGTAAATCATTAGGTCATTTTCCAGGCACTATCGAAGAGAAGATGGAGCCATGGGTAAAACCTATAATGAATGTACTATCAGAAGCATTAGGCTCAGGACGTGCCGAATGTATGCAAAGAGCGAAACAAATAGAAGTCCAACCCATTGAAACAATTCGTGGTACATCTTTTAACAATAGTATTATTATTGTAGATGAAGCCCAAAACTTAACTATTGATGAGATTAAGGCGGTGACGACAAGAATTGGTGATGGTACAAAACTAATACTGATGGGAGACCCAGCACAAAGTGACCTAAAGAATAGCGATCTTATTAAATTTGTTGATTTATGTCATCAGTACCGTGTGCCCGCGCCGATCGTAACGTTTAGTATTAAAGATATTGTTAGGTCGGATATTGTTGCTAATCTGGTTAAAATGTTTGCGAAGGCCGGAATCTAGAATTTGTACCTTAGTACCGCTAATGGAACCATGGTATGTTATCCATATAATACCAAAAAAGGACGATTTTTTTTAAATTATATCATTATTTTTTGCGCCATTATTGTATGTCGCATGTTCAAAATACATGAACTTAAATGATGATGTTGCTGTAAGGTAATCAACCTGTGGGTTTGTAGAATCATATTGTGGACCATCTAGTGATATTGGAAATGCATCTATAAATTTCCACTCTGCAAGTGGTTTTAGATCAGCATCTGCAGCAAATAGACTCATATTACTCATGGTATTTAAGAAACCAGGTTCTCTAGCATCTGGTCTTTCAGTGACATTTTCTTTTGCATACTCTTTGAACTGATCAAAAGATTCAGGATTTATCATTCCTTTCATCCATTTTAATATTTGTCTATAACCCTTCATCTCTTTATCTATAAGAAATGTGACATCTAACTGTGAATAGTCTAATGTATCACCAGGTACAGATCTTGTTTGGTTAAATGGATTTGAAAGTATGGCTTCACCAGCACTAATTACTGGCACATTTGCCTGTTGTACAGTATAAACTATATCAGGTAATTTCTCTATGGTAATAAAGAAATGTTGTGGTGCTGCAAAGGATAACTCGGTTTGACGAGCTATCATATCTCCAAACTGAAGTGCCATTAGCTATCTACCTTAGCACCTGCTCGCCATTGATAACATGACCAATATCGTGCTTTCCATTTTGGTCCTGGATCGTCGCAGTTATGTCTTGCTCTAAATGAAGCTCTCCTACCAGGGTCATCTCTTTTAATTTCCATGTTTGGGTCACCAAATCGAACCATTACTACATTACCTTTTTCATTCTTTGTGTAGACCTTAAATTTAGACTTACCATCTTGCACACGAATAGGGTCATTAAGTTTTACCTTAGTTCCTTGATATTCTGCTTCTGTTATTTGATGGTCGAAATGTTCATTACAATCTTCACAACAATATTGCTCAAATGTTTTCATATACTATTTATATTAGGATAAAAAAAAGGGAGTCCGAAGACTCCCTTTTAAAATTCGTTATGCAACGGTTATTACACGTTGTCAACTCTGAATTTTCTGTAGTACATGTTCGAATCAGGAGCATGTAAACCTTGAGATTGGAGTGATCTCGCTGCAAATGGGTTTGATACCATTCCGTAACGAGTTTTGAAACCAATTTTAGGTTGGAAAGTTTCCTGACTTACTGCACGAACCATTTGTAATGGAACGTATGGGCAGTAGAACATACCAGCATCCATGTTGTTAGTACCTTTATAACCAACAACGACATAGTCACCGTTAGTTGCATAAGGGTCAACATACACTTTAGTACGTCCGTTAAGTACACCAGCAAAAGTACCTGAAGTCACATCTACATTTAGGTTATCTTCTAAACCAGAAGTGTAATCAAGTAAGCCAGCCATAGTTAATGCAGAAGCTACATTAGCAGAGCAAAGGATAAAGTTTCCTTTTCCTCTTCGAGTTTCAAATGCAATAGTATTACATTCTTTTTCGATTTGCATCATTAAGCCTTTTTGTCTTTCAACAGACCATCTACCTTGACCATCAGCGATTAAGTCAAAGATTCCGTTAGTTGTAAGACCTTGTGCACCGTATTTTGCTTGAGATAGGATAGTGTGGACAACTTCTCTATTGATTTCCGCAAGGATTTCAGTAGAAAGAATGTTAGCTAGTTCAGCTTCAGCATCCAAACCGTGGACAGCTTTTAAGTCTTGAACTAGTTCCATAGTGTATTCACTTTTAAGAGCTCTTGTTTTAGCTTCAACAGCAGTTCTCTCAATTGTGAATGACATTTCACGGAAGTTATCTCCTTCACCCTCTCTTGTAGTCATTCCGAAGGAAGTGTTTCCTTCTCCTTGACCACTTGGCATATAACCAGTGTTAAGGCTTGGGTTGGCAGTGACTGTATCTACAAATGGGTCATTTACAGGTGTAATTGAACCAGTATCAGTCACAGGGTCAGAGTCAGCAGTGCTAACACCATCATTTTTCGCTCTAGAGACAGCAAATGGGTTTCCAGATGTGTCATCGTTGCTTCCAGCAGAGTGCGTATTAGGCGAACCTGTATTAAACGCAGTACCAGAGAAGTTAGAGAACGGTTCGTCGTACATAGCTTCGATACCAAGACCATTACCATCGCCACTAACACCTTCGTTAGTATTGTTGTATCTTGCTCTTAGCGCGAATATTAAACCAGTTGGAGCGTTCATTGGCTGAACACCACAAAGGTCAAATGCCATCATTTGTGGAACCGCACGTCTAACTAGAGAGATAATGATAGGATCATAACCTGCACGACCAGTAGCATTTAGTGCTGCGTTAGTGTTAGAACCAGACATAGCACCACCGAAACTAGCACCAGATAAAGAAGCTTCTTCTAAGTTCTGCTCCTCTGCCAATGCTTTTTCCGTATTTTCCAGAACTTGAGCAAGAACAGCTTTTTTATCACGCTCATCTACTTTTGGTAGATCTTCGTGATTAATTACTGGAGCCCATTTCTCTGTTAGTACGTCGTATGACATAGTTTTCTCCTATTAATTAAATTTAGTTAGATTATTAATTTTCTTAAAAATCGTTAGGTTTTTCATTCTTATTTAAGTGCAGTTTTAGACAAGTATCTAACGTACTGCGATACAGGATTTCCATCCGTATCAGTATCCTGAGGGATTTCTCCTTCAGTACTGCTGAAAACTTCATCACCATAAGATGATAGAGCTTTAGCTGCCGTTTCAGGATTTTCAAAGTAAGATTCTTTTAAAGTCTCTAACTTTTCCTTAAACTCATCAGTATTTGCTGCTTCTACACTTTCACTCAATTTTTCTAGGCGTATCTTTTGAGTTTCAGTAAGTCCATCACTAACTTCTTTAGTGATTTCATCTTTTTCGAAGGCTAATACTTTTGATTGCAGCTCTTCAACAATTCCGTCTTTCTCACTGATTTGGTCTTTATAACTTTCAACCGCTTCAGTAAGTTCATCAACAACACTGATATCTTCTTCAGGAATGTCGATGTAATTCTTTTCAAATAAACCTTTAAGGTCTTTAATAAAGTTCTCTGCTATTTCTGTTCTTAGAGAATACTTAATTTCTAAAGCATTCTCTTTTAACCACTCTTCAGTAGCATAGTCAGTATATTTAGAGAACTTCTCTTCTAAATCTTTAAGATGATCTGCATTTTCAGACTCAAGTTGCTCTTTGATTTCAGCAACTTTAGCATTTACTTTCTCGTTTACTGCAGTTTCAAAGACAATAGCGGCTTTTTGTTTGAAGTCTTCATCAAGATCGACATCTTCATCCATGTCTTTCTTCATTTCTTTCTTCTCTTTATCTTTATCCATCATTTCTTCTGGATCCTTGGCCATTTCATCTTTTTCCTTGGCCATTTCTTTGACTTCTTCGTCTTCTTTAGACTTCATTTCCTCAGGGTCTTTAGCCATTTCCTCAGTATCTTTTTTCATTTCGTCTACTGATTCATCTTCTTTGTCAGCCATTTCCTCAGGGTCTTTAGCCATTTCGTCTTTTTTCTTCATCTCCTTGACTTCTTCTTCTTCATCTTCCATCTCGTCCATATCTTTTTTCATTTCAGATACTTTAGATTTAGGATCAGAATTATCTTTCATTGGAGTTTCAATAGGGTCAGACTCTTGATCGTGTGGACCTTTGTCCGCTTCAGCTTTAGGAGAATCATTATCTCCTTTAGACATGTCTAGAGTTTCTTTATCTTGATCAGGAAGTTGCTTATCATTAGCATCTTTCTCAATAGAAGTATCTTGTTTTTCCTCATCCATATCTTTTTTCATTTCTTTTTGAGGCTCTACTTCTTTCTCGTCTTCGTCCATGTCTTTCTTAGCCATTTCATCCATATCTTTCTTGGCCATTTCATCTTTCTTCTTAGCCATTTCTTCAGGATCCTTAGCCATTTCGTCTTTTTTCTTATCAGACATCATCTCATCGACTTCGACTTCTTTCTCGTCTTCGTCCATGTCTTTCTTCATTTCAGAAACTTCTTCTTCTTTTTCTTCTTCTTCTTTTTTCTCGTCATCAGCGTGAGACATTTCTTTTACTTCTTCTTTAGCACCATCTTTACGGACTTTAGCTAAATCACTAGCATCAATGTCACCATCGCCATCTTTATCTAATTTCTTTTGGTCTCCTTTTAACTCTTCTTCTTTTTCTTTAGACGCCATTTCATCCATGTCTTTCTTCATTTCTTTTGGCTCATCTTCTTCTTCTTCCATGTCGTCTTTTTTCATCTCAGATACTTTTTTCTTAGGATCTGATTCGTCTTTCATAGGAGTAGTGATTGGATCTGATTCTTGATCGTGTGCAGGTTTGTCAGCTTCTACTTCTGCACTAGCGTCTGATGCATTATTTTCTTTATCACCACCGACATCTTTCATCGGCTCTGCACCTGTTTCATTTTTGTCAGGCTCAGCTGTTGGAGCAGCAGCTTGTTTATTAGCAATAGTTTCTTTCTCTGCATCAGGTAATTCTTTATCATTGACATTCTTCTCGATAGAAGTGTCCTGTCCCTCTTCTTTAACTTCTTCTTTTGCAAGATCGTCTTGAGGGTTATCTATTTCGTCTTTTTTAGTCATATCGGCTTCAGCCGCTTTTGCAGCTTTCTCTTGAAGGTTTTTTTCCATCAAGTCTTCAATGACTTCAATAAGACCTTTTTTTGTTTCTGTATCTGACATGTTGCTATAGCTCCAATATTAATTTATTTATTTTTTACTGATTCTCCAAGAACCTTTTAAAGAGTTTTAGTTTTGTATTATTTAATTCACGAGCAGCAGCCATTTTCAGCTCTTGTTGAGCTTTTTCTAAGTCTACTTTTTGCCATACTCCTGACTCAAATATCCATTCTGCCGACTCATAAACACCTTCTACAAAGGCTTCTTGAGCTGACGGATCGAATACTACATCAGCTGCAGTAGTTAATACAAAATCTTCTTGTACTTCATTATATCCGCTACGATTCATTTTGAGAGAGCCTAAACCCCTAGATGAAACACCAATTTTTACACCATCATCAAGTAAATTCTCTACGATTTTACCCATAGGTGTGCTTAAAACCTGTGCTTTACCATTATAGTAGTATCCATCACGAGTTAATGATTTAGTCATGATAGCTGCTCTCTCAGGATTAACAGTTGGTTCAGCAGGGTGATTTAACTCACCTAATGCTCTGTTCTGAGAGATATAATCTTTTGTGTATTTCTCAACCGCCTGATCCATAACGTGTTGAGGATAGATACGACCATTTCTATTTTCTTTTTGTGCTTGTAGAAACGGACCTTGAATATATTTTTTCTTTTCTGTCTTACCTTCAGTAATTACAGATAGGTCATTAAATGTAATATCTTCTTTGATTAACTTCATTATTGACCTCTAAATACAATGATTGCATTAGGACTTGTACCAGAAATAACTACATCGCCTTTTGCATGTGAGATTGGTATACCACCAGTCATATTAAAATCCCATTTACCAGTTGCGAATGCATTACCATCAACAGTAATAGCATTTGCACCCATATTTGTAATTGATTCAATCTTGATTGGTCTCATATAATGATTGATATTTTTTTCATCTGAATCAGATGCAGGTGATTGACCAGGACCATAAATATTTTTTACTTGATATGTGAATGTGAAATCATCTGAATCGAGTGTTCCTGCACTATCTATATGATATACTACACGATTTCCTTGTGATGAACCTTGAATACCTACTGATTTTGATACAACTGTATTTGCCATGTTTTATTTATTCCTTATGTTCCTGCGTATGTTCTAGCTCTGCCAGCCACTCGCTTTTTAGTAATCTTTCTTTTTAAAGAAGCAAGTTTCTTTTTACCTGCTCCTCGAGCTCTCATCGCTCTTTTTAACTTAATACCTGTTCTTCGTAAAGCAGCTTTTCTTGTACCTGTTTGTGGTACACATCTATTTCCTTGTAATCTTGTACCAGCTTTACATCTTTTTCTCTTAACTATTCTACCTTTTGACCTTCTAAATATAACTCTAGCTCTTCCAGGCTGAGCTTCATCAAATGTAGTAATACCGTGCTCTAATGGGTCATCTACTGATTCTGGTAAATCAGCATCCATGACATCAAATGTATCTGCAAACATTGCATCTTTAAGAGCAAGATAAGTCTTAACACCATCATCTACATGATCTATCTGATCATCAATCTCCATTTCCAAATCCATGATCTGACCAAACTCATCTGGTAAAAAATCATAGTACATTTCTGGACATGAACAATCTTCATCATCTTCTGGACAATCACACATAGTATCATTAAGATCTGTACCATGCGACAGTGCTTCAGCTTCATCTAATTCTAATGTATCTTCAAATTCTACTGTTTCACAATAGTCTTCTATTAATACTTCATCTTTGATTTCTTCAAGTGTATCTTCATCGATAATAGAGTCAGGTGACACAAAGCTGGAGTCATCGCGCACTAATTCTTTATAGTGTTTACGATACTCTTCACGTTTCTTGTCCATCCAAGTAGGAAGGTTTTGTTTTTCACTCATCTTCTTTAGTTTCTTTTTCGTCTGTTTCTTTTACTTCAGGCATAATAAAATCTTTAGCGATATTTGCTTTCATATCACCTAATTTTTCAAATGCCTTTTTGTCCAAGGCAGCTTTCGCATCTGCAACGAATTTTTCTTTATCGTTCAGTTTCATAATTTATTTATACTCCTTTAACCTCTAATGATAGCATCCATCTCCAACTGGAGGTTCTGCTTCAGTTCTTCTTCAAGCTCATCTTTCTCAGCTTTTCCTTCATCGTAGAGAGCTTGTCCATTTAACTGTACTCCACCAGGAAGTTCAGTGTTTTCATATTTCTTAAGGTTAGTACCCCATTGCATTTTTAATAATGCTGATGAATACTTCTTAATCCATATATCACCATAAACATCACCATAAACTTCTGGGTCAGTAGCTTCATAACATTCTACTAAGAAATACTGTCCTTTTTTCGGTCTTTTCCAATCAATATCTAACCAAAGTCTATTCTTTGCTTTACTATATCTGATTGCTGGTGATGTGTTTAACATAAAGTCAATATGTTCTACATATTGTTTCTGAATGTAATAACCTGTAATACCTGAACCAGCTGCATTACCATAAAATGCATCAAAGTTATTTAAAAAGTATTGATATTCATAGTTATACATACCAGATTGTGCAAAACTATCAACTTTAGATACTCTTGTAATCTGTATAATATTTTCTGGAATTCTTATTCCTAATTGACCTGCTTCGACTAAAGCAATTGAATCTTTTAGATATAGTTGTTCTTTAGTATAGTTCTTTCTAAATACTTTATTATCAGAATCTATTGCTAAATCACTATCTGTTTTGATGTATATATTAAAGCCTGTGTCTGAATCAGTTCCTTTACTTGGATTATGAAATACTCTAGCACCAACTTTATATTCTGAATCGCTGTTGAAGACTGGAGCAGTAAGATCTTGATGTATTCTTTGATTCTCTTCAATTACTTTTGCATTTATTTCAATAAGTCTATATGTTCTTTCACTACCATCATAATGATATTCTTGATACATTTTTACAGCATCATCAATACAATCTTCAAGCTGCACATCAGATACTTCTACGTTAACTACGGGAGCTCCGCATCTTCGTAGCATATAATCTGCAAGTGTCTGTTTACTCTTTGGTAGTGCCATCTTTTATATCCCGTGATTCATACATATCCATTTGGTCTTCTTCTGTATTTATTTGACCATCATCAATTTCACCCATAATCTCACGGTCAATTCTAGCAATATCATCTTCTGATTGAGCTAGAATAACTTTTCGCACGTATTCTATTGAGAAATATTTACCAACATATTCTGTAGCATCTCTTAACAGATTCATTCTGTCAGTTAGTAGTTCCACATCTTTTAACTCTTTAAAGTGTGTATCTTCAATAAAGTCATAAGTTATATGTGTTCTCATATCATCAAATTCATTAGCAGTACAAACACCAGCTAGTGATAGTTGTACTCTTAGAATTTCATTGAATAATTCACCAAATTGTTTTTTCAATCTGGCTACAAACTTACCAAATTTAAGTTCATCTCTTGAAATATCAGATGCTCTACCGATTTGGAAAGCTGTATCTGCACCATTGATTCTTGTTAGTGGTACATTTAAAGCTTCATATAGTTTGTTCTTAAAGTATTGTACATCTTCAAGGTCACCAAGATTCTGACCACCTGGAAGTGTAGTAATTTCAGTGGCTTTGCCATCTCTTCGTGGTAGCCAAAAATCTTCTAAGATTGACATAAACTTACGTGAATCTCTAATATGACCAGTCACCGGGTCATAATCAATCTTATTTCTAAATCTGTTCTGCATATCTCTAAGATATTGTTCTGCTTTTATTTTAGGCAGATTACCAACATCTACATAGAATATTCTTCTTTCTGGTGCTCTTGCAATTCTATATACAATAAGACTATCTTCCATAGAACGTAGATTATTAAATGCTTTAATTGCTTTATCTAAATAACCTATAATCATTCCTTTGTTTCTATCTACCATTCCAGATGGACAGAATACAATAGAGTCTTTTGATAATTTAACTGCAGCACCTTGGTCACCATCAGGTGTAAATTCAAAATGCTCATCTACATCTTCTAAGAATGGCATTCCTGTCTTAACATTCTTTGAGTAGATAGGCTTAATTATTCTCTTCATTTTAAGAGCATCAACTGGTCTTAATTCTTGAATACCATCTTTTGAATTCTTAGGGTCAATGATTACTTGATAATATAATCTACCATCAACATACCAGTTTCTAAATATATTGTATGAATTCTTTTGAAACTTGAGAAGTTCTAGAGTTTTTGTGAAATGTGTTCTGATAGATTCTTTTATTCTATCATCTATGTTAAGGTTATCTAATCTGATAGAAACAGGTGCTCTATCATGCTCAACAACAAATGCTTCATTTACAATATCATCTATTGCAGCATCTGCTTCTGGATAAAAACTGATATCTCTGTATGTAGATATAAGAGCATGTTCTGTACGAGCCTTATCATCTTGCTCATAAGTATAACCTATTCTACCGCCAACTGGCAGTTCTGTGCCGTCGTCTAACGGACTTGGTACGGGACTAGGTAATTTAGGTGATTTTTCTGGTGATACTAATTCAAAGCCAAATAAATCTTCTTTTCTCTCAGCCATGCTGCTCCTAACACTTTATTATCATATTATAATGGGTATTAATATTATACTAATACCAACGCAAAATTTATTAACCGACGTTGTCAGTAGTGTTCGAAGTCCAGAATTGATATCTGATAGTCGCTGTGAACTCTGATATTGTATCAGCAGTGTCAAAGCTTACGTCAATTGGATCGATAGTTGTTGGAAAACAACCTCTCAAAGTGATTGATTTATTTACTTCACCATCTTTGCCGATTTGCTCGACAGTCCAATCTTGAACAAATGAAGCAAAATCAGTAGCATCAATTCCGCCTGCAGAAGTATTACCGACATGCGTGTTTATATTATTACTCCAAGATTCCATTGCATTTCTAATAGCAAAGTTATTGTCATTGATAACCGTTATTGTCCAAGGTTGAAATTTTCTATCTCCTGGTAAGTACAATTCTCTACCTCTGTAAGGAACCATAATCTCAGTTAATTCAGAACCAGGTAATTGTGCAGTTTTAATCATGAAGGATCCTAATTGTACTAATCCTAAGCCAGTTGAATCAGTGTTTGTGACTCCTGCTGGAAATTGTGGAAGTACTCTGAATTGGTTGGCTCTTGCTCCACCACCAATTAAAGCTGCTTTAAAATCATCTATTCTTGCCATATTCTTATGCTCCTGCTACCTCTTCAAAAGATACTCCGCTTCTTACTGCTATGAAGTTAAGAGTAATGAAGTTAATTGACCTGTTAGGTTTGACATACACATCAGCTACAAATCTGTTTCCATCAATTACCGCTGGTGTGTTGTTTGAAGCATCACACACAACTTTAAAGTCTGTCATACCTCTTCGTGATTTTACATCTGCAAGGAATGGCTCTACTGCGGCTACAAAGTTTGCTCTTGTAAAGTCATCATTGAATTCGAATAGTTGGAATTTGGCTGCCGTAGCAATTGCTTTTTCTAACACTATGAATAATCTTCTTACATTAATTCTATCAAATGCAGAAGGTTTAGATAGTGCAGTCTTATCACCAAATAGTAATGTTCCTTGACCTTTGAAAGTCACTACCGGATTTACTCTTGATTTGTAAAGTTGATCTCTCTCAGCTTGTGATGGGTTGAAATGTAATTTAACCACATCTCTGTAGAATCCTCTGTTTAATCCTGCAGGTGAGAACCAAGCATCATTTGTGAATTCTGCTCTTGCACATACACCAGCTGTGTCTGGGTTAAGTGGCATGTTGAAGAACTCATCATTATATCTATCATATTGACGCTTCCAACCTGAATCAAATACTCCGTATGAGTTTGAATTCCAGTCTGAGAAGTAATTAGTTATCTTAGCTGCTGTAGGATTAGTGACTGCTACCGATTCTGATGGTGACATAAATGCCATTGCATCTTTTCTTTCTTTAGCACCAGCCATTACATATTTACCTACAGTTGTTGAGTGCTCACCAGTAATTAATAAGTTTACATCTTCTGTTTCAGCATCTAGTAATTTATCGTATGATGCCATTAGTGCGCCATCTGAAACCGCTGAACCATCATTACCATTCTTAAGAATAGCATTATAGATTGGTGTACCAGAAGTTTCTGATGGTAAATCAGAATCAAAGTTTCTTTTTATAGTAGCAAACGATCCTCTTGCAACACTTGTTATTGTAGCGCCTGGTGTGTAGTTAGCACCTCCAGCACCTGTTGCAGTTGTTCCAAAGTTATTTGCTAGGTAAACCCATTTAGATTGCTCGTTAATCTTATTTACAAAGTAGTTATTAGCATTGTTTCCATCTTTACTGTTAGCAGCTTTTGATAGGAAAGGATATGTTTCTAATACTTCGTGAGTTGTTCCTGTTGGTAAGTCATTTAAAGTATACACCATTACGTGTACTTCGTCTCTTAAATCTGAGTCATAAGTTGCTGCCCATGGAGATGTTCCAGGAACTGCATCAAAGTAATCTTTTAATTTGACTGAACCGAATACGTTAGTTGTGTTAAATGTATCAGAATCTAGTGCACTATCTACAATGGCAACTCCAATTGAATTACCTAAACTGCCAGGGAATCTAGCATAAACTGTAGAAGTTAAACCACTTTGATCTGATGAAAAATCTGTTTCGTTTTGAATATTAGCATCTGAATCTACTGCATTGTCAGAGTCACCCATACTTGCGTTTAAGGCTCCAGTTGCATTTGCTCTTACTATTTTAATTGCATTGGCATATCCTAAGAAGTTGGCAGCTGCGTACCAATCGTCTCTACAAAAACCTGCATTGGTACCTTTACGTGGGTATCCAAAGTTTTCAATTAAGTTTTGTTCTGATGAAACTAATGTGACTTCATTAACAGGTCCCCATTCGAAACGACCTGCAAAACCACCAATCGACGTTGCTACCGCCGGTATAATATTAGTAAGGTCTGTTTCTTTTACCTGTACTCCTGGGCTTACTAGAAATGCCATGTATGTGACTCCTTAAGAATTCTTTTATGTTATATTTATATTTTCAACTTCCACCAAGGATGCTTCTATCCTTGATTATTATATCTTATTTATTAAATGCCGAACCTAAAAGTCTTTATCAAAGTTCTGATAGATCTTATCAAACCATTCAGGTTTTTCACCTTCCTCGACATTAATGGGTGTCCATAAATCACCTTGTGTATCTACTTGTGGATTATATGTATCATTCTCTGACAGCCAACCGACTGGCATATCATCTCCTTCTTCAGCAAGCTTATCTCTATACATCATTTTAGAAGCATCTAATTCTGTTAGTTCTTTCCAATGATCGCATCCAGTAGCCCAACCAAATAGAACCATACACATTACAAGGTCATCATTTGTACCTGGTTCGGCTGCAAATATCTGTGTATTTTCACCTTTTCTTACAAATGTTGTAAGTTCTACATATATATCATAATCTTCAACTACTATTTTATCACCTTCAATCAATGACTTTATATTAGAACAACCATTTGTTTTTACTGCATGAGATGTTGTGACACCTAGTTTTGAGTTTGGTCCAGAACCTAATTGATTACCTGATCTACCTTTTGATACAGATTTTAATAAGTTTTCATACTCTAATTCATGATGTAGACCATTTAATATCTGACCACCGAGATCATTTGCTTCTACTAATATGTGAGCATCATTAAAATGTTTACCTACATTTGATAAGAATTGTGGTAAAATCATTGGTGATATCTCATTTGATCTAAATTTTGCAACTACTTTATATGGTAATGCTGTAATATCAAATACAATAAATGCCGAGTAATCTAGTCTAATACCTCTTGCAGTATCACAAACTAAGATATATTTATGACCAGGTTTAGGTTCCTCATGATAGTCTATACCTTCCAATGTTTTTATAGGGTCTACATAACTCATTGTTTGTAATTTTGTAGGTGATATTAAAGTATTACTAGAACCAATAAATTGACATTCAAACTCTTGTCTAAACTGATCTTCTGATGTATTTGCTATCTGTTCTGTTTTCCAATCTTCATCTCTACCAGGAACATCCCACCAGTTTATTTCAGTAGGTACAAAGTTAGATCTTTCTGAGATAGCCTCTGTCCACATTTTGTAGAAATGATTCATACCTTTTGGTGTAGATACTACAATCATTTTTGTATCCGTACCAGATGAAATTGTAGGATATACTGAACGGAAAAAATCTTCAGCATCATTTGGTGGTACAAATGCAAACTCATCTAGGAATAATAAAGAGAATGACATACCTCGAGCTGCTGATGCTGATGAAGATGTAGCAACTACTTTACTACCATTCTCTAATGATATAGATCTCTTATTCCAAGTCAATACACCTTGTTGCAACCAAAACGGTAGATTCTCATAAGCTAACTGTAATCTACCTAATATTTCTTGTGCAAGTTCACCTTTGTTTGCAAGTATACCTACAGTTTTACCTGGATTAAACAATAAGAACCATAAGATATATGCTACACTTGTTGTAGATTTACCACACTGTCTAGGTAATTTTGCTATATTGAATCTGTTTTCATTGAATCTTTTAATCATGTCTCTTTGAAAGTCATATAATGTAAATGGTATCTCACCAAAATCTACTGACATGATTTTCATGTATGTCTCTGCAAAATATACAGGGTCCTCCATACATTTCTTGTATTCTATTAATTGTTCTTTTGTGTATTCTAGATTTTGGAAACCTGACTTAATATTAGGATTACCAATATAATGACTTGTGCCGGTTGGGTTTTGAAATAGTTCTGGATTAGAATCTGGTGTAGGTGATTTTTTAGATACTCTTTTACTAGCAAGAAATTTTAACAGAGCTTTCTTGTTTTCGAAATAGAAATCACCAAATCGTTTCCACCCATCATGTAAATTGGAGTCGTACTCCTTTTGAGCAATGTAATCCATATTACTCCTTACCTAATAACTCTAATAAATCTTTCGTATTTAGTTTAACATTTAGATTATTATTAGTCACAGACTTTTCATTTTGCGTAGCACCTTTCTGAATCTTCTCAGTACGTATGTGGTGATCCATAAGTTGACCAGCAATATTTCCCAAAGTTTGCGCTGTATTAGATGCCACTTCAATAGCTCGCGGGTGCTCTGACTCCTGCGCGAGTTGAACTGCACTATCAAGTACGTCTTGAAGTCTCTCGCTTGCTGCGTACAGGACTTCCCTGGCGTACTCATAGTCATCGCTACGATGTTTAACTAATTTGGCAACGCTGTCTTTAGTTTCAACTAATTCGTTTTCTAATTTCTTTTCATTATCCATGTATTATTTATTCGATTTAGGGTATAAGTATAGTATGAGGAATATGGAAGAGTTCTGCTACCCAATCTTTGAGTGGGAGTATGACAATAAAGCTTTAAAAGAAAGTATGGATAAAATGCCAGCTTCTTTTGAAATGTGGACACCATTTGCACGTGAATTAAAATCTAAAGCAGATTTATATCCATCTGAACAAAAGAAACATGAAGACCCAATGATGAAGATGTTGGGTATGATTGATGGCAAACCAATATTTCCAGGTCTTGAAGGTTATTATGAGATGAAATGCCCGGAGTTTCTAGATGACCCATATATAAAGAGTCTGAGAGATAAAATTAATTTACCTATAGAACCTCATAACTGTGCATTCGTAAAGATACCTGCGGGTTTTAATTTAAGACCTCATAAAGATATTAATAGAAAGTGTGCAATACATTTTCCATTTAATTTTGATGATGCACCCACTTTGTTCTTTAATGATAGAAAAGATACACAATGGACCTATGCTCATGTGCATAGCTGTCCAGCAGTATTAAATATTCTAGAGGTTCATGGTGTAAATAATTCTGGTCAACCTGACAGATTTTGTTTACAGTTTAGTCTATATGAACCTTATGATAAAGTTGTTTCTATGATTAAGGATAAAACATTTTGGACAAATTAGATTACGTAATACCATTACCAAACTTACAATACGATAAAGATGCATTGATGGAAATCTTGCATGACCCTAAATATGGTAATTTTGATGCACCAGAACATACACACAATGGTCGTTTGATTAGTGGTATTCAAGTATTAGCTGATTCAAAATGGTTTGCAGACTTCGCTGGATATCACAGAAAATGGCATCCTGAGTTTAAAAATTTAGAACCAATAAAGAGTATAATTAAACAATTAAATGGAAATATGCAACTGCTATATATGTCAGATGAATATGCTCCAGCGTTATTTTCTAAGTTTCCACCAAATGTAGTAATTGGTAGACACAAAGATAGCAACAGAACAGGTGCAATACATATTCCATTAACAGAGAATGATTCCCCAACTCTCTTTTATAAGGGAGATAAGTTAGTATATTCATACGATCATGATGGACCTTGTATGATGAATATTATGGAACATTCACATGGAATGAAAAATGATGGTAAAACTAGATATACTTTTCAAATAGCAACATATCATCCATGGGAAATGATGAGAGAATGGTACAATGATAGCAGACTTATACTTAACTAATTATGATGTAGATAAGATTCCTCCCGCTATAATGATGGACTTATATGAGTTCTGTCTTGAGGCTGAGAAAGAAGGTTTACCACCATCTGTAAATATGTCTACAGAAGATTGGCGAAAGAAACCAGAAACTTTATTCTATAAGTTATTCAACAGAGAATATGAAAAGTTATTTTGTGCGTATGTTGGTGAACAGCTTATTGGATTATCTGCTTGTTATAAACTAAATAAGAATGTTATGATTTGTGGTTGTAGGTGTTGGACAGTACCTGAATATAGAACTAAATATGTACATGGAAACTACTTATTTCCAGCACAGTTTGAATATGCAAAAGAACAGAATTGTGCAGCAGCATGGTTTACATTTAATGATTATAATGATTGGTTATATAAATTTTTAAAAAGAATAAGCGAAGGTAAAGCAACAGCATTTGGTATGAAAAACTCAGATACATATAAGGATCTAAAATTTTTAAGTGGTCCTATGTTAATTAAAGACACTCTACAACAAGTTGCAATAAAGATATTATGATTCCAGTATTTGCCCCACTCAAACAACAGATAAATTTTAGTCAACATCAGATTGCTGAAGAACTAATACAGAATGAAATTGATAAACATAGTGTATTAGCTACTACAACATTTGAAGATGGACAATCAAGATGGAAAGGTGTTATGTCATTTGAAGATGATAAGTTTTCAAAGACGAAAGATGTAATACACTATGAAGATAATGGTAATTCAAAAGAAATAGTAAAAGGTATGGATACATTTTGGATGACAAACCTTACATATCATGACGAACGTTCTAGATATGAAAGTTGGGATTATCAAAGAACTATACCTTTATGGGTAGAACATCAGTATCCATGGAAGTGGAGAGATGATCTGCACTTGCCATATACTGAAGCGGTTATTGATATGCTACCATTTGAATATGTGACAACTGTAAGATGTATTATACAAAATGCACCATCTATTGGTGTAATACATGCAGATTCAGGAAAGAAAATGAATCAACAATATTATGCAGATGGTAATGGTTCTATTACAATAAATGTATTATCTGGTGGTGCTAATCTCTATGTAGAAACAGATACTGGAGAGAAAATGATTGATGAAACTAAATGGAAGTTATGGCATTTTGATGATTCAAATCCACACTGTACTACGGAAACAACTGGAAAAAGAATACAATTGCGAGTATTTGGAAAATTAAAAGGAGATTATAAGAAATTCTTAGATCTTGAACACGCGATTTATTAGACTTTTGTCGTATTCTTATATTGGTCCTTCGCAAAAACACCTAACCTCGCTTTATCAATTTTAATCTTACCTACGGATTGTGTACGATTATTATATCTTGCAACATACGTAGGTTCATAACCACCTTTAGGAACTTTTGGTCTTACAACTTTATGTGTAGATACTATAGTGTAAGTACCATTACCACCTTTTAAAGTCATCTGACCTTGATGAAACTCATCTACATTATATGGTGATGGTTTCTTGCCAGCTTCTGGACCATATAAAGCAAGTTGTTTTACTTTAGGATCTACCACTGTTCTAGTTAATTTATCACCAGATTTTAATCCATCAGGTCTTGCTTTTTGTACAGCTCTAGCAAAGTCTTGAACCTTTGGATTATTTGCTATTTGTTTATCTTTTGATATTCCACCATATTGTTGAAAATCTCTAGGACCAGAACCGGCTTTATGCGATATAAAACCGACTTGTGTTTTACCATCAAGGCCTACTAAGGAAAAATCTGATTTAGGATTTCTATCACCACGATATGGTGGTGTTTTAATTACATCAGTCACCTTTTCTTTTCTGCCTTTGATGATAACAGTAATATATGGTGTACCTTCTTTTTCTATTGTTTGTAGTAAATTATTTCTAAAACTTGTGAGATATGCATCTTCAGCTGCCTCTCCAGAGCCAGCACCTCTACCACCAAATTCAGGTGTTTTAAAAGTATCTTTAATATTCAGTTCCTTGCCTTTTACAAAGAATTTAACTTTAGTATTTGTTGATGCTGGGTCTTCTAAAGTTTGTGTCATAGATTTTACATCATGCTCTACACCATTTACTTCTATCTTTTTGTCTAATACTTGTAAACCATTTACTGTAAGTATCTCTTCACCATTCTTAATCTTATCCACAAGAATAGGTATACGACCACGCTTCCTCATTTTACCTAAGTCATTTCTTAACCATTGAGGTTTTGAAGCTTCATCTAAGAATTCATTGAAATTTTTATCTATCTTAGTTTTCATTTACTTTATCTTTTAGTTTATTAATAACTTTATCAGTATATTTTTTACTTTTTATTAAGTCTTCGATTTCTTTAAATGTGTTTATACTATCAATTAATTTATCTAACTCATTCATTTCAGTGGCTTACTTAATTCTTCCCAGCTGGTTTCATAATCATTATCACCATCAGCATAACCCATAACACCTAACTTTTCATACTCAGGTATGAGTTCATCATGTAAAAGTCCGATCTTTTTCAAATTTGGCATGATTCTACTAAACAATACATCTTGAAATTGTGTTTGAAATACATTTTCTTTCATGTAGTTTTCAGTCTCATCAAAGTCTAATCCATATTGTTCCCAAACTTCGAATGCTCTTAATCTATTTCTGCTTACTGTACAAGCTTCTAAAGCAAACTTAGCTCTATCTAATTGTTCTTCTTCAGATAATGTTTTGACAAAATCAGCTAAATAGTTAATACCAAAAGTCACATGTCTTGCTTCATCTCTTATTATTAGCTCTAACATTTCTTTAAATACTGGGTCTCTTGTACCTTCTTTAGCAGCATTAAAAGCCGCAAGTGCAAGTCCCTCAATAATAACTTGCATACCAATAAATTTTAAATCCCATCTTTCATCTGTTAGTATCTTATCTAACAAACCTTTAAGTGCTCTGCCTATTGGCCAACTTTTTTTAAGTCTTGTTTGTATGTACTTATTAAAACATTCTACGTGTCTTGCCTCATCAAATGTTTGTGAAGCTGCATATAATTTTGCATTAAAAGTTGGTGCACATGAAGCAAGTTGTGATGCTACGAGTAAAGCACCTTGTTCACCATGTAAGAATTGACTCACTGCCCAAGAATTCATATCATTTAGAAAGGACATCTTCTTTTCTTTATTCCATGTCTTATAAACTGGATGATTTGCCCATTGAGTATCTTCAAAATCAAACTCTTCTTCTTGCATCCCAATAAAATCAGGTGTCCAATCTACATCTACCTCAACATCCCAATTTAATTTCTTTCCTAAGTCATATAATTTTCTAATTCTATTATCTTGAACGGTGTAGTCCCAATTATATGAACCAGTTAATGGTGTTTGAAAAATCTCTACAACATCTACTGGTAGAGACTTTTTAGGATAGGTACCATCAAACTCTATTATTTCTTGTGGATTCTTTTTTTCTTGTATTATCATTGTTGTTGTCTATAGTCTTTGCCTAACAATAATATAAATGGTTTTACTGGATCGATCTCCCACCATTTCTCACCAGGAAATGGACTGCCAGGTTTATGATGATGGTTATTATGCCAGTTCTCACCAAATGCAATGGGCAACATCCAAGGGGTATTCTTACTATCTTCATTTGTCTCATAAGTTCTATAACCACTCATGTGGTTCCAGTAATTACTCATATTAGTACTAAACACTGATAAAAATCCAGGTACTATACCTAAAAATAAGAGTGCATGTAGGCCGCCAAAAGTCGCTAGTAGCGCATAGTAGGACAATATAATTACATGATAGTAATCATGAAAGAAACCTTGCACTTTATCTCTAAACATATGTCTTGCATACATTAAAGCTGCACTTGGTTTATCCCTAAATAATTTATCATCATAAAATGAAAATAGGATTTTATATCCATGTTCGTGTGGACTATGTGGATCATAGCCTTTGTCCGTATAATGGTGATGTTGTCTATGCATCATTACCCACGCTAATGGCGAGCCTGTGTTTGCGAGTATGCCAAGTAAGGAAAATGCATACTCGACTATCTTATGAGTCTTAAAAGATCTATGAGATAGTAATCTGTGGTACGTAAAGTTAATTCCCAGGGCTATTATCAGAAACCACATTAAACCAGCGGCAAAGTACCAACCTGCCGAAACTGGTAAAGTTAATGCGTATATAAATCCTGCTAATAATATTAAGTGTTGGTATGGAAACCATTCTGACCTAGGTCGCGTAAATTTTTTAATAAATTCTATCATAAATTATTTATTATCGAGATGTATAAATATTCTATATACAATGACAACGCGAGTACTCACACCACTAGATAAGGACGATATTTACGATCTTATGATGCGTAGGTATATACAACTGTCAAAAAATCCAATTCAAGCTCGTACAAATGATAATGTGACTGAACAATATAATATATTTTTAGATGAACACATGGATTTTAAATGGGAGAATGGTCTACCAAATGCTGTAAATAAAGGTAGAGCCTTTGGTTATTTTAAAGATAATGAGCTCATGGTTATACTTACACAACGCTTCTCGACATCGAGGATGCCATCATGGTACGTGGGCAATATGATTACCTGTCCGAGTCTCAAGGGTTATCGAGAGGCTGCTAAAATCACCTCTAAACTGTTAGATTTGGCTGTAGAAGATGCTGAGAAGTATGGATATACACAATTCTTTTGGGTCACAAGCACAAAAGGTTGGAATAGAAGAGAGCAATTTTGGTATAATTATAGTAATACTTTTAAGCGTTATAACGTGTTTATTGAGAATGTAGTTCCTGCGGGTCAAGAACCAAAGTTTGATTATGAGAAAGTTATTATGGGTTATCGTACACATCCCACAGATCTTGCAATCAAATCAGCAAAAATTAAACCTCATATACAGCATGAGAAATTTAAGGAATATTTAAAAGTAGAATATAAACCTTTACAGGAAAAAGACAATGAGTTTGGAAAAAGTTAGAATTCTTGATGAAAGTTGGAAAGGTCCAGTAAAAAGACTTTTATCATTAAGAAAAACACACAGTGGTATTCATAAAGACTATATAGATTTTGATTCTATATGGAGTGATGAATACATTGATAAGTACTTCGATCCTAATGAGCCATATTTCCTATGGGGATATGTTGAAAATGAGAAACTATTGTGTATGTGTGGTGTATATAAATGGAAACTATTGCCTAGATGTACAACAACAATACATGTTTCTACTGATCGTTTAGGTATACGAATCATGCAGATCACAGAAGATATATGGAAAAAACATTTTCAATGGATGTTAGACAATAATATCAAACAAGGATTTGCATTCTCTGATAAAGCAACCTCAATGCATGCACTTCAAAATAAGACAATATTACACAAGGCAAAAAGAAAACTACTAGAAAATGCTGGTGATGGCAAGTGGGTTATTGGTGTTGAAGAGTTTGTTGATAAGAATACTGAAACAGAATGGACAGGATTTAAGCTTCTTACTGGTAATCGAAAATGGCCTGCAGATATGGTCATAAAAAATTACACTTATATAGGAGATTGGCTTGAAAATCAAGACAACTAACGACGTATTATCACTCAATAAAACAAATAAACCTGTGGCAATTACTGGTATGGGTAGATGTGGTACTACATTTATGAGTAGACAGATATATCGTCAGGCAGTAATTAACGATCCTACAAAACCTATTGGATTTTTAGATGAATTCTTTAGAATCAGAAATGGTATATATGAATTCTACTGGGATGAGCTACCAAGAATTAAGAACTATAATGATAAAGATGCATGGGCTGGATACTTTTTTAGAAAATCATACGGCTTTCCTGGTAGTACTGATGCATATGATAAAGGTGAAGAAGCAGATTTAGCTTTAGAGATTATAGCTGAAAGAGTAAATAAGCTAAAAGAATATGACCTCAATAATCTACATATGAAAGCATTTCCCATGGATTTAGTGACAGGTTATATTGCCGATAAGAAGTGTGGTATGAATATATTAGAATCTTACAATTGGATTTTTCTATATCGTGAAGACTGGTTGAAAGCTTATGTTTCATTTGTTTGGGGTGCATTACACGATAAGTTTCATTTTTATAATGATGAAGAGCTAGAAGATACAAGTACTTGGGTTCATGGTGGTATGAAAGTAAAACAAGTTTGGGCAAATCCATATCTAGCAAAGATGACTATTGACCAATCTTATGGTGAAATATATCATCTCTTTACTGATGAAGTAGATTTTAATATTTTAGAAATGAAAGAAATATCTGATATTGAAAACAATGAAGAAGAATTCTATAATCTTGTAAATGGTGATTATGAATTTAAGAAGTATATTCCTGACCCATACTGGATGAGAAATCCTAAGAGATTTGAAAACAAAAATGAATTTGTTGAAGCACATATCAAACATGTAGATAAGTTAAAGGTAAAAGCTGTGAAGAGAATGAAAGAAGTCTGTAAAGCTTCTAAAGGTTTACTAAACCTCAGTGAGGATGGTACAAAACTTTATATTGATGAGTCTAAAAAGAAGAAAGGAAAACCACTATTTAGACCAGAAATGTTCGGAGCAAGTTTTACAACTATATAGTATAATATATTTTATGGAACACCAATACACTCAAAATAACCACTTTAAATGGGGCTATAACAAGAGATGGTTTACTGAGAGAGTGAAACCTCAAGATAGGTACACTGTGGAATTTGGTGTTTGTGAAAGAGAACCTTTAGATTTTGGAATTGAATGTTTTCATGCAGCGGAACTCATAGATAGATATGCGTATGCTCAAGGCACTTCAATAGAACTCATGTATAGTGGTGGTTCTGAATCAGAAGTTATGCTACGTTCTTTTATAGAACAAGGTTTTAATGTAAATGTTAATATCATGACTTATGACCCACATCTAAACTTACATGATATAGCTCATGCAATAGTGTTCTGTGAAACAAATAATATAGATTATGTTCTACATGAAGTACCGATTATGCAATGGCTACATGAAGAAGGATTGAAGTATGCTAATATATCAAAGTCTATTACACCAAGAATTTTACCACACATGCTTCTTATGGAAAGATTAGCTGAAGGTATACCTGTCATGGGTATGGGAGAATGTTATCTTGCACATGGTAATTTAAAACAATACTATGATTTAAGAGATGGTAAAATTGTAAGGAATGACAAAGATGATTTTGAACCAGCACCCTGGTATTTCTATGAAAGAGAAAAGATTAATTCATGGTATAGATTTGCAGCAAAGAAAAATATAAGATGCATACCAGGATTTTTTCAATACACACCTGAACTTATGTTATCGTTCTTAAGAGAAGATGTCACAAAACAATTAGTCAACAATGAAATGTTTGGAAAGTTATCCAACACAAGTACAAAGACACAAATATACAACAAACATTTTCCTGGTATCTTGCAGAAGAAAAAGTATGATGGCTTTGAAATGTTAGGCAAAATGGATGAGCAATTAAGACCTACACTACAACAAGAATATGGTATGTATTCACAAGAAGTAAAGATTGAATATAACGAACTTATAAAACAACTAGAAGGAAAATAATGGCAAAGAAAATGTTAATTACTGGTGCTTCATCCGGAATCGGAAAGGCATACGTAGACCACTTTCAAGATAAGTATGATCTCATAACAACTGCTAGAACTGAAAAAGAATGGATCACGGATCCAGGAGATATTACAGATAGAGATTTTAGAACAGAACTTATTGAAAAACATCAACCAAATGTAGTTATTAATAATGCAGGTGGTTTTAGAGGTTCTTTTGAAGAGACATATCATCTAAATACTATTGCAGCTGGTCATATATTTGAAGGATTCTATGATAAGATGATGCCATATACTCATATCTTTAATGTTGTTAGTTATGGAATTAGAATGTATGGTTGGCAAGATATGTCAAAGGAACGCTCATACTATTATTCAAGTAAGAAAGCATTTTATGAGTTTGCAAATAATGTCAATATGTCTAAAAACAGACCAGTACATGTTGTAAATCTAGTTCCTGGTATTGTAAAAACAGAGATGGTAGATGCTGACTTAGCAAGAAGAATTAAGATAAATCAAGGTCATGTAGAAGAAAAAGATTTAGATTATTACCTAAAAGAAAACTATCATAGAGGAAAAATACCATTTCATTCTTTCTTTCCAATCGGTAGAGAAGATTTACCAATCATATCTGAATTCATAATGACCTTGCCAGATTACATAAATATAGATGAGATAGTAGTTGGTATGTTTAATAAACAACAATTACCTGGAAAACCTACAACTCAATGAGGAACTTATGGAACAAGGTGATTTTAACACCGCAAAAGAACTCTTAGAAACTACAAGAAATTTTGATATTGTCAAGATTAAGGCTGGTCTTGACATTAAAATGTATAAAGAAATATTACAAGAAGTAGAAGCTAAGTTTCCATTTTACAAGAAAGATAATCAAGAAACTTATGAGGGTCTTGCACTACAATACTATGATGAAGATAATCCATATTCAGATGGTGTAGATCAAGCTTCAGGTTCAAAAAAACTTGGTGATTATAAGGATATTAACTATCAAGATTATCTTAAAGTGGGTACTGAACATTTTGACAGTTGGCAATATGACAGAAGTAAACTAAATGATGCTGGTAAAATGTTTCAACCATTCTTTGACTTATGTGAAGAACAGTTTCCAGACCTACATTTATATAGAGCAAGATTATTGAAAACATATCCAAGACATTTTTGTCTAGAACATGTTGATGAACCTAAATCATTGAGAATACATCTACCTATAGTATCACATCAGTGGTCTATCATGTATTTTCTTGATAAGCCATATTACTTAAAAGCAGATGGTAGTTTATATCTTTGTAATACTGGTCATAAGTTTCATTCTTTCTATAACTTCTCATCTAAATTAAACAGAACTCATTTAGTTGTAAACGCAAAATTAAAATCAGATTTAGGAACATATACAGTTGGATAAGTGGCTACAAAAATTAGACTGGAAAGTCGATATTGATAAGATGCGTAAGCAACTAGAAGTTGCTAAAGCTATGTATAACGCTACTTATGATGACCATGGTTATGGTCCAATGTTTGGTGGATTAGGAATATTGTCTGATACAGGCGATTGGGATAGAGGAATGATATCTGGAAAACAAGTTTGGAAAGAAGGTAAAATAGATTTTAAACTTGCAATAGAAAAAGGAATCAACTTTGAATACAACTATGATAAGAAAACATCATTATGTGTAGGTGAAACAGAAAAACTTATTGATAGACTAGAAAAAATAGGTCTTACACCCAGACGTGCAAGATACACCGTGCTAAAAGCCTGTGGTAAAAGCTCAGTTCATAATGACTCTAAAAGAGGTGAGTATGCAACAAGATTACATGTACCATTAATTACAAATGATAGTTGTTTTCATAGAGTATTTGAAGGTGATAAAGTTGTAGAAGAAGTATTTTTACCGGCTGATGGTTCTATATACATTATGAGAGTGAATATAAAACATCAGATTGTAAATGATTCTAATCAAGATAGATGGCATTTCTTATGTTCTATTTATGACCAAAATGGATTGACTGATTTCCCTATAACTAAAAATGAAATGAATGTGGTAAAAGTGAAGGCTGAAGCTTTTAAAAATGGTGTGAAGTGGGTAGAAGGCGGTGAAACTTTATTTGAGGATCCTACTCGTATTTCTCCAACTCATCCGCCAGACCTGGGAAGTAGTACTTAGTACCTACTTTAGCTTGTAATTCTACAAACTCATCATAAGAAATTTCTGAAACAATATGTTCAATAGTACCACCACCACTTGCTGGTATATTTGCAAGTATAGGATCTATAACCGCTAACATTCTATCTGCAGAATCCTTGTCTTTCATTACTCTAAAAGTATTCATTGTAAATTCACCAGGATTCTTATTCTTTTCATCTAAAAGTCTAATAAAGAATAACATTTCATTATCTTCAACAAATGGTCCTTGTGATTCTAATAGTTCAGAAAGCTGATCTCTTGTCATGTGTGAATAGACAAATAAACCGAATTCTGCTTCTGTTACGGTTTCATCTGACGGGACTGATAATATAGTCTTTACTGCATGCATATATTATTTATATCACGACTGAAGATACCAAATCGCTGCAGCAGCGAGAGTTGCTGGTATTATAGCAACACATGAAGGTATAAAAACCATCCAGAACATGGGGTTTTTTAACATGAAATCCATGTCATCTTCATTTGTCTTCTTCATAGAGTGTCAATATATGCTTGAATATTCTCCATATCTTCTGTTGATAGATTAGCGGCTTGTCCCCACATCAATGCTGATTGTGGACCTCTTGTTTCACCATTCTTATATTGTTGTAGCATTTTTACAATTGATGTACTGCCAACAAGAGCTGGTCCAATACCACCTTCACCCTTAACACCATGGCACATATTACAATTTACATATAACTTACTGCCTTTATCAGCTGGGCCTTCCATTTGCATTGCTACTCGTTTAGCCTCTAATTGTTCACTGAATGTTCCATACTTTGCAGTATATCTTTCATAACATTCACCCGTACAACCGTGCACATCAGTATATCCTTTTACTTCTGCATTTGTCACAGTTGCATAAATAATGCCTACGATACCAAAGATACCGATTGCGGCTGTCAATATTGCATGTTTCATATATTAATTATACTATTTTGGAGAATAAATATAGTATAAGGTTATAATATGTTGCCAGCGAAAATAGACTTTGTGTGCCTAAAATGGGGTACTAAATACACATCAGAATTTGTAAACAAACTAGATAATATGATTTCTAGAAATGTGTCTGTTCCATATCGTCTACACTGTATGACTGAAGACTCAACTGGAATCAAACCTAATATCGAGATAATACCATTACCTGATTTACCACTTAATAAATGGTGGTGGAAGATGCTTTTATTTGATGAAAATTTTCCAATTAATGATGGTATATTTCTTGATCTCGATATTATTATACAGTCAGACATTACATTCTTATATCAACCAAGATATAAGATGAATATATTACATACAAACTGGATAGATTTAGCTGAACAGAAGAAGTGGACTATAGGTGATAACTACAAGTACTGTTCAGTAAACTCATCATTAATGTGTTGGAATAAGTACACAAATCGACATTTTATATGGGAAGATTTCATAAATAATAGAGAAAAGATTATGTTCTTATATAAAGGAATTGATAACTGGTTGGAGAGTAGACATAAAACTGATATTGATACTTATGCAAAAGATCAAACACACACATATTCTTACTGGACATGCGATGAGCAATATAGAGAAAATTCAAGTATAATTCTATTTGATTATAATACTAAAAAACAAGATGAATTAAACGAACCATGGATTAAAAAATTATGGCAATGATGGAGCAAACAAAAGTTATGGAAAGATTTCCATTTCCTGTATGGGAATGGAGTCGTCAGATGCAGGATATACTTTATAATTATCCTCATCGTGCAGAAGATTTTGCTAAGTCATATTCACGAAATCAATTCATTGCAAAGACGTGGATGATTGAAGTACTGAAGGTATATGCTGACATTGATAGATCTACTAAGTGGTGGGTTATGGGTTCTTGGTATGGAACACTAACAGTACCACTGATCACTACATATTTCTATCCAAAAAATCAAATACATTTAGTAGATTTTGATGAAGAAGCATTAGAGATAGCTGAAAAATTACATGGTAAATATACTGTTGGTGTACATCATATAGATGTAAATTGGGACATGGAAAGATTGTCTAAAGTGAAAGCTGATATATGGATAAACACAAGTTGTGAACACATGTATCCTATGACTGATGAGTTTAATCCTAAAGGTTTATGTGTATTTCAATCTACTAACTTTACTAAGGACCCATCACATATAAATTGTGTTGATACGCTTGATGATTTTGTAGAACAGTGTAATTTTAAAGAGATAGTTTATAAAGGTGAAAGGCAATTCCATGATTATGACGATCATCATAAAAGATTCATGGTATTAGGATATAAATGATTCATGTAAATTGTGTAAGATGGGGAACTAAGTATAGTATTGATTATGTCAATAGACTATACAATATGGTTAAAAGAAATTTACCCGCAGACTTTACATTCTATTGTCAAACAGATGATACAGATGGTATGAATACTGATATAGTTCATCTACCATTCCTTACAGATCTTCCACATTCAACACCAGATGAAATGTTCGCATCAAAAGAATTTATTACTGGTTTACCTAGATTATGGGATAGACCAAAACTAAATTACTGGAAACCAAATGGTTGGGGAATAAAAGGTCAAAAAATGTTCTTTGATCTTGATGTTGTAATACAAAATAGTTTAATTCCTATTATAAAATTACATAAAGATAAACCAATAATTGGTCGTTCTTGGTGGCATAATATGGATGATGAAAAGAAACCATTTTGGAAAAAGAATTATGGTGCAAGATGTAATGGTGGAATGATGATTTGGAATGATGAGCAAGGAAAACCATTATGGAAAGATTTAAAAAAGAACGCAGAAAAGATTTACTTTATTTACACGGGTGGTTCAGATAATTGGATTACAGGAAAACACTATGAACACTTCGATCATGTACCACCTAAGTATTACTATTCATTCAATCGTGGTTGTGAGTGGCCTGATGACATTGCAATGCATAGACATAGATCAGATAAGATAGTATGTGTATTCAATACAGATGAATATGGAAGAAATAAACACTTTCAACAAGAACTACATCAAGCAGCGAGGAATTTTAAATGGGTACAAAAGTACTGGCAGTAAGAATTGGTGATAGGTATGGACCAGAATATGAAGACTATCTAAAGTCAAAGATACCTAACATAGATTTTGTAAGAACATCTGATTGTAGATTTAAACTACAATGGAATAAAGTAGGATTTATGGATTTGCCAACAAACGATCCTATAGTTGTAATCGATATTGATATATTATTAATGAATGATTATATGGAATTGATTGAATATCCTATTGAGAAAGGTCAATTTCTAGGTCTTCAATCGTGGTGGGCTGATACTGCTCATACTGGTTATAGTCTGAATGGTGCTTTTTACAAGTATTATCCCAAAGACTGTAAGTATATCTACAAGAAATTATGTTCTGATCCTCAGTATTGGATGCACCACTACATTGGAGCCGGCATAACACATGGTCCAGTAAATGGTGAACAGTACTTTGTTGAGGATTCAGTAAAAGAACAGTTAGAATTAAAATATGTGCCATCATCCTGGTTTGGTAAAATGATTTTAAATCCAGGAAGTAAATGGCTAAACGATTGTAATGACGCTTATCCTGGGGAATACTTTTATAGTAGGGAAGAGAATAAATTTAATTCAGATGTTAAGCTTGTTCACTTTCAAAAGACACGTTCGCTTCATGAATTATGGAAAACAACTCAACAGGAGTAGAAGATTTTCTTATTCTTGATTTAATATCTTTGCTTGCGGCTCTTACTGCTGGAATATCAAATACTTCGATTTTCATTCTAAATAAGTCTTCTTGAGAGTAATTCTTAGCCATATGTTCTACTGAAATAGTAGGAACTTCAACTGGAATCTCTTCAACTTTTTCAACAATTTTTTCAACAACTTCAGGTTCAGCTGGTGCTTCAGCTTCTAATTTCATTCTTACTTCGTTTTCTATTTCCATACGAAGTTCATCTTCATCTATGTGGCTACCTAATAAACCACCAGCAGATTTCCATTCTCTAAATTGTTGCAATTCATCTGCAACTTCTTGTTCTGCTTTCCAAAATTCTGCTGTATCTCTATCAATATCGTCAATAGTATAATCTTGCAATACTTTTGAGAAGAATGTTCCTTCAGCATTTGAGTTAGCTGAAACATTCTCTATTCTACCCCATCCTTCAGAATCAAAGTATTGTACTTTTACAGTTGTTCTTTCTTCATCTAACCACTGAACATTTTTAATAGTTAATTTACCATTTATTTCTTCTGGTCTTTGGCCTTGATTTTGTTGAACACCACCACGTTTGACTCTCATTTCTTCTCTAGGTATTTCTTTGCCTTCACGATCAAACGTTTTAATATCACCAGATTTAAAATCTTCTGGATATTCTTGGGTTATAATGTTTTCAGAATCACTCATGTATTATTTATTTCCATTAATTAGCTAAACTTAAGTAGTTAGTTGTTTGTACTGAAGCAGAACCTGATGGTGTGCTTGTCACTGAATATGTTGGGTCACTAAATGATTGTGAATCTGTTGAACCCGTTTGTCTTGTATCTGTAAAGCTTCCTCTATTTGAACTTCCAGCGGGTGCTGATGTCACAATACTATACTGTAAATTAGATGCTGCCACCTTAAATACCAATGCAGGTATTAAAGCTAGATCAATAAAATTAGTAGAACTTGCACCTAGATAAGACCCAGTTTCGTCTATTGATGCTACTTCTTTTATAAGAGTACCATTCCACATTACTGGTTTTACATCAGTTCCAGGAACAGAAGTCAATGCTGTCTTTACCCATAATTTATGTGTAGTTGTACCAGCAGAATATGTAGTATCACTATGAAATGTTCCGCAATCTACCCATGTACCAGCACCACCACTTGATGGAGCCGATGTACTAACTCTATAAGAACCTACTTCATCACCTGAATACATATCTGTAATACACTGTGTAATAATCTCATCAAAAAAATCTGTAGCATAATCAGATGCTGTTCTTAAAGTTGCAGGTGATACAAACTTTAGATATGAATATTGGTCACTTCCTGTAAATGCAGAACCTAATGCTGTTGCTGATCTGTTCTGAAAGTAATTATATGTAGTCACAGTACTTGAACCAATACCAGGAGAAGCCGGATAGTCATCACCGCCAGAATTATTTCTTGGATTAGTTGCTGTTTGTTGAGTAGATATAGTGTCTGTTGCAGAACCGATTGAAGTCCAACCAGAAACTGAACCAACATTTAATGCTCCTGCTGGACCATTTCCTGAAGATGTTTGTACACCCAAAGCGTTTACACCAGTAGATGTATGATAATATTGTAGGAAAGATGCATAACGTTTTCTAATATTATATTGCAAACGATCCAACTCACCGTCGGTCATTTGTTTCAAACCTGAAGTTCCGTTAATCTTTAATGGTCTTGCCATAATTTACCTATACTAATAATTGACCAGAAAGAACTGTTAATCCATTGACATCCTGTACAATTAATGATTGTGTACTTGAGAAACTTTGACCAGCAATACTTAATGATAAAGATTGAGGTGAAAGTACTGATGTTGAACTAATAGTTCTCCACTCAGCATATCTATATGAACCATCTGAGTCAGTGTTGTTCATACCTGGTTTTATAGAGTGTTTAACAATATTCTTATCTGTTCTTTCAGCAGATGACATTTCTAGTGCTTTAGTTTGAGCTGTAGGATCGTCAATCAATGTAGCATCTAGGAAATAAATCTCAGCTGCTCTGAATCCAGCAAATGTTCTACCAGTCTCCGTTTGTTTATTAATTATCTCAATAACTAGACCATCAAAAGCTGAATCTGTATCTGTACCTGTTCTGACTACAATATTTCTACCATCTGAATCATCATTTGTTGGTAGATAAATTCTCTTACCAAATAAATCAGAGTCATGCTCTGAGTCAAACATTACTGATATGAAGTTAAAACCTGTGCCTCTTGGTGAACCTTCTGAATCTGAATCATATACACCCATAAGACCTGAACCCATGGAGTTTCTTTGAATTGCAGTACCTTTTCTACCAGCTCTTGTTGCATAGTCAGAATCATTTAATAAGTTAACAATTTTTCTAGCAACACCAGCTTCTGAATCTCCTACATCAATGTGTAGTACTTTATCTTCTGAATCAGCAGCAGCTTGATTTACTAATGCACCGTAAGGAACTGAGAACTCTGAATCAGGTATGAGTGTAGAATATGAACCACGTTTGTTAAATACAACTTGCATGTGGTGGGTTTCTGAATCTACAGAGTCAAATCTTGGTGTTTTACCGCTGTTATCTTCTAACCATAATGAACCGTTAGTAATATCAAATGCAGGCGGTGTAGCACTTACTACAGCAACCGCGTTAAGTGTTATTACTTCATCTACACCAGTAAATGCCGCTGGTCTTAGTTTAAATCTATTATTTTCTGTTGCATTTACCTGACCTGGAGCCGTTTGATCTGAGTCAACAGTTCCAATATTACCAACCATATTTTTCAGAATGATTGAGTTTCTAGCATATATAGGTGAATTAGAAATTGTATCAATACCGAATGTAGATGTATCGATTACTTCTCCAGTAGCGGCAATTCTTGGTGTTTGTTCATCAAGATAGAAGAATGTGACTTCAACACGTTTTGCAAAGTCAGAATCATTATCTGAATCTCTCTTTAAGAAAAAGTTATCTGAATCTTGTGGTATGAACTTAAATAATGGTGTGATTGAATTATCAATTGTCTGATTAAATTTATCTCCAGGTTCAATAATAACTTTCTTATCACCACCGTAGATGTATACAATATCTCTATTTGTTCTATCTATTTCAGCTTTTATTTTAGAATCCATAGCTGTAAGTGCTGATGATGAATTAACTGCTGATACTATTCTTGTAGCAACTTCTGTAGAACTTAAATCTGAATCAATGTTAAATGAGATCTCTACTCTACCACCACCAAACTTAGAACCAGATACCGCATTTACTGCCGTACCATCTGAATCTGCTGTACCATCAGAATCATGTAAAAGCATTTTTAATTTACTTGAATCTGACCTACCAATGAAATCCTTTTGAACTGGTAAATGTCTTACCATATAAGCTTTACCATCACCATTTGTAATAGTAGAATCTCTACCAGAACCAGTGATAGCAGTTAAGTTTTTAGTACCATCAGAATCTACAAATTTAGGTGTATAAGCATCTGAATCTCTCATGAAATTCAATGCAAAGTCTGAATCTAAAAATCCTTGTTGAATAATAGTAAACTTAACATTTAAACCTGCTTCATCTGAATCTAAAATTCTTCTTGAAATAACTTTAATTTGTCCACCATTTTCAATCTGTTGACCAAATGGTTGAAAACCAGGTAATCTATACTTTACACCTGAACGTAGAATTTTACCAACTTCTAGAATATCTGACTTTCCATCAGAGTCACGTGAAACTGTAGGACGTTTTGTATATAACTTTCTTGTAGAAAGGTTTATCGCAATTTCACCTTGTTCTATCTGATCTGTAGTCGGTTGACCTTCAGCATTCAAACCAGTAGATAAAGATCTTCTGTGTTGATATGTTGGTCTACCGTTATTGAAGTTAATTGTCATTTATTATCCTAAAGTTATAATCTTTGCTTGTCCTTTAAATTTAGTTTGAGAGAACACAATAGCATTACCCTCATTATCCATAACTGTGGTGACATCAACAGGTATAAACATCTTGTCTACATCATCAAATCCTGTATAACCATCAGCACCATAGTTATTTGTATTTGTATAGGAACCCGGTTGTGCACTATCTGAGTCAGCACCTTGAGTACCCCATACCGTTTTAAATCTTGAAACTTTATCAGAATCTGTATTACCTGCACTCATTTCAGAATCAATTGAGTTGTACAGTTGTGTTCTAATAAATTCTAGTACTTCATTATTTATAGTTGTCTTGTTTCCATCTTGCATTACAGACTTATAGATCTTAACATCCATTACAGATTGTAGACTTTCAAACTCTCTACTAAATTGTGTATCTGTAAATGCATATCTTGTAATTGGTAGCATATATCTACCTGATGGAACTTCAGTCACACCATTAATTGTAAAGTTTGCTGTTGTTTGATGCCAGTCATCTGAATCAAAAACGTCTGTATAAATTTTTAAGTTATCTGAATCTCTTGCTGAAGCTCTAATATTATGTCTTACAAATACCCAACCAATATCATGACCAGAATATGTAAACTCATATATAGAATGATTTGAATTTAGTTCGATTGGAGACTTAACACCATAAGAACCAAGTTCTCCAGAATAAGATACACCATAACCTAATGAACGATTTGCAAATGGTGAACCTTCAGAATCAAATGGGATACTGAATACAGATGCATTTTGGAATACACCATCAATATCTCTTACAAATGTGTGTTTATTTTGAGGTGCTGAAATGTTTTGTGAGTTAGCTGACCACTCAGCTCTTTGATCTGAATCTTTAAATCTAAATGGTGTAGTCCATATTGACATAGATCTACCATTTGAGAATGAACCTCTTGATTCTCTAATTTTTATTACATCACCGGCTTGTGCAAGTGGTAGAACTATATGTGCAGTTCTATTTACATCTACACCAGAAACATCTACATCAATAGTTTCTCCTCTTGATAAGAAATAAAACTCTGAATCTAAATATAAATCTGGAATACCATCATTGTCTGAGTCAGCATCTATTCTCCAACCTCTTGTTTGATCTAGTAATTTGAAACCTGAAGTATAATCTGAATCTCTTGTAGAATCTGGTGATCTAAAAGATATGTTTAAATATTTTCCTGCTGGATGTAATTCACCAACTCTATATTCAAACTCACCAAATCTTCTACGATAACCATAGAAAGGTTTATCTACATCTTGGCCGATTGGATTATCACCGAATTTACTATATACATCTGATATAAGGTCATTTACTTTTGCTCCACCTTTACGCGCTGAGTCTCCGGTACCCGAATCTGGTGATATACCTAAATTAATTAAATCTTTTGTGGCCATGATTTATTTATTCCCATTAGAGGTTGAAATCTCTCACTAATAATACTCTTAATCCATCAGAGTCTGTTATGTTTGTAATGCTCGGACTGACTTTAGAATCACTATCATATATACCTTCAGAATCATTTTTCTGAAGTACAGCATAACCTACATCAGCTCCTAAAATATCACTATCACTTCTTCTCAGAAGATTAAGATCTTTTCTATCTGAGTCTGTAGCATTTCCTGGAGTAGCAACTATTGCTCTTGAATCTAATATTACTTTTGTAGCTGCTATTGGTCCGTGGAACCACACCTTTGTTTCAAATTCTAGTGTCCATTCAACTGTTCTTCTTGTATTGATTTCTCCTGTCCAATCATCTGTCCATGTGACAGATGTAAGTTGAAATGGCATATCAAATGCATTTGTAGGTGTTGGTGTATTAGTATCTGCATCAGCAGGAAAATGTCTTACTTTCACTGTATATGCTGGATTAAAAAATGGTACAATCTGTTCTATGATTTGCCAACCATCATTTAAAGTCTTTGTTTCTATATGCAATGTGTAAGATAATGTATATGGTGTAGGCATATTTGCCTTTTGTCTAGGATATAACAAACTATCCGGTGTTCTAAATACATTTGGTTTGTTGTTTAATTTTCTGTTTGAGTCATAAACCATAGCAACAAACTCATAGGACATTCTTGGTAGAAGTTTTTCAAACATCTCTTCAGTAGGTCTTAAACCTTTTTGAGCTTCTAACCATTTTTGTCTTGGACCGTATGAAATCGGTACAGGTACTAACTTACCATCACGTCTTTTTACAACGATGTTATTGAATAAACTACCGAAGACCGCAGTTGCAGTCTTTACAGTTTCATGGTAAAAGTGTTGTCCTAACATTAAATATCATCCAAATTTCTTATTCCAGGTTGACCAAATGCTCTTGCAGTATAGTCATCTGTAATTGTTTGCGGTGTTTCTCTTACTACACCACTATTATCATAGACTTCTTGGTTTTCTGCTCTTTGTTCTATTTCAGTATTAGATGCCCATGAGTCTTTTATTAAATCACTATCAGTAATATCAATAGCCTTAGTTTCTGAATCAGTAAATGTTATACCTTCAGCCGCTTGAGTGACTATCTCATCAGTAGTACTCGTTGCAGCACCAGTATTGTCGTAAGTAATTGCTGTAGGATTGAAGTATAAATCTTCTCCTGATAACTCGAATAGTTTAGCATGTATCTTATATTGATAGTTATTTCCTAACTGGAAGAAAGCACCATCATGATACGTAGTCACACGAGTAATCTCAAATACTTTTGGCACATACTGACTTTTATTTTGTGCAGACCTACCAAATGGTATTACAATAAGGTCACCTTCAAGAGGTCTTGTTCTTGCAAACTTTGTTAATAGTTTTTGATATTGGTCTGAATCAGAATCATTAGACGCAGATGAAACACCAAAACTATCAGAGTCAGTAAGTCTTTGTTTCAGTATAGTTCTATAATCAGAATCTTTTGCTGTAAAATTATTTATAGCAACTGACATAATAACTTCTTCTCTAAACTCCATACCATATAAAGTCATTGTATCACCTTCACCTTCAAAACCGGCTGAGGCTACAAGAAGCATGTCTATTTGATAACCTGAATCAAAGTGTGATTCTGGTCTTTCATTCCAAACATCATCAGTGTAATCAGATGCTCTTGGCATATAACGTACAGTTATACCATTTACATTAATCGATTCTCTGATAAGGTTTTGCATCGTTCTCTGTTCATTTGTAGAGAAACGTGATGATGCACCGAATTGGTTTATATAACCATCTATGAAAGTGTTTTGAATTCCAGCCTTGATGGAATATGATTTATTGATTGCTTGAATTGAACGGTTTAGATTTTCGCCGAAATCTGAGTCATTATCAGAATCGCCACCAAATCCGGTTGGTGCTATTGTGAATCCAGAAAAATTGTTCTTTACTGTCGACATTTGTACTCATTATCCATAGAACCCTGCATCATATCCGACTCTTACTTGTCTTGCCATTAGTTCTGCAAAGGCATCTTCTACGTTGCTAGCACTTAATCTGAATGATGATGATGTTAAACCTTGCACATCGTTGAAATCTTGATAGAGCTGTTTCTGATCAGCTGCAGATAATTTACTTTTCTGTGTACCTGCACTTAATCTTTCTAGTGCACCATCGAAGTCTAAACCAACTTGATCTAATGCAAATTCAGTTTGAACTTTTAGTAATCCATCATCACCAACTTTTAAGAAAGCTGGAGCATTTATACTATACTCATTGTTTTTAAGTCTTACAGTATTAATATCAATACGACCGTGTGGATTAGAACGAGAGAATTTATCTACAAAAACTTGTCTGCTAGATGGGTCAATTCTATTTGTAAGGACAAGTGTATCTCCAGGTTTTAAACCTGCAAATGTATCACTATCAAAACCTGTATTAGCATTTCCTAAATTTGTGTGTATTGCATCTGAATCCCATCTTAAATCGTTTGCTTCTTTAACACCAAGAATTCTAAAATCTGAATCACCTACTGGAGTTTCAAATCTTTTTATACGTAAATCTTTATCAGAGTCCGCTCTGTAAACGGCTTCCATAAAGTTTCCTACTTTAATAAAAGCAGTTCTTAATGGGTCACCTGTGTTTGAGTTTGGAGATGAACCAACATTAATTCTTACATTATTTTTAACAATTCTATTAGCATCATTAAATGCTATAGTACCAGATTGTGTATTAACTGGAGCAATACCTACTTGTGCATCTGAATCTGCAAATCCAAAATTAGGTACTAATATATCTCTTAAGTTAGCCATTTGCTATCTTCTCCATTACTTCTAATATCTTATCCATTTTTGTTTCTAATGTTGTTAATCTTCTCTCAGTTTGAGCTTCTTTTTCTATTCTTTTCTTATATTCTATAACTTCTTCTCTATTAGTATTTAATAGAGCACCACTCTTCGGATCTCTTTTTAAATAGCGTTTATCCATTATACTACTGCTATAATCCTCAAGTCTCTTATCATACTAATGAATGAAGAGTTTTGAGAAACAAATTCAATTTTTATTTTGAAAGCTTCAAACTCAAAACCAACATCTTGTGTTAGTGAGTATTGATCGAAACTCACGTCTGATGTAAATTTACCGAAGTTTGTTTCATTTATAATTTGATTTCGTGGGAATGTTTTCCACTCTAGTTCTTCAAATTCTGTGTTATCACCTACAGCTCTAGCTTTATACTTTAATATAACTTCTGCGGCTGGATCCATGTCAGCATCTAAGAATACTCTTATCTGAGTTGCGGGAACTTCTAATATAATATCCTTTGTAATATAACCTGCTGTTTCATCAATACTTGAAAGACCAGCTTTGAAAGATGCATATTGTCTTTGTTGTGCTTCTGATGATGATGCTGAGAGATCTGAGTCAATAAATCCAGCTAATTCTGAATCATCAATGAATTGACCAAAATTATTTTTATATACAAACATTTGACTTGCAGCATCTAATCTTATTACTGGTGTTAAGAATTCATTTGCTGTGTTCAATTTAAGAATTTGTTCAAAGTCTGCTGATGCTGTTTTGTTCATTGAACCAAGCACAACCTGCGGATGTTCAAAGTCTGTAAGTTTATCCATTGGAAGATTAACTGCACTCGTATCTTTAACTAGCGGTGATTTATAATATATTGAATCAGTGTTATAACCAAATAAGTTAGATGCTGATCTCAATATTAGGTTTGCACCAGTAGTTGTTTTTACTTCTTGTGATACTGATGTTTCATCAAAGTTAACTGGTTGAGTATTAGTTCTTATAGAATCAAACTGAACGTTAGAAGTAGCAACTACTAACTCTCCACCACCTCTACCTGCTTTAACATTTTTATGCCAACCACCAGTGACTGGATTTGTATTAATTTGAGCACCATCTGAATCTTGTTCTCTTAAATCAATAATGTAAGAATCTTGTGTTGCAAATTTTACTTTGTGTTTTGCAGTTGTAGTTGAACTTGTAAGATTTGCCAATGAAGATACATTATTAATAAGTGATACAGGTAATCCGTTTAATGCTGATTCACCTCTAAATCTTACTAAGTCAGAATCAGCAGATGCAGATATATTACCATTACCAGCAACTCCAAGAATTCTAACTGTATGTGTGTCATCTGGACCATACATTCCATGGTTAGGGTGATGTATTTTTATATAGTAAGAACTATCAAATGTCTCTACTGCTAATCCGCTTGCTGCTTGTCCAATCGGCTGACCATAGAAGTTAGCTTTATCTCTTAATGTAATTGTAGATTCAGCTGTTGTAAATTTAGCTCGATAAGCTTTAAATGTTAAGTCTCTATTTTGTTCAGCTGTCCATGAAGAACCGTTTTGTGATTTAAAGAATGAACCAAAGTATCCACCGACATTCGGTTGTGCATCAATCTTACCACCAGTAATCACATCTTCTTCACCTTGTAATGCTGTCCATGCTGATGTAGTATCTGATGGAGAAAGTAAAACAATTGCATATTCAGTTGCTTCTTGTAAGAATACTGGATTTGTAAATCTAAAGTTTGTTGCAATTTCTGGTTTTGTTAAGTTTTGATTTGCCTTAGTGACATCTACTCTTGCTCTACCAAGAATTGTACCTCCTGGATATCCATTTTCAGTACTTCTAATTTCACAAATTACATGATCGTTATTAGCTCTTGTATCTACAAATCCTAAGAATATATCTACTGAAGTTATAAATGAACCTGTCACTCTTGCTTCATTATTTACTGGATTGAAATTATTCGGATCTGAACCAGGGTCAAGTGGTAATGTAAATAGTTGTGCTATCGGATCACCAAACCAAACATTTCCAATTGGCCATATAAATGGTGTTGTGGTAGTAGTAGTTGTAGAAGTTGCTTCACCAGCAACAGCTGTTGATGATGATGAAAGTAATCTTGCACCTGCATCTCTTGTAGCTCTGAAGCTTGTTAAATCACCTACTTCAAAGAATCCACGAGATGTAAAGAATACTGTACCTTCAGTTGTGGCTGATCCATCTAAGTCTGTAAGTATAAATCCTTTAGTTCCTGTTTTAAATGTTTGTGATGGAACTACAAATCTACCACGTATTTGTCCCTTACCATCTGTTCTTAAACTACCGTTAGCAGCAAATGTTCTAGCTGATGTGGTAGTTAGTGGTAAGAAATCTGTTTGTGCACAGTTATTTGTGACAGTGACACCGTCAAATATAGCTTTTAAATCAGTATTAGGTCTAAATCCTTGACCTTCAAATTCTATAGTCTGCGATCTTATCCAAGCATCATCTCTTTCTCTTACTTCTCTTACATTAAAGTCTGATGAACTTGTAAACTCTTCTTCCTGTGCAATGAAATTACTTGTTGTTTCAGTACCAATAGGAACTGTTGTAGTTGTAGTAGTTGTTGTTGTACCTCCCAACCACCATAAGAAGTTATCTGTTGTGGTTGTTGCAGTGGATGTGACTGTACCAGTCCAGTTTGTTTCTGTTGTATTGAACTCAGAATTAGGTATATCTCTTGTGACTGGTGTAAGGTTATCAAACACTGTCTGAGATACACTTGTAATACCACCACCAAAAGATGTTCTATCAATAAAGAAGTTTTCAACAACATTCCATGACGGATCTCTCCAGAAATCTTGTGTTGGATTTAGTTCAATATTACCTGAATAAGTCCATGTTGCATAAGGATTAATTCTTATAAGACTAGAAGCAAATGTTTGTTCTAACATCTGATCTTCAGTGTATGACTTCACTATGAATGGTGTATTCTGTGATAAGAAGAATGGGTCTATATTCGTACCATCATTCACTCTCTCAAGTTGTACATTAGATTCTACAGATGGTGGTCTTAACACATTTTTTTGAGTATCTATTGAAGCTCTAAAGTTTTTATTTGTTAATTCTGCAGGTGTTTGTGTAGTTGATGAAAAGTCATCTACAATAAATCCTGATTTTACTCTCGTTCCAATATTATCTTGTAATGCTTTGCTCTCTAAGAGAGATAGGCTAACAGATGTTTCTAAATTTTTAATACGTTTTTCGAGTTTTCCAATATCTCTCATTGTGTATCCACGCTGCTGATCACTAAATAAAGATATCTCTCTTGCTGGATATCTTACTGCAGGTGGAACTTGTATTGTGGCGAGAAGCATACCATCTACTTGAATATCTGGGTCTTTTGGATTAGTGACATCTTCTACACCAAAGAATGTTTTAATTCTTCCTTTATTATTTAGAACAAATGAAATATTTTGTGCTGTAAAGTATTCTGCATCTGTAAAGAAACTTCCATCTGGAATTATACTTACACCAGTATTTTCAAGTTCTCTATATCTAAATGAGAGTGGGTTATTAGTTGTTGCATAACCATCTATTAATCTTTGTCTGAATCTAAAGTCAATTACATTTCTTAGGTTAGTACCAGTTGTAGCATCATAATCTTTTATTTCTATAGGTCTACCATAATATCTTGGGTCAACTTTATAGAAACCATCACCTGAATATGAATCGACACTGTAATAGAATGATTCAAATGGATTAGCATCAAAGTATGAGTAGAATACTAATATATCACCATTGCTTGGTGCTGGTACTCCAGTTTTTCTTATAATAGAACCTATACCATAGTAATCAACTCTTTGACCATTATCTAAAAGATAGTTTGCAGTAATATCTGCACCTTCAACTTTAGTATCAACAGATGTAAATGTAATGTTTGCTGTGATAGGAGTTTCTCTTTCTGGAACATCTACTCTTAATGATTCACCTGCTGTGAATGCTGAACCTTTTTCAAAGCAAACTTCAAGCTTATCACTTGCACCAGTACCTGATCTCATAACATGATAACCAGTAGAACCTGATTTAGTTGATTCACCAGTTGCGATAGTATTTGATAGTGCAACTCTTGCACGTGTCTTCGATGATTGACCTACAATCACTGAACCTTGAGGTATTGTAGCACCACCAGAAATGTTTACTACAATAGAAGTAAATGATGCATTAGGATCAGTTGTTGATGTACCAAAAGTATTATTAGTGGAACCTTGTACTATCTTATAAACTTTGTAAATATCTGGATAGAATAAGTTTATCTTTCTATCTTGTGCTGACCATGATGAGTTAACTGATGACGTACGTGTAATATCTGATGTATTTCTAATTTTAAGAACACCATATTTTAACTCTTTAGTAATCTCTACAGCATCATCAACTCTAGTTTTCTTATAGTCACCATTTCTAAAGTGCGATGACCATTGAGTATTAGAAAAGTCTGGTGTGACAGCTAAACTTCCATCTGTTGAGGAAATTGTAGGTGGTGATTTATAAAGTACTTCAAAGTCATTATCAAATGGTACTGTTCCAGAACGTAATGTTTTATATGTTTTTTGACTTTCTCCGAATAGTTTACCTGAAACATTCTTTAATGTTGCACCTGTACCTGGAGTCCATTCAGTAGTAGCATCAAATGAAACACCTTCGGAATCATTTGTTGAACCTTTAATTCTTCTTACTTCAGAAAACTTAAACTGTCTTGCATTTTCAATTCTAGGTGAGACTGTTGGAGTTCTTGTAATATCATATCCAATCTTAGCACCTTTTTGAAATTGTGCATTTGAATTTGTGAGTAGTACACCAGTTGTTTTATAACTAGCGGTACCACCAAGTCTTGCTTCACCATTTGTGGTGATATTAATATCTGTCCAATCTGAATCAGCTACATTTGATCCGTCTAATTTTACAACATCTGCTGTTTGTACTTTACCATTAAGGTTCGCAGTGACTTGTTCACCTGCAATTAAAGCATCTCTCCAATAAGCAGAAGCATCTGAATCAAAAGAAGATGATGCTCCAAATCTTATATGCTGAAACATTTTTATATCATGCAGATATACTCTACCGTTTGTTTCACCGTTAGTTGCTTGATATCCATAAGATCTTGCAAAACCAATTGTGTGACCATCAGAATCTTTTAATGAAACTTTATTAGCGTATGCACCAACACCATTAGCATCTGTAGTTAACATACCAGATAGAGTACCACTAGATACGTTTTTAACTTCAACGTATGGTGCTCCTTTGATAGCTACTTTTTGATTTGTTTGTTTTTTAGCTGTTGCATTTCTATTTAGGTATATTAGTTCATCAGCAAATGATTCATATCTATAACCATTAACGTATGCTAAACCTTTACTAAATGAAACTGCAAATTTATCTGAATCATCGTATGTTTGTTCTTGAATTTTTGCAATGAATTTTTTGACAGCATAAGAACCTGATTCATCTTTCCTTCTTCGAGCTAATTCATCTCCAATACCATTGTACTGTGGGTTTGATGAAACTCTTAATCCCTGTGGTGTAGGTTCTGTATCTCCTAAAATTACACCATCTTTAATCTCTATTTGTTTATAAAATGTCGGATCAGAACCTTGATCTAATGTACTCTTAATAAGAATACTAATTGCGTTCTGTAATCTATTCGCACCTGGTGCACCTTCGTTCGTAGAACCTCGTGCATTATCAAATAATGTTGCATCATCATTTGCAGATATGGCCTTAGATGTTATTGAAAAACCTATTGCTGCTGTGGGTTTATTTGTTGTAGATGATACAACTACATTTTGTTCTGTAATTCTTGAGAAAAATCCATCCACATAGTACACACCTGAGAGAACAGTTGCTGTCGTTGCTGGACTAACACTCGTGTATACGTTTGCATAAGTGACTGTGTTTTCAGGATTATCTTCACTTCTTGCATAGATATAACCTTCATCTGAATCACTAAATTGTTTTGATGTAATATAAGTGAAGTAAATATTACCAGTCTTATTGGTTTCAATAGAACCAGTAGGTGTTCTTAAAACTCTTGCTTGAATAGTATTGTCTTGGTTCGATATAATTGTTTCTGAGAAATTACCTATTGTTCCCTCAATAGAACCAGAAAGTGCTCCTGATAGTGGGAAATTAACATTACCCGAACCAGAGATTAAATTCATGGTATGAACATTAAAGTTAATGTTTATATTACCTTCATTTACTCGAGAACCATCTTTAAATATATGATTACCTAATCTTGAGGTTTGTTTTTGTGATATTGTTTGAAGTTGTGTTAACTCTCTTGCTTGAACCGCAAAACCAGGTCGAAATAGGACTCTAAGGTAATCCTTAGACTCATCAAAATCGTCAAAGTATGGCGATACGTTTAAGTTAATTGTTGACATATATTAAAAATCTCTCTCTTTTTATTTATTACAATTTCAAGATAATGTTCAATGATTCTATCTGATCTTCAGATCTTTCTAGTGCTGTCGGTAAGTAGTCAACAGCTAACATTTTACCACTGTTGAAGTTAACTTCAGAACTCTTCGCCTTCTTAATTACATTGTTATGGTTAGTTGAAATAATATTATCACTATCTGAGAAATTGTTTCTTAGTTTTCCTGTATTGATATAGTAAACATCTTTACCACTTACTGCTACAACTTTACCAGCAAAATCTGAATCACCCTGTTTAAAGAAGTTATCATTTATCTTAAACAATGCTGTGTTATCACATGTTATTTTTTTCGCTACTGTATAATAATTCTGTGTAGCAACTCTGTTTGTGGCTGTATCTATAGGATTCTTTATTAGACCTATCATACTAAACTCACCTTTTGCTAATTCTCTAAATCCATTATCTAATGGAATTACACGTGATGTCATCATAACATCTCTTGCTTGTAGTTCATCACCCGGATCAGCACCATGTCCAAGACCTGGAGCCATATCTAATCTGAAACATCCTATTTCAGAATCATTCTCAGAGTCAGTTGCATAAGGCAGTGCAGTATAACCAATACCATATTGTTGAACTTCAAATTTCCATACTGCGGATTGTTCACTATCTCTTGTTGCAGTAGCTTTAAACTCTTGTGTAGGTGTACCACCAGTACCATCTTTACCTTTAATATTTACAACTAGTTTACTTGTAAAACCTCTCAGTTTATCTGAGTCTGGTCTTTCATTAGGACCATGTTTAATACGCACATTGAATACAGAACCCTTAATAGCATTGTTTTGAACTTGTAGCAAATCATATCTCGCTGTACCTGACGTTACGTTCTCTGCTTCCGCAGCATCAACTCTTTCAGGTATAGGCATAAATGCACTTGTCATAAATAAAATAGCATCTGAATTTGTAATCGTGTACATATATTGCCACCAATAATTATCAGATGTTTTAAATGGTAATGATGATGAACCTGTAGGAGCGACTGTAGATGATACTGCCGATGGTGCATTCAAACACTTATATACATTTTGTCTCGGTACACCTTGTACAATCTCAGTTGACATAACATAATAGTCACTATCATTAGAAGTATCTGTATTCCAACCGACATATTTTCTATTACTTACCCAGTTCTTTCTTTTAATCACTCGAGAAACACCACCAGGCAGCACTCGGTGCATCGTGACCATATTCTTATATACTCCTATTAGATCTGAATCCGTTACAGCCTCAGAAGCGTCTGAGTCACTGAAGGGATAGTCTTCAGAATCTGTATAGGCTATAAACGCATAGAATGAATCATCATTTGAAGTATCTCTTATCTCATCACGTGTTGACTTTGATAAAAGTGTTTTTAATTCGTTGGTGACTTTACCTACAGTTGCCATTAATTTTTTCTCTTAAATTCAAGGTTCTCTTTATAATCTGAGTCCGATATTGTACCCAAAAGTTGTGCTGTATTATTTATTCCAGCTCCCGCAGGATAAGTTGGTTTTACAATTATTGTGTTCTCTCCACCAAGATAATTACCAAAAGCTCTAGCGGTTCTCGGAGATTTAGTATCTGAATATCCTCTTTGTTTTTCTATACCAAATCTTTGTCTTATTTGTTCATCTCTTACAATTAAATCTGAATCATATTCTGAATCTGGTGCAGTGTGTCTTATATTTCCTAATGCTGTGAATTTTCCAGGTATACTCCAACCTTCATTATATTCAGAGTCTCTTCTATTATTGAATTGATTGTATTTCTGCTCAAATGCTTCTAAATCATAATAAGTTTTACCATTATCTACAAACACTAATTCTTGATTGAGTTTTAATGCAGTATTGAAATCATTTGCCTTATCAATCCTTATTTCTCTAGTTCTATCTAGTGCTTGCGTAAATGTATCAACATCATTATCACTATCCTTTATTCTGGAATAGTCTATCTTTTCAAATGTTGCGGCTGTTGCTGCATCAAATCTTTGGAAAATATCTTTAGGTATTTCAGAATCATAAACTCTAAATAACTCAAAGTCTTCATACTTAACTTGTGATAATCCAATTGTCTCTATATTATTATATCTCTTTGCTGAATGAAATTCACTAGGTACATAATGTGTCTTGTTATTATTTACCCTTGAACTTCTCTTAATTTCACTATCAAAAACTTGTGTTGTGATAGGTCTCTTGAAGAAATCTGAATCAAAGTTATTTTTAATTATGAGTTTACCATCACCTTTACGTGGTGTAAAGTACATACCAAATTTTACTCTAAGATCTGAATCAGAATCGATTGCACCTCTTACATAATTGTAATGACCTTCTGAATCGAATACCGTCCAAACTTTATGTACTAAACCAACGGGTTCATAATCAAAGAATGCATTTCCTCTTTGTGATTGTATTGATGATTCAATATTTCTTTGTGTATAGTCAGCTGTAAGGAAAGTTCCAGAAGCATCGTTAGTTAATGATACAACATTGAATGGGTTAGATGCAAATGAAACACTATCAGCAAATACAGCAACACCTTCAGTAGACTTATCATTAAAGTAATCATCATCCGCATCAAATGTTAAAACAGATGTTTCAGCACCAATATCTGTGTGTGGTAAAGCTTGACCCGAAACATTTACTTGTGATGTTGTATCTACATTTAACTCACCAAATAGATACAAACCTGCAGGGTGTAATGTTTCTTTAATTGCACCTCTCCAGTTATTCATTGCAAGTTCTGATTGTATAATATATGAGAATTCAGAAACAGTATAGTTATCTCTTAATATACCACCAGAAATTGAACTTAAGAAACCAGATTCGTTAAGGAATGTTTTCTCTGTTTGTGATGTAAGTGGGAAACCTGTTTTTAAAACTGGAGTTTCATATTGAACTACAGCATTTGAAACTGGAAATGTTTCAGTAGATATCTTTGTACCATCCGCTGGGTTTACTTTTATAATCCTTAATAATGCATGTGGTAATCTATCAAATTCTCTGATCTCACTGTCAGATGGGAAATTCATAGGAAGATTCTTAGTCGAAAGAACCTGCTCACTATCTGCTTTTGAAATTGTAAAGCTCGTACCATCAGCAGATTTAGTTGCAACCACACCACCATAACCAGTACTTACAAATTGACCAATTGATTTCGATGTACCTTTACCAGCACCATCAGAATCTGCTTCATCTGCAGAAACAAATACTTCTGATGAAAATGTCAATGTATTTTCTGAATCATTTACTGCAGATTGTTTTAGTAGATCTATGTGAAACTTATCTAATCTATAAAGTCTAGGGTCATTGATAGTTATTGGGAAAGCCTGTACCGCATGTCTTGATGCTGGTTGTGTTTGAAATTTTATCTCTCTGGATGGACTCAACATAAATTTTTGATTGAAGTCATACCAGAAGTTCACACCATTTGGTCCACCACCATCAGAATCAACTTGAAGAGTCGTTCTCTCAGGGTCCGATGGGTGCATACCAGCAGTTTTATATTGTGTCAATGGTAAGTCATACCAATTGTATGTAGTGCTATATTGATTAGAGAACTGACCTAAATCATATACATCAGAATCTAATCTGTTTATTGGATATCCATATCTTTGTCCAGGTTTACCAGCAACTCTTGTTGTATGTGTAATTGCGTTAGTAAAAGTATCATCAGCACCAGAAGAGGCTACCATTGTAGTTGTAAATCTACCATCTGAATCTCTTTGTTGTAATTGTTGTCCATCAACAGCAGCCCAGGCACTTACCCATCTTGCCCATTTATTTGGACCTGGTTGACCTTTTTCCCATGAATAATATGTTGGTGTAATACCTTGAATATCAAATTCAGAATCAGCTTTCCATCTTTCAATAAAGTCACTATCACCATCTGAATCATAGTACTTAATAGTTCGTATTTTCCATCTGTAATTTTCTGAATCCCATGCTATAGGCATTCTAATTGGTTTAAATTTTAATCCACTTTTAAAGAAATACTTTCTGTTTGATGAATAGTTTACAAAGTGATAATCATAATATGTATCACCAAATAATAAATCACCATCTACTCGAACTTCACCTTTCACATATTGAGTACTCATCAGACCATTTCTTCTACCCTCAAATTTAAGGTCATCAAAATTTGAATCAAAGCTAAGGCCGCCTTTTGAAATACCATTATTATTCTGACTTTCAGAATCTGACCTACTTCCAGGAGCATAATGGTCTCTTGGACTTCTATCAGTACTGTATAGAATATTAGAACCGAATTCTTCCATACCTGCCCAATATAAAGTATCACTATCATTTGTAATACCGTCAGAGTCAAATATACGCAGGTCAATTGTTATAACTTCACTATCATGTCTCAATGAACCTGCTTCTGAATCTGGTGTGAAATGCTGAAACTCAATAACATTACCAACATCAATTGCTTCTTCATTTGTAATTCTAATACCCATCGGACTTTCAAGCGTTGGTACACCAAAGCTATCTGAATCAAAGAATCCAGTTTGTGGTGTTGATACTTCTAATATCCTTCCTACTTCTGAGGATAAACCACTTACAATCAAACCAGTACCAGTATTTGTTCTTATGAATGGTTTTGGTATATGTGTATACTGTCCTTTTTGAATGATAGGTACAATGACTGGTTCAAAGTCTTCTGAAAGATAACCTGTATTGTTTACACCTAATCTTACATTTGAACCATCAATCTGTGTCACAGATCCTTGTTCATCTACACCTGTGATGAAAGCTAATGCACCAGCACCCGATGAAGGATCTAAAAATTCTATAGTATCTCCAATACGATAGTTAGTTCCTCTATTTCTTATCATCACTCTATCAATCTCACCAGCACCGACCTTAGTCACCTGAACTGGTATAGTGGTAGTAGAATCTCTTACAAAGAACTTATCACCAACTCTAAATCCAGAACCACCAGATGTAAGACTTACATCTCCCAAGTGATTTAATAATCTTACTCTGACTTCTTTTGTTTGATCTTGTGAATCTCTTAACAGTACCTCTCTTCTTGGTACAAGTAAACCACCAAAATCAGAATCAGGATTTTTAGTTAGATATAAAGTAAGAACTGTCTTATTATTTTTTGTGACACCAGTAAATGTTCCATCTAATACAGTAAGTATATTTGTAGAAGCATCACTATCGACCGTATCACTATCTAAACGTATTGTAGATAACTCATAATTGAAATCACCTAGATTAGATTCGTTCTGAACTACTTCAGCTTTTATTTGTACAAAAGATGTATATAGTGATTCAGAAGAAATAAGAATCTGATTCTTTGGTTCAAAGAGATCAATCTCCTCACCATATAACATTCTGAATAAGAGTGCAAATGAATTTGGCGAACCTTTTGATAGGTATACATCTCTTGCTTTTTGAAGGATAATACCGTCTGTGACTTTATTACCAGTGATTACGAATGGTGTTAGTTGTCTTTGAAAGTACTCTTTGAATTCATCTAGTGTTGTGTGTACATCACGATATTGTTCAGCATTGTTTATAAGATCACCAGCATTAGGTACTGACTTAAAAAGATTTAGTGCTGAAGTGGAATCACTATCTGATTGTTTTTCTAGATACTCATAGTATGCATCTACAAATAGCTGAAACTGCGGATGTTCCGATCTTATGAACTCCGGCAACTGCGACTTGACTATTGGCAGTATGTGTTTGGCCATTAACTTGCTCTCGATACATTAAATAAGTTCAGTGAAGCTGTGTCGTCTTTATCTATCGCTCTCACTGTAGAATCTCCTGTAGATATTTGTAAAAGATAATTACCAGCAACATTAACATCAAAAGATTCTGGTACCGCTATGATACCTATCTGTCCATCTTCTGGGTCAAAGTCACTAATATTTACCTCACCTGTTTCATAATTTACTGTACCGCCGGCGGTGTTTACAATTACATTTTCTCCTTCAATAACATCTACAAGTCTTATAACTCCTTTACCATCATCTACAAATCTAGAAAAGTTTGTTCTACCAGATCTTCTAAATAAGTTTGATGTGATTACACCACCAACAGATGCTTCACCAGCAAATGGTTCAGTGTGTAGTCTATTATTAAATGTAAATGATGAATTATCTAATAAACCATCTTTTGCATTTAGATTGAATCTTAAATTTACTCTCGGATTTACAGCAGTAATAGCTTTATCTAGTTTTAAAATCTCTTGCATTAATCTTGATACTGAGAATGATTCCATGAAATCACCAATATATGATGTGTTTAGGATATTGTATAATGATAATACTTTAGCTTCTAATACTTCTGGGCTTGTTGCAAGTTTAGCATTATCATATTGTATAACTGTCTTTGCAATGATTCTTGTAATAAGTGGGTCTACAACTTGAGGTGTGACAGTCACTAAGTTAAATTTAGAAAGTATATCTCTTGTTATTGTTAGCTTTGCTTGTTCAGTTAGTTTATCACCAGATTTTGGCTTGATTGAAAAGAATACTTTACCAGGTTTACCTACAGTTTCTCCACCATATACATTTAAGGCTTGAATATCTGCATACTCCTTTTTTAATATGGCTTTATAATCATTCTCTGTCACAGCTCTAAACTGTGCTTGAAACCAATTTGGTGCATTATCTTTTATCTCTTGAATTGTTTCCATATCTCCACCACCAGTGGCAGATTTTGTAGTGACTACTGTAATGTCAGATCTACCAGCTATTCCAACTGAGAATGAATTGATACCATTTGCATCTGATCCGTTAGTGACGAGGTATGTAGCTAATATTTCATCTCCAACTTCTAGTTTTTTTCCAAGAACACCATTACCAAACATAATATTATGTGATAGGTTTCTTGATTCTTCTATAAAATATATTGTACTTAGATTTGAAACATCAGTTGTTCCTTGAGTTTCATTTGTGACTGGTGTCCATAAACTTCCATTTACAGAAACATTTATAGATGTAGTGTCAATATTCTTATTACCTAATTCAAATCTAGGAAAGCTAGTATGATCTGCAGTTGCAGAAAATCTTTGTGTGATCTTATCACCTTCACATATTTCTACTTCAACATCTCTTGTAGTACCATTCGCATCTGAAGCATCATATTGAACACTAAAGTTTTTCAGTGTATAAAAATTAAATGTGGTTGTACCATCAGTAGCGGTAAATAAACTACCTGATGGAATCGTATAAACATTTGTATCGTTTATCTTTGGAATTCTGAGAGTAATCTTTGCTTTTGCGGCTTGTTTAGAACGAGGTGTGTAGTTTAACATCTTAGATATAGAAATAATATTATTTCTCATAAGTGCTGTGTCTAAGAATGATTCATTTATAAGATAATTTGCCGCTAGATTATTATAATGAGTATTATATGCAAGAATATCTACGATGGTGTTCATTGCTGAACCTTTAAAATCATAGTCTGCAAATGTTGCGTCTGCTTTAAAATGTGAAATTATATCCTGTTTTATATCTTCAAAATCAGGATTTGCTACAACTGGTCTTTCGTCTGGCATTATTACCTCAATCTTTCGAGAACTATGCTTAGGTTCTCATCTGTTTTTATATCTTTCATTTCATATCTTAACTCAATGCCATAAGCATTAGAATCTGTCATATCTCTTATGACAATATTTTTTATACGTACTCGTGGTTCATGATTTTGAATTACCTCTTTGATAACTCTTCTCATGTTCGATATAGTAATAGCATCAGCAGTCTCAAATAAAAGACTTCTTGCTTGAGAACCAAGTGTCGGTTGAAACGGTCTCTCATAGAACGCAGTTTGAATTAAATTCTTCACAGATTGATTTACTGCTGCAACACCTTTTTTGACCGCAAGATCATTAGTAAGAGGGTGTTTTGTAAAGTTCAGATCAAAATCCTTATATTTGCTTTTTCTTTGAAATGTCTGTTGTATTGCCATGAATTATTTATTCACTAAGAATAAATAAAACAAGTATACTTTATAATTGGTGACCAATGGCATTAAATGATTCCGAGATACGACCATTTCAAACCGACGTAACGGGTTTACGTTCTGAATGGGCTAAAATCTCAAAAATATATGACTCTCGTGGCGTAACGGCACACGACTCGAAACGTGTATCTGATGACCTCAGACACTATGTTCGCGCTATCGCACGCACCATGGATTCAGATGTCATTAATACTATATATCAAAATATAGACAGCGATCACCTCGTAGAATATTATGGAAAGCCATCTGGCTGGAGTAAGACTTCTGCAATTGATAATGGTACCGGTCCAAATCAAGCCGACTGGTCAAAACTCAGAACATTTATAGACAGCATACCAATTTCCTATGATGATGGTGCTGGAAACACTTACAGAGGAGCACCACATGTTTTACTTGCGGCAGACTCTGACTCATCATCTAAATTTGTTAGTTTTAAAACATTACTAAAAGCATACTTTATAAACTTCTTAAGATACGATCAGGTAGAATTAAGAAGGCTACAAGGTGAATTAAATGTTGTAAAGAACGACAGTGATGGATATAAAACTATTGCTAAAAATTTACCTGCACACTATGATTCTGATTTACCCGCGGCAACAGATTTTCTTGAAGTATTCCTAGATTACTTTGAAGAAAATGCCATTGGTTTAAGAAGAGCAGCAAGTTCTACTGAAAGAAATCTATTACCATTTAACAGAGACATCTCTTATGGTTCACTAAGACACGACTCAGACACAAACAATTTAATTGATTCAGATACAACTAGAAATAGACTATATTATTTGAGAAGAAAACTAGCATCTGCGGTTGTTGAAGGTGTTATACTAGATTCAGACTTTACGAATGCCGGTCATACAAGAACTTATGGTTCAAACTTACTTGCTAGTAGATTAGGTGCAACATATCAAACCGTTGTAAGAAGATCGCAACCATTACATCAAGGTCATTTCAACTTATTCTATGATTATCTGGATTATGGTCACCTTGCACGTGACTCAGAGTTTCAAGGCTTTGCTGGTGTTGCAGGAACAATTGATTCATTGCAAGGTAAAGGAGTTCTTACAGATTCAGACTCAGAAGGATATTCATTAGGTTATGATAAGAAAGTCACACCTGGTGTATTTGCAGCTACAAGAAAAGATTCAGATTTTATTGCAGATGTAATAGCTAGAAATGTTAACTTCTGGGGTTTCATGGGACTCAGACTTGGTGCTGTCGATTCAGACACTATGATGGAATTAAAAGATTCCGATTATAGAACTAGAGCAACAAGCGGTGGTAAGAGAACACATACAAACTATTACTTGTATCATCCATCATTTGCAAGAAAATTCAAAGCTATTAATAAAAGATTTGTAGAAAGAACAGTAGTAAGATATCTTGGTGGAAATGGTGTTAACATCGGTGATAGTGATGAAAAGAATCATAGACAAAAAGTTAATAAACCATTAAGAGAATTTGTATATGGTACTGGTGATTCTGAACTCGCATATCTACAAGGTAATGATTCAGAACTAGGAATCATAAGAACAGCATTAATTAATTCAGTCACAGACTCAGATAGACTTAAGATTGCTAATGATATAGTAATGAGAGTGATAGACTCAGATTCTGATGATGGTCTATTAATTAAAAACAGACTATCTGATATAGTTATAAATCAGTTAATAAATCAAGATTCTGAGAACAGTCTACTACAAAGTGTAGCAAGAAAAGAAATACTAAAACTAGATTCTGATTCTGAACTAGTTTCAAGAACATTTACCTCACTACTAAACAGAATATCTGAGAGTTCAGTACCAGCAGATTCTGATTCAATGGGTAGAGATTCAGATCTACGTGTGAGATTTGATAACCTTATTTTAGATAGAGTACAAAGATTAGACTCAGATGATCTTGTCACTGGTACAAATTTAAAAGCAACATTAAAGAAAAATTACATTCAAACATTTGATTCAGATTCAGACTTGCAAAAAAGAACAGCAAGAGGAGTTGTTCAAGCAATAAGAGATGATAGTGATATAGACCAAATATTCTCAAAACATATTGCTGAATCATTTAGAATGATAACACAAGAACATATAGTAAATGATTCGGAAGGTTCATATTCATCATTTACATTTGTAGTACCAAGTACAGTCACACCACCGATTGCAGATAATGTGAAAGTATTTCATAATGGTGTAAGACAATTAAATTCAAAATCTTTTAATAGATTAGGTACTGCTTTAGTGAATCACACCGTAGATATTAGTTCATCTGCGGTATCAGGTTCTAACATTACAATTAACTTTGCGGTAAACACCGCTATAGATGATGTGATTACAATTGAGTATCACACAATGGTCAACTAGGATTAAATAGACTATGGGTACAAAGACAAGAGATTTATCAAAATTAGGTGCTGGATTTGTTGTAGACGGAACTAAATCACGTATTGATAGTGATAATACAATTGAAACATTTACTACGTTATCCGTTAAAAGAGATAATGCAAGTTATGATTCAGGAAAAGATAGTGATATCTTTGTAGTAAAACCTGATCAGGCTAATCCCACAATTGAAACAAGACATTCAACAAAAATTAAAGATAAAATTGTATTTGAAAAAGTACAGAAAGATGCTAACAGAAAAGTAGCTATTGACACAGCAGCAACAGTAAATATAAGATCTGGTCAACACTTTGATAGTGATTTTATGGATGCTCTTGTAAATGCAGTGGTAGCAAAGAGTAGAAGTGATTTAGCAACAACAAATATAAACTATAACCCTAAACTAAAAGAATTACAAGCTGAAATGGCCACTCGATTAATGAGTGATATGAATGCTGACAAAGGTCCAACTGTTGGACAATATTTAAGATGGACTGGTAATAAGTATGAACCACAAGATCCGGATGCGACTGGTAATTTCACAATTGACTTTCAATCAGCGGCAGTATCACCACAATCAATTACAGATTCAGATACAAAGATTGGTTTCTCAAAAGTAATTTCAAATGCAAATGCCGTTGTATTTGTAAATGGTCACCTACAACCAGTTGATTCAGATGCATTTGGAGATGGTCGTTCTCCCACTGGTGCGGGTACCACAACAAGAGATTCAGATTCAGATAAGTATGCATTCATTGATTATAAGATACTTGCGAATGTCACAACTAAAGATGTTGATCAGGTAGTTTCTGGTCCATCAGATGCAATAAAATTTTATGGTAGTTTAAAAGCAAATGATGAAGTTTCTATTATATCACCTATTGATGAAACTGTAGCTCACTTCTACAAGAACTTTAGATTTGCAGATTCAGATTTTGTTGTCTACAGAAAATCACGTAATTTAACACAAAGTGCAAATGGTACTCACCAAACATTTAGAATGATAGATTCAGATATCTATAATGATTCTGACTTTATTGTTGCTCGTGTTGGTGGTAATCCACTTATATTCTTAAATGGTATTAATCTATCACAAGCACAAGGAGATTTCTATTTTTATGATTCTGACTCAGATCAAATAGCAGAATATGCAGCATCTAGAATGATTGCATTTGATTCAGATAACTATGTTAAAGATTCAGATGAATTATCCGCTGTATGGATAAGAAACGTATCAAACCAATTAGGTGGAAACAGATTACCATCAGAAGCATTCCAAACATTAGAACATACATTTACAGTAAATGATTCTGATCATCCAGGATTTACAACTGGATTAGTAGATTGTTCACCAGTATTACAAACTTCAAATGACCCACAAAACGTATTGGTATTCCTGAATGGATTACTATTATCACAAGTACCAGTGCTTGAGTATCAGGTAAATGGAAATGACATATTATTCCCAACAAAACTAAATGTAAATGACTTTGTTGCAGTATACTCATTTAGTGGTCCAACTGCTGGTGTAAGTTCTCTTGGTCAGCTATCAAATGTAGATGAAGCAGTCGATGGTCAACAACCTGGAATTGGTGAAGCATTAGTATATTCAGGTGGTCAATGGACACACCAATTTGCAGATGCAATTAGAGAAACTCCACTAACAGCAGCATGGTTGAGAGTATCATTTGACTCAGATAATGGTCCTAATCCAAATAAAATTATTGATAGAGCAACATTTGGTTTTGACTCAGATCAATTAAAATATTCAAGACACGCTGAAGGTGTATATTACTTCTTATTAGATTCTGAGGTTGTACCAGTAAATGATACAAATGGATTCTATATGTCAATGGCAGTATCAACATGTGCACCTCAAGGTCAGCCTATATTCTCATCAATTGATGCTCAAGGAACAAATGCAGTAGCACCTGGTCCTGGAGCAGATTCAGATACAGGTTTAACAATTGATGTATTTGGTGGTAAACCACTTATAGCAAATCCAAATAATAGAGCAATCAGAGTAAGAACCTGGGATGCAAGTTCAAACCCAATTGACCCAATACAAATGAATGTACAGGTTTGGTTCAAACGTGAAAGTGGATAATAAATATAGTAGGAGAAATTATGGCAAAATCAAAAACTAGAAGATTCGCAGAATTACCAAATCTTATACAACAAGATGCGAATGCTGATATAACTAATATCATTACTCAAGGTATTACATCTAGCACTCTCAATGTGAGTGGTAATGTAAGTTCTGGTGATATTGCTGCTAACAGTATTGCAATGTCTGGGTCTCTAGGAAGCGTACAGAATTTAACAGCGAATGATAATGTCATTGCTGGAAGTTTTGTGACAACAGTAATTCATACTGGTGTTGGTACAGTCACAGTTCCTACTTCTGGTTGGATTACAGGTTCACAATTATCCATCGTTTCAAATGGTACATTAACAATTGATTGGGGAACCGGAGCTAAAGGAACAACATTAGGCGATTCTGCTAAGATGGCTTCAGGAACATTTGACGGTAGTAAATGGTTCTTCACTGAAGCATCGGCAGGCTAAAATGCATGTACATTCTCAATACTATAAAAAAATCACATCAGATCAAGTTGGTTATATTGTAGAACCATCTGAAGTTGAAAGAACATCCGTTTCATCAGTAATTATAGAAATTCCAGAAGGTGTAAATCTTACATCATTACCTGGAATATCAGCACTCACAATACCACATTTTTCAAAGGCAACTTATATTAAAGTCATAGTAGATGGAAATATTTTAGGTTCTGGTGGCTTTGGTTCAGGTGGCGGTATAGTAAACAATGCCTCCAATGCAGATCTAAAAGTTTCAGGATCTGGTCTTGTGAGAGGTGGTGGTGCTACAACTGGTGCCATAAGAGATGCATTGCAAGGACCATCTGATATAAATGACAACACAAAAGATATACCAAGAATTTTTAATTTTTAGAATGTTATGGCACGAAAAATATCTAAAACAAGAAGAGTAGCAAATATCTCAAATCCCACTGGTCCTGGTGGTAAGTTCTATTTGTCTGATGATTCTGATGCCGTAATTTTTGGAAACAGTAATAATACATCAATAAAATTTGGAAAGCTTAACGTAGGTCGTTTCCAGATAGCACACAATTCAAATGAGACAGACGATTTTTACAGGACATCGAGAGGAATTCTACAGGGTTTACAAAATCAACCAGATTCAGACTTATACAATAGATTTTCTTCTACTAATAACCCTATTGTTGGTGAAATGTTCCCTAATGCAGCAGAAATCACGCAGTTTTATAGGTCAGGTTTTCGTGATGCTATTTTAGGTTCAGATTCAGATACAACTACAACATTCAAAGGACAATACTTATTTAAGGGAGATGATAATATTTTCCCAACTACTGATAGAGTTTATAATATGATAAACGCGCATAGAAAGTTTCCACTGGATTCTGATTCACTCTATGCAAATGGCACGAGCATTGCAAATGATTTTCTAATAAAAAAGAAGATTGGTAGATATGTCGAGCGTTCTAATGTAATTTTTGGAAGAAAGCAAGGTGGTCAAACTATCAATATTGCAAGAGTTTCTGGTGAAACTACACCATTACAATTTGGTTATCCAAAAAGTGCAGCAAACGTGCATGACTCTGAGAATACTGTATTCGTAAGTTTTGGTACATTAGACTTACAAGGTAAAGTAATTTTTAAAGCAACTGATGTCACATTCGGATTCTTAGGAGATGATTCAGATTCAGACTCGGGATTTTATCTTGAAAGACAAGATGATGGCTCTTATGATACACAGAAAGGTGGTCAAAACAGACAAAATATGAATGCTCAAAATGAACAAGCAATGAGTTCATTTATTCAACCAAAGCAAGTAGTTGGTAAATCATATGTAAGATTTTTAAACTCTACTTCAAGTCCACTTACAGGTACTGGAACATTTAAAATTGCACCATTATATGATTCAGATGGTGATGGCAGTTTTGGAAATAGGTCAAGAAGAACTAATATGACCGTCACTGGTAATATTGCAGACTCTGATGGTACTCTATCATTACAAGGTAATGAAGGCCGTGCAAACTTTGATAGTGATGGGTTTACACTTGCTGGTCAAAAAGTATCAATACCAAGTAAGTATAACCTTACTATTATAAACGCAACTGGTTCAACAGTTGCTACATTTCAGTTTATGGACCCTAGTTAAGATTAAATAATATATGGCTAAGAGTAAAACAAGAAAACATGCAGATATAATCAGCTCATTATCATTTGATGAAGATGGTAATTTAACTGGTTTTGAAAATCCAGAGAGTGTCACACTTCCTGGATTAGAAGTGACGGGCCAATCTATCTTTAATGGTAATGTCGGTATTAGAGGTACTACCATCTTTACAGGTTCAACCATTGATATTAAACAGGGTGGTGTTTATCTTGGTTCTGATTCAGATAGTTTTAATGGTACTGCAATATTCTATGGTACAGATTCTGATGATGTCTGGACTAACTACGGTACAACAAACCAAGTAGGAAAAACATATCTTAGAGGTAGTGTAGATATTGAAGGTTCTCTGAATGTAAAATCTTCTGGCACTATTACATTCATGACAGATGTCAATTTACCTAATCTTACATTTGATACTAATAGTACACTGACAGCTACAAGAGCTACATTTTCAAGTATAACAGGTTCTTCTTTAACATTAGGTGGAACAACAGTATCTTCATTTGATACATTTACAATTGAAGACACTGGCGGTTCAGCTCAATTTACAGGAAAGACCTTTAATTAATGCTTAGTATAACTCCACAAGCTAAACAATACATTACTGAAAAAATTAGTAATCAGGATAAAAAGTACGCGCATCTATCTATGAAAGGTGGTGGTTGTGCTGGCTTTGAATATTCATGGACATTTACAGATTCAACAGATGATGGTGTACTAATTGAAGATACTATTGTTGTAGATAAGATTGCTGAGATGTATATCTATGGTTCTGAAATAGATTATGTTGAACAGTTTGCTGGTTCACAATTAGTAATAAACAATCCTAATGCTACAGCCGCATGTGGTTGTGGTGAAAGTTTTGGTGTTTAATATCCTATTGCGTGGATAACATCAGACATAAATAAATTCTTCTCATCAGCTCTTCGTCTTACTAATCCAGGTAAAACTTTACCGCCAGCTTTTCTCCATTTTGGAAACTCATTGCCAGCTCCTTCATAATCTCCACGATTAAGCTTCTGTCTGAGTGTAGATGCTTGTAGATTACCTAATCCAACATTAAATGAAAAAGATACTAAAGCATCAAATTGATTTTGTGTAAGTCTTGTAATTGGAATAAGTGTATTAACACCTCTTTCAAATCGAGCTAAATCAGCTTTTAAAATATTATCTACTTCTTCCATAGTAAATGTCTTGTTCCATTCCTTAGGAAGTTTTTTACCATCACCTATAAGATGACCAACACCTACAGTCCATAAACCTATTGGGTCTTGATATGGCTGTTGTCTCACACCTTCATGGTGTTTAATCATTCTTATACAGTTATCACTTACCTTCGTCGGGTTGCTCATCTGATTCTTTTGGTGGGTTTGCTTCTGTGTACGCTTGTGTGAAGGCTTCGAGTCTGTTTCTGACTTTGCCCACAGCTTCCATTTCCATGCCATCGAATGCTCCTCGTTTAGCACATATATCTATAATTTTAATACAATCCGCTACGTCACGAATGTTTAATTCCGCTTTCATAATATACTCCTATTTTTTAATTGCTCTTGAACCAAACCAAAAAGCTACTATAGCAGCGAAGATTGAACGTGTTTCTTCTGACCATAATGCTTGTGTGATTGCTTCAATATCTCCGCCTTGTGTCAATACTACATACGCAGCAACACCTTCTACAAAGAAGAAAATTGCAAAGAATAAGTATGTAATTATTGGTCTGACAGAAGATCTTAAATTCGTAATCCATTGTGAAGCACCTTTACCTGTCTCTGTGTCATGCACTAGTAATTGAGAATCTCTTTGTACTTCTGCAGCTTGCATCATAGCTTCTGCTTTGTAAGTAGCAAGATTAGCTTCTCTTTCCATTTGCATTTCCATGACAGCTAGTTCGTGTGACTTATCCTTTCGATCTTGCATGAAATCCAAAATCTTAGGAACAAATGAAGTTCCGAATCCTAACAGCGTGGACAATAATGTCAACATAGTTTACCTCTCTATTTGAGTTTGCTTACTTGTTTTATGATTTTATCTTTAGTTAAACGCCTGTCTACTTCATAACCAAACATACGACCATATTCTTCAAGCTCAAGTTTCGTCATCTCTTTAAGTTCTGAAACTGGCTTTACTTTAGGAGGAACAATTACCCTCCAAATTTTTTGAAATATATTCATAATTTACCTCTATCTATTTATATAGGAAAGTGCTCTTGCAAGAGCATTAACTAAATAACTCTTTCTGATACTCTAGTTTTTTTGCAAGTTTCTCTTTCACCTCATCAGACTTATAATAATCTAATATTTTTTTAAATAAAGCTTCGTGTACTTCAGCAATATTTTCATTTCCTTTTCTAAAACCATAACCAAGAGCATCTCTTATTTTAATATCCCTTGAATTCTTGAAAAACTGGTAAATGAACATATTTGGATATTTGGTATGGTCGTGCCAATCATCCTGATCAAACATTTTATATAGACCTTTTCCAGCATATTCTAAACCACCTTCTATTGAGTTTAGATTTTCATTAATTTGAAATACTAAAGCATTTGCATAAGACTTATCTGCGATAGTTTGATAATGTGGGAAATACCAATCTATAATTTCTTCATCCATAGCATTATTAATAAACATATCTACTGGATCCATCCAACCTTGTTCATTCATTGTAAATTGTAGGTTTCTTAAGTTTGCTTTATTTTTTTCTCGACTCTCTAAGTTTGCTTGCTTAGTAAATGCTTTTCCGTATGGCTCTTTACTACCGACTTTATTATACTCATCCATGATAGCAGCAGCACCCTCACTTATTTCTTTATTCAATGCTTTAAATTCATCGAGTGTTAACGTTCCACCACCTGAGCTTGGTTTCTTTGAATTATCTTCTACAGTAGGTTCTACTTTTTCTTGTGTGTCTGCCTTCTCATTTGGCTTAGCCTCTACTTTTGCTTTCTCAACCGGCTCACCATCTTCATCTAATTCAAGGTTAGGTATATTCTTACATATATCAAACTCTTTACCGCCTAACGCATCTGATATAGCATCTTTCGCATCTTGAACAACACCTGCTGCACCCTGTAAAAGTGGTGGTACAATATTCTTAAGTGCACCAGTTAAAACTCCAGCAGCTAAACCTTTTGCAAAATCTTTTTCAATTGCAGCCACAGCAAGTCCTACACCAATGGCATCTTTGACCTCAGCTAATTTACCGAGTTCAACTTGCAGGTTCTTTGGTTTTGGTATTTGAGAAACTAATTTACCTTTGACTTCGTCTGCTATACCCTCAGCCTTTGCTTTGAATTCCTCTAACTTTTCTAAATCAACAGCATCAGTAAGTGTATCAGCCATTTCTTTAGTCTTATCTTGTAGACCTTTTAAAGCTTCATTAGCACCACATTGTTTAACCATATTAATCTCCAGCAAAAACGTCAGGTGAACCTTCAGCAGAAGAGTTTGGTACCCAACTACCATGACCACCAGTTGCATCTCCTTTTCTATGCACAGGTTTATTATTTACAAACACAGTTCCAGAACCACCAGTTGCAGGATCACCACAAGATGTAGAATCTTGATTAGCTCTCATTACATTCTTACCATTAGCAAACACATTATCTGAACCACCTACATAAGCAGTTTGATGAAATGGATTTGGTGTAGGACTTGCGTGACCTACATGTTTATCATCTAGACGAGTGACTTCTGGCATTATATACCCGCCACTGAACTAATAATCCATAACATAATAATAGTAATTCCTATCATAATTGCAAATGTCATTTTACACTCCTAACTGTACCGTTATTTTGTACCTGAAAGGCAGAAAAATCTACCTTATCAAATTCTTTTTTAAGAGATAGAAAGCTCTTTAAATTATTTTTATCATCATCAAAGAATCTTACTCTTTCAAAGTCTCCTGAATTAAGATACTTTTGAAATATTTTTTTCTTAGCTGCAGCTGCACTACCACCAAGATTACCAGCTCTTTCTACATGTACCTTATCAATGTCTATTCCATGCGCGCGGAAAGTATCTAAGAATAAGTCTCTATCGTCCATGTCAGAACGAGCTGTAATAATAATTACTTTAGAACCACGCTTAGTAGCATTTCTAATAATAGCTTTAGCCTTCTTTACCATTCTTCCAATAGGCATTGCCGTCTGTTGAAATATCTTTGCAGATTTAAACTCACCAAAATCCCACTCTTCATCTTTCTTCAGTTTGTACTTATTAAATTGAACTGGTGGTAGCTCTTTTACATCACCTGTTTTTTTATTTCTAACTTTTACTTTTGCAGCAGTTCTAAATAATGTATCATCTATATCAAATACAGTTAAACCTTTACCAGCTGCTTCTTCTAGTACTTCAGTAAAACTCTTCATTTCTTTATTAACCTATACAACTGTTCTGCTAAATGTATACCACCATGATGGTCATTCAAATAATGAAAGCCAGCCTTAATTCTACCAATACCACATTCTAAACCTGCGGTTATTAAACCATCTGCATAATCTGGATATAGACCAGCAACATATAAACCTGATAGATATCCTTGAGTTGAATGACCGCTAGGATATGACCTTGTTTTATTTGTCTTACTAGGTAATCTATCTAGTTCTGGTAATCCCATTTTTCTAGCGGCTTCATAAGGTCTATCCTTTGAAAACTTTCTCTTAAAGAACTTAATAGTATCTATTGATTCATCTTCTAGAAGTTTTACCTTTTCAGATGGAAACTTCAAACCATGTTCTTCACAAAATTGTTCTACTGCATAAGATGGATTCTCATCATGTGCCGCTACAGATGCTTCCCAAAAAGGTGTTCTGGTTTCAATCTCATCCATAACATATAATACACTATCCTCAGTAATTTTTTCTGGTTCAGGCATATCAATATATGCTACAGCTAATTTTGGTAGAATCTTATTTTTCTTTGCCACTTTTTCCAGCCTCAAGTTCTGCTAATCTTATACCATTTTTCTTGTGAAGTAAATCTTTATCTACTATCTTTTCTAATTTAAGAAATGGTATTCTCTCGTTCTGTACATATCTCCATGTATATCCATCTTTATTGTATACACCAAATACCGATTCAGTAAATCCAATCTTAATGATAAGTGCTGGACAACCATCTAATATTACCTTATCACCTTCATTAAAAGATTTACTCATTCTGAATCGAGCACCTTTTGCAAATCCTGTAGACCAATCTCTTATCCACATACCAACAATTATAGAACCTATAATAGCAGCCCATGGACCGAGCAAGTTCCAAACACTTAATAACTCTGAGTTTAAAAGTTCATTCATTAGTTCAAATCAATTCTGGCGGCATCAATATCCAAGTTTCCGGTAATAGCTTCGGTGACATTTCCACCTACTGTTTCGCTTACGTCGCCTGTTATGTTTTCTGTTCTATTACCTTTAATTGTTTCAATATGATTGGCTTTTGTACCAATCGTAATATCATCCAATGCTGATATATTTAATTTATCGGTGACTATATGAGTATGACCTAGTTTAGTAAACATATCTCTCTTACCAGAAACTATCTCATTCATATTTGTTGTGACTGTTAAATCTTCTGAATCACCGATTGTTGTGTTTCTTGATTTGTCTACAATTCTTATTTCATGACCACCAATTCTTGTTGTATAGTCATTTGTGATATTAGCTGAGTATGCCTGACCAATTTCAATTAATTCATTATTACCTATTGCAGTATTACGAGAACCTTTTACATTTACTGTATAATCTTTCTCTACTTCTAAATGATAATTACCTTTAATTAGTTCTCTTACATCTCCATCAATTGTAATATCTACATTACCTTTTACATATATTCTATCACTACCAAATATCACCGTATAGTTATCACCCACCACTGTGGATGTCATATCACCATTATCTTGAATTTCAAAGTTTGTACCAGTTCTATGAAACATGGATATTCTTTCATTTGTTGGTGTATCATCTACTTCAAATACGTGACCTCGTTCTGTTTCAGTCACTTTATTAAATGGATATATTGGCTCCTTATCTCTTTGTACTTTTGGACTATTCCATGTTTTTCTTTCAAATTTAGGATCGTCTTCTTCATCTATACTTACTGTTTTTAAAAATGGTGGAATAGCCGTCTCTACTTTATCTTGTCTTAAATCAACCTTCGTTATATATGAAACATGATTATCAAATTCATCCGTAGCAGAGAATGGTGTGTCTACACCAGTATTTCTTATTGGATTGATACCTGTAGGATCGTAAAATCCAAGTTCAGGATTAGGTTTATATGGTCTGGATGGTAGTGTACCAAGAATAATATTCTCTTGCATATCTGCACCATCATAAAAATAACCTATGACCCAAGAACCTTCTTGTATACCAGTTGCTGATGTACCTATACCACCAAGAGAAGAAGATGTTATAGGTGTCATTACATGAGACCATGGTAGATCTTCTGTAGGAATTAAGGCTTTATCATCTGTGTGTATACCATGTACTCTTACTTTTACTCTACCCATAGACATCGGGTCATTTCTATCTTCAACGACACCAGTAAACCAATACATTTTTCCATCTAACATCATAACTCTATACCCATACTTTCTTTTGCACAATCAAGAACCATTGAACAGTTGTCACCTGTATAAAGATCTCTTTTGCCTATTACATAATATTTACCAGCCCACAGTTTATCTTGTTCTTTATTATTACCTGGGTCTGGATTTGGAATATCTAGTTCTACAACTTGACCAACATCAATTTCTGAGTTTCCAAATATAGTAATTTGTACCATCTGATTATAATCTGTGACTGAAGTTCTTTTTAAATCTGATACGTTTGTTTTCTTACTACCAGCGGTACTTAAATCCATTTTAATTTTACCAACACCAAAATCTTGTTTATAATAACTTGGATAGTCGTTAAGGTAATCTTTCTTATCAAATTCTTTAAAGTAATCATAATCAACGATACCTAAAGTTTTTTTCGAGATATTAATATCAAATGCTCTGCCTTTTAAATATCCCTCTCTCAAAGCTTTACCTAAATCATAAGATGCTGGATTAAAAACAAGATTCTTTATAGCAAAAAAATCTTTATCACCGCTTGCATTTCCACGATAAACAAATTCAAATGGTGGATTATCTTTATAATTAGTAAGTGCTTTTTCTATAGGCATAAAGTTATAAAAACCTTTTGTATCTTGAAAGAATCTAAATCTTACTTGTTGTTCGAGCGATTCAGCTCTAGCGGCTAACCAGGTTAATGCTTTAATTGGATTCCAATTTGGTATTATTATTGTTTCACTACCCTTAGAAGCTTCAAAAATTCCAAATGGTTCATCTGTATATTTTTCATATATCTTAAATGCTATATCATTTAGTGGACCTTCAAAAGATTGCGATAATTTATGATGAAAGCTTTCAAAGAATAGATTTGATACACACTGTATAATATACATTCTCTGAGTTTCTAAATCACTAATATTTTTAATCTGTGCAATTCTCAAAGTATATTCTCTGATTTCACCAGTAATGTCTATTGATAGTTTTACAAGATCTCCACCTTGAACAGGTAGACCAGATAATACATTTCTACCATCAATAACTAATAATTCACCAACTATTGTTGGGTCTATTATTGATGCATATACATTGAACTCTGAGACAAGTTTTGTAATCTCTAGACTATCTGCGCCTCTGATTACTTCAGCTTTTTTAAGTTCCCATTTTCCTGGAAAATTTCCTGACTTTCCTGAGTGATTATCCATTTACATACTCTTTGATTTCTTTACGCATTTTCTCGACTACTTCTTCTGTAGGAATAATGATAGTTCTTTTTTCTTCATTCAATCTATCTTCTACAGTTTCTATCGATACTGGAGATACAGTTGGATAGGATATTCCATTTCCAAATGCATCTTTACCAGAACCATTATTTACAATACTATCATAAGAGTAATAAACTTTATTTGTATCCTCAAAATGAGATGGTCTAGTTCTTACAGTTGTACCAGTCACATAGCTAGAAAAATCATTTGAAGATGTACCAACAAATTGTGTAAACTCTGTGACTCCAGTTCTTGTTAAAGTGACTGTAGCTCCATCACTATCAGTTTGTGTTTTATATTTTTGAAATAAAAATTCTTTAAATTGAGCCTGATCTTTCACCCAATCATTATAGATACTCATAACATTGTTTGCAATTAATATTGCCCAATGCATATTAGAATCACCATATTGTTCATAAGCAATAATCTCTGGTGTATCTCCATCATTACAATTATAGAATTCAAAATTATTAGCATTCTCTAAAACATTATCCCTGAATTTAGGTCTGATTGATAGATCAGTAATAACTCTTTTTATATCATCAGGAAATTGATATACTAATCTTTGAAAGTTTTGAAAGTATGACATTATGTTGCACCCTGAACTAATGGTTCTATCTCAGTAAAACTTAGTTCCATAGTAGTTTTTACTGGTGCACCATCAGTATGTAAAAGATTTTGTGAATCTCCACCATAAGTAATATTACATGAATCTAAAAAACATCTATTAGGTTCTTGTATGTAGTTTGATAATCTATTACCATTTCTGTAATATGTAATATCCCACTGACATGGCATTTTTAAGAAATGTTTGCTCTCTAAAAGTTCTCCTGTTGCTGAAAGATTATCTTCACCTTCAACTTCTTGGAAAGATTCAGCAGTTGCAACCTTATCATCTTGTTCTTTTCCAGGCATACCTCTTGCTGGAAGCATATGAAATAAAAACATATCACATATATTAGCAACTTCTTGTGCTTCTTTTTTATTTTTAGGTACAAAGTCAAATGTATATGAGAATTGTCTGTGTTGCATTCCACCAAATACCTGATATGAATATGGATTTACAATTGCACCTTGTTGTATAGCTAATATATCTCCTAACTGACCGCTTCTTTTTACTGTTTCACCAATAAGTGCTTTTGCAAAATTACCAACACCTGATTGATCTGATATAGAACCTTCAAGTGCAACTTGACCTACGGCACCTAATTCTTTATTCTCATAGTTAGCACTTGTATTAGATGTAAGTTGTTGTGGTAGATATAAAGATATAGAACCTAATGTATTTAGTTGTGGTGCATCTGTCTTAATTCCAGATGAAACTATAAAATCTCCAATACGTACCTTACCATTTACTATCTTACCAAATGCTGTTGCTGCACTTGATAAGGAACCAGATTCAAATATACTACCGATAGCATCAATTGAATCTAGCGCTGCATCTGCAAGACTAGTTAGTTGACCACCAACGGCATTTGCTAGTTGTGAAAATGGATTACCAGCACCTAAGTCTATGTCAAGACCACCACCGCCTCCACCACCAAATAGACCACCACTGCCGCGATCGACTGGATTACCATATTCAGTTGGTGCATATTTCATATCCATTGGCGAGAATGTCACATAATTAGGTGAAGCATCCGTTCCAAGATCTTCTGGGTATCTTAGGCTGTAAAAATCTTTTGGCATGTAATAAATATCCTAGTAATTACTAATATAGATATTTATTATGGCAACGTACAGAGGAAAATTTACATCACTAGATAATCCAGACAAATATGCCGGTGATCCTAAGAAGATTTTATATAGATCTTTATGGGAAAGAAACGTTATGAAGTGGTGTGATGAGAATATTGATGTTCTTGAATGGGCTAGTGAAGAGATAGCTATACCATATCAACACCCTGTCACAGGTAAAAGAGCTAGATATTATCCAGATTTCTATATAAAATTCAGAGATGGTACTACAAAGGTAATTGAAGTAAAGCCAAAAAAAGAAACTGTAGCACCCGTATCACCTAAGAGAAAGTCTAAAAAGTGGATTGAAGAGACCGCTAGGTTTGCAATCAACTCAGAAAAATGGAAGAACGCCAACAATGCTTGCATGAAGAATGGTTTAAAGTTTGAAATTTGGACTGAAGTAGAATTACAAAAAATGGGAATACTATCTTGGGAAGTTCCTAAGAGTGTTTTACTTGCTGAGAAAAGATTATCTAAATCTGCTGGTAATAAGACTGTACGAAAATATACTCGACCAAAGAGAAGATCTTAGTAGCTATAAGCACCATTAAAATCTAATGTATAACCAGGTCTTGTTTTTAACACACTCTGTGTTATGTTAGTTGTCTGACTCTGATTATTAATTACTGGCATTGCTAATTCCATATTACCAGTACCCATATTCTCCAAATTGAATCCCTGCATTTGTGCCTCAAAGTCTGCCATTTGTGCAGTTAAATCTTCCATACCACCACCAGGTACATTGTTTTGTCTTTCCTGAGTTGCAGCTTCTAAATTTCTTGTCTGTTCTGCTTCTTCACGATTTGCTTGCATTTCAGCTCTTATTCTGCTAGCATTATCTGTAGTAAATCTTTTAGAGCTAGATATTTTACTTAGTTCAAATGGTCCAGGTAGAACATAGTTTACTTTATCTACCATGTAATTATAAAAATCAATTAACCCATTTACAAACCTTCCAAATCCATCTGTCACTTTTGCCCATGCTAATCTCATATAGATGAAAATACCACCAGCATCTTGTACTGCCGTGAACATAGCCTTGATATCGTCCCAGAAAACATAGAGTGCGGTTCCAACCGCGATCAATGCTAATATTATCCAACCAATAGGATTTGTAAGTAAGAATGTACCTACTGCCATCACTAAACCACCGACTGTAGCTGCCATGGCTGGGATTGTCACAGTTAAAAATGCAAGTGATGCAACTCTTAGAGCTTTTAGTGCAGCCATCATTTTACTACCACCAAGTATAGCGTTTGTTCTCAATAAACTATTCTTTCCAAATATTATTCCAAAAAGAAATACAACTACTTGCTTGAATAAACTACCTAATGCAACTAAAACTTTTGTTGCCATTGTAGAAGCTATATTTGTGAACAATAATAATGATGTTCCAATAGCTATACTCCAATCTTTAATCTTATCACCAAGAGTTCTTGAATCTTCATCAACACCAAATCCAAGAATATTAGTAAATGCCGTGATAATTCTCCCGAATACATTTCCTATTTTTTCAAAAAGAGCAGCCATTTTTAATGCAAGTTCTTGTGTCTCAGCTTCGGTCATGTTCGTAAATGAACCAACTATATTTGCAAAACCTGCAGCAAGTTTATCACCAAAACCTGCGTTTGCACCCATCCATTGTGTAGCTTTTTCCCAACCTTCAGAAAATTTTTCTAAAGCTGCAATACCACCAATTAGTAATAGACCAGTTTTTATAATATCAAAGAAAGTTCCTATACCATCTTTAAGAGAAGCAAATGCACCTTTTAGAACATCACCAAGTTTATTAGTAATTTTTCCTGGTAGGCTTTTAAATAATTCTACCATTTCTGCTTGTGCTTGTTTTCTATCTCCTGGTGTTCCAAATAATTTTTGTAAGAACTTCTTATTACCTTCAGCATCTCTTTTTTGTAATTGTTTTGAATCCTCACCTAATTTTTTGAAACCTGCTTTTACATCATCTGATAAATCCTCTAGCTCAGCTTTTATAGCTCCTTCTTTTTGAAATTCTTTTATTGCTTTTCCAGCACCTGCCGCGTCTGCTTCTATTGCGGCTTTATCTAAAGTAAGATTTCCTGATTTTGTTTCTTTGATAAATTTACCGAGTATATCTTCGGCAAATCTTTTATTGACTTGATTTAAAAGTTTAGGAATGCCCTTGATCGCAGCTATTTCGTCAGCCTGATTTTTAGCTTTTATTTGATCTATTCTTCTTTGACCTATAGTTCTTTCGTCTGCCATTTACCTTGTTTCCCAAACAATCTTCTTAATAGATTATTTAATCCATCCGCGCGTCCAGGGGCATCATGATGATCAGAATGATTGTGTTCACCATATACAAGTGGCCATAATATAAATTTATTGAATGCTCTATGTTTATCGCTACTACTCTCTCCACCAAATACACCATTATGATTAGTCACCACTAACAGAGCACCAAAGTGGCTATAAATTACTGGAATACAATAAGCATATATCACTAGTGCTGGACTAATAATAGCTAAAAGTATTACATACATAAGTGTCAATACTAAATAATTCTTTTCAAAGAATATAAGCATTGGGTCTTTTACTAAATGTTTTATTGCTACAAGAAATCTTTTCTTTTCTCTTAAAGTAAGCTTATTCATAATCTCACCGAATGGTGTTTGAAAGTAAAATAAAGAACTTTTGATAGGACCCAAATAGATAGGAGAATGTGGGTCCTTTTCAGTGTCTGAGAACATGTGGTGTAGAATATGAGTAGAAGCCCATGATATTGGTGGTGATGAGAAAGATAAACAGCCAACAAAACTATATAAAGCTTTAAACCATTGAGGCGTCTGTACTATCTTATGAGCTAGAATTCTGTGATACCCAGCCATTGTGAGTATAAAGAAAATATAACCTAAAGCAATACCACCAATTAGTAAGACAGGGTCAATACCAAAAAGAATAAACCATGCAATAGTAAAGACAGGCAAAGCGATTTGGAAAATCCCCATGACTTTAAGTATGTTATGTTTAAATTCATTTTTCAAAATTATTTCCTTTTCATTTTAGCTTCGTACGCTTTATTTCTTTCACGCTCTTCTTCTAAATGTCGTTGAAGTAATCCAGCATATATTTCCCTTTCCCAAGGTATCATCATTTCGATCTCATCAATGCTCCACTTGTGATGTTGTTTCATCGCGAAGTTTAGCTTATAGTAATGTTCTAACGTAATGTGAGAAAGGGTTATTAAAAAAAATTTTGCATTCCTCTTATCTCATGGTCATTAACATGACCACAATTAGAACATGTAAAGTTTGCTATACCTCTTACATGTGGCATCAATTCAAAGTATTTAACAAACTTCTCAAAGTCTTTTGATGTAAGACTCTCAATTAAGTCTTGAGCTTCTTTTCTCTCAGCTTTGCCAACATTAATTGTTTCATCTTCATAAACAATAACATCAATTGCTTGTGCAATAACATTAAACATTTCAGATTGTTTTATATCTGGGTCCATTGCCATGACGTCTTCTAAATTAAGGTATTTCATTTGGAATGAAAGCCTATCATTTATTGTTAAGACGTTTGAGAACTTCTCGTCTTGATGTACTTCAACTGATTCTAAATCAAAATCAACTTCATTCTTTGTTTCACACTGTGAACAAGGTATCTTTAATTTTGAAACTTCACCTACAGACTTTGCTCTGATCTTTAAGAACAGATACTCAAAATCATGTGGGGCGAACTTCTCAACATCAATATCATCGACGACAGAATTACTAACAATCTTTTTCATGGCATTAACCATTTGTTTATTGTTTTTACTCTCTGATGCGATCAATAGAGTTTTTTCATCGGCTACTCTGAATGGTTTGATTTTTATCGCTTCTTGTGTAGAAGGTAAAATTTCATCATATTCAGGAGTCGATATTTTTATACGACTAATTTCGCTCATTATTTTATCCTATCATAGTTTCTAAATTTAAACTGCATTTGCAGTTTCACAACTCCGTCACCAATACTATCTAATGATATTGCACCAATGTTTGTTGGATAACATTCATTAAATTGATATTTAGCAACGTCTTTCTTGAAACTTGCATTATATTTAATCACTTCTATACGACTTGTATAGTCATCATAATAACCGCTGGCAACACGCTCTTTATTATAGACAACATCTTGCCACGTTTCAAAAAATTCTTTTTCTGCCAGACTTTCTGTACAGTAATAACTTATATTCAAATTTTGGTGAGTATGTAGATAACCCACAGATCTTATTTCACCTTCAGTTCTTCTTTCAATCTCGTTTACATCTCTACCAGGTAATTCAACATCTGAAGTAAATAAGTTTATAGTTCTTAATGCTTCATTCTCACCAGATAAAGCAAAACCTAATGTTGGTATATTAGGATTATAATTTACATTTAATCCTCCAAGGCCTATATCAATATCATTGAGAACACCAACAGTCTCATCTAAAGCATCTAATATAGGTAAGTTAATATCAAATGAACCACCAAGTAATCTACCAAGAGCTCCGCCAGATGCAGTCACACCTCTAGGTGGGAATACACGAACTAACCACTTACTACTTCTGGCTAATCCACGTCTTCCAAGATTTGCTCTGAACTCTTGTAATGCCATTACCTTTTTCCTTGACCTCTATATTTCTTATAAGATCTACGTTTGTTTTTATTCATCGTAGACATGCCAATCTTTGTTGATCTGCCACGACCACCTTTCCCTTGAGAAGTGGATTTTTTTGTTGGCTCATGAGCCACAAAGTTTCTAAATGTTCTAGCCACGCGCTTTCCTCCATATTTGTGTACTACTAATTTTAGCAAATCCTTCAAATGGTAATTGTATTGCTATTTCCCAATCCCTTTGAGGAACTACTTTCGGTCTTGAAGTTAATTGATTAGCAATATATCTATGTAATGCATGCTTACCAAATCTACTTCTTCCCATTGCCTGAGCAATTTTAAGACCACGATTTGACTTTACATTATTTTCTGCTAGTAGTTTTGCTCTCATAGCAGGTGGTAAATAATGTAAGTTCAATCCATACCAACCGTCCTTTGTTGTTTCTAAAACTAGACAACAAGGAAAGTTATCGTAATACTTAAGGGTTTTTGCATACTTAGGATTATATCCATAAATATAAAGATTACCCGGTTCTATACCTTTAGTCTTCAAACCTTCAGTTGCTTTATCTAACATGATCGGTCTATCCTTACGGATTCTCTTTCGAAACCAATCAATAGCCGCTTTAGAGTTTCTTTTTACTCCTGCTTTATCAGCAAGGTCTGCATACTTTTGATAAATAGTATTAGATGGCATGATATATTTATACCTTATTTTGGTATAATATACATACAGGAGAGCAGATATGGAATATTCAAAAGAAGCAGAAATTGCAGCCAAGAAAGCTTGGGAGCGTATTAATCACGCAGCTGAGGATAAGCCAACTATATTTAAAAGTGATAGACAATTTAAAAAGTTCTACACTGAATTGCTTGCAAGATTAAACGAAAAAGAAAAATTAAAGAACTAATGCCCATATATACTGTAGAAAATAAGAAGACAAAAAAAGAAAAAGAGGTTATCATGCCTTACTCTGAGAAAGAGCAATGGTTAAAAGATAATCCAGGTTGGCACTTTATTATAGGTTCGCCAGGTATCATATCACAAAGATCTGATAGAAATTTACCTGACGGTTTCAAGGATAAAATGAGAGAAGCTAAGAAGCTACACCCACTCTCAAAAGGTTTAGATCACTTAATATAAATGGCATATTCACAGAAGGTTGTAGACAGATTTGAATCTGTTCTAAAGAACCCAGAAAAACACTCGGTCGGAAGGTTTAATCCTAACGATCCTAATGTAGCTACTGGTATGGTAGGTGCACCCGCATGCGGAGATGTAATGAAACTCCAATTAAAACTCGATGAAAATGGTATAATAATAGATGTAAAGTTTAAAACCTATGGATGTGGTAGTGCAATAGCATCATCTACTATGTTCGTAGAAATGTTAACGGGTAAAACAATTGAAGAAGCAAAACAAATTAAAGATAAAGAGATTGCTGAGGCATTACAACTACCACCAATTAAACTCCACTGTTCTGTTCTTGCAGAGAGTGGTATTAAAAAAGCAATAGAGGACTGGGAAGAAAAACAATCCCATAGAAAGCATAACCAATATGACGATAAGTGCGAGTGATAAGGAATTCTTACTTAATAATATTAGACAGACCAGAGAAAAATTAAGTCTCTATACTGTCAAAGCACAACTCGATTTTACATTACCAACACCAAAAGAAATATATGACTATCTTGATGATTATGTTATAAGTCAAGATAGAGCAAAGAAAATACTTTCTGTTGGTGCGCATAACCATTATAAAAGACTAATGATATTTAAAGATGAGGGTTATGATGATAAGAATAAAATCGAGAAGACTAATCTTATGTTATTAGGACCTACAGGTTCTGGTAAAACTTATCTTGTAAAGAAGCTTGCTGAGATGATGAAGGTACCATATTATATTGCTGATGCTAATAATATGACAGCATCTGGTTATGTAGGTAAAGATGTAGAGTCTGTTGTTGATGGTCTATTTCAAAATGCTAGAGGAAACTTTGATGCAGCTGCAACTGGTATAGTATTCATAGATGAGTTTGATAAGATATGTAGTAAGACTGATGGTGGTGGAAATAAAAGAAAAGATGTTGGTGGAGAAGCGGTACAACAAGCACTCTTAAAGCTAATTGAAGGAACTGAAATAGAAATGGAAAGAATGCAAGGTCTTTCTAAAATTAGATTTGTTGTAGATACATCTAACATATTGTTTATTGTAGGTGGTGCATTTACTGGTTTAGATGAAATAATTCAAAAAAGACTTGGTGAAGATAAAAGAAGTATTGGATTCGGTGCTAATTTTAAAGAAGCTGAATCATTAGTAAATATATTCAATAAGGTACAACCAGAAGATTTAGAAGAATATGGCTTTATACCTGAGATTCTCGGTCGTATACCAACTATTGCACCATTACAAGAACTAACTAAAGAAAATCTTATAGACATATTAACTAAAGTAAAGAATAATCTCATGGACCAATACGGTAGATTATTTGCATACTCTGATTTAGAGTTAAAGATATCTAAGAAAGGTCTAGAATATATTGCTGAGAAGGCAATTGAAAGAAAGGTAGGAGCTAGAGGATTAAAATCTCTAATTGAAATGGTATTATTAGACTATATGTTTAATTTAGAATCGGCTGTGCTCGATGAGAAAGATGTTAAAAAGATTATAGATGAAGTTCAAACATGATTTTATTGATGTTCCAAAACTCGAGCAAGTTACGGAACCTGATAGACGATATTACAATACACCGGATGGTAATAAATATCCATCTATAACAACAGTACTTGGTCGTACTAAGGATATGACTAAGTTAATGGAGTGGAAGAAAAGAGTTGGTGAGAAAGAAGCAAACAGAATCAGCAATGCAGCCACAAGACATGGTACTAACTTTCATAAAGAGTGTGAGCAATACCTTCTTAACGAAGATTTCAAACAGTCTTTATTATTTAGAGCCATACGTCCTACCCTTGACAGGATTTCTACTGTTAAGTGTTTAGAACAAGCAGTATATAGCGACAGATTAGGAGTTGCTGGAACTGTAGATTGCATTGCAGAAATGGATGGTGAAATATCTGTTATTGATTTCAAGACTTCAAAGAAACCTAAAAATGAAGATTGGATTTCTGATTACTTTATTCAAGCGGCTTTTTATTTTAATGCATTTTATGAACATACAAAAATTTTACCTAAGAATACTAAAATTATTATCTGCTGTCAGAATGGCCAGATACAGGAATTTACAAAGTCAGCACGAGACAATAAATATTGGACTGAGCGGCTTAAAACAAGAATTAGCTTATATAAATCAAAACAACAGGAGAGTGAATATGGATAGTTTTATTGGACCATCCGAAGTACAGAAAGTAATGCAAGACATTATATCATTTAAGAAGAATTCAACTGTACCAGAGAAAGAACAAATTAGAATTCTGCAATTGCTTGAGGATTATTATAGAATGAGAAACATGAATGACTTAGATGTTGTTCTATCAAACTTAATTAAATCAGTTCTTGAAAAAGACTATGATGTAAAAGATAATCCGGTGATAGAGTAATGCAGATTGGTTTAGAAGAAAAAGATACATTACCTAAATTATCGTCTAAGAAAAAACAAATTACAGATAGTGATTTTCAGGCTAAAGTTAAAAACCTACCAAAAGAAATAGAAGAAGTTGTTGCTAATGGTGGTGGTAATTATATTGACGCAGTAGTATATGTCTGTGAGAAGTATGGTTTGGAAGTAGAAGGTATGAAGTTAATGTTGCCAAAGAATATAAAAGAAAAGATTGAGAAGGATGCTTCTGATTTAAACATGTTGAAATATAAGGTGAATAGTCTTGTCTGATAAGTTTGCAAGGTCAATGACCGCTTTCTTTAGATTTATAGCAGATACTTTTTTTGCTAAAAGATATGGTCATAGAGCCGTCGTATTAGAGACTATTGCAGGTGTTCCAGGAATTGTAGCAGGTGTTTGGCTACATATGAAATCATTAAGAAAAATGGAAGCTGGTCTTGGTCCTAAGATTAGAGAGATGATGGCTGAAGCTGAGAATGAAAGAATGCATCTCATGATTTTTATTGATATAGCAAAACCAACTTGGTTTGAAAGATGGTTAGTACTATTTGCACAAGGTATCTTTCTTGTATTTTACTTTTTCTTATTTGTATTCTTTCCAAAGACAGCACACCGTATGATACATTACTTTGAGAGAGAAGCTGTTGTATCATACACTCACTACTTACACATGGTAGATTCTGGACAAACTGAAAATATTCCAGCAACAAAACTCGCAAAACAGTACTATAATTTAAAAGATGATGCAACACTCAGAGATATTATCGTAAAGATAAGAGCTGATGAAGAAAAACATGCAGAAGTAAATTATAGGTATAGTACATGACAAAAAGCGGTTATCTCGCATATTTAAAATATTTAGCATTACAAAGACACTTTACAAGTAATTATGATTATCATAAGTTTGCTGGTAAAGTAAAGGCTTCCACAGATGCATATCAAAAAAGAAATGATATGTTCTCATTTGAAAAGATTACAAAGATTATAAATGCCGAAGATATTGAAGACTTCTATGTATCACATTTTATTACAGACCCAAAATGTTGGATAAAGAACATGAATAAGTCCACTTACGAAGAGTGGATTAATAAACTAAGAAGAATGCCACAATTATTTAGAGAAGACTTAGAACATATTAAAGAAGTTGGTCCACCAAAGATGTTGGCAGCTTCACACGATTCAATACCATTAATTCATGATAAAGTGTTAAAAAACGAAATAAATCTTGAATCCGTGGTATTATTAGATAGAATACATCCATATTTGGAGAAGCACGAAAAGATGGTTGATTTACCATTTGTATGGCCAGACTATATAAAGAAAGTAAAGAACTACAAACCATTTTTATTAAACAAATTAGAGTATAAATATTATGAGGATATTGCAAGGGATATTCTTATATCAAGCTAGAATCTTGTTAAACTTATCTGTAACGAAAAATCGAAACGACGAAACGGAGGTAAATTATGTCTTTTGATGATTATCTAAAAAACCGCTCAAGCCAATTTGAGCAACTTCAACAATCTTTACAGAAAAATACGGAGAAGAAAAGCTACGATGATGATCGTATCTGGAAACCACGTATGGGAAAAGATGGTACAGGTTATGCTGTAGTTCGATTCTTACCTGGTAAAGATTCCAACAAAACACCTTGGGTGACTATGTACGATCATGGTTTTCAAGGTCCCACTGGTAAATGGTATATAGAGAACTCTCTTACTACTATCGGTAAACAAGATCCGGTATCTGAACATAACTCAAAGTTATGGAACTCAGGTATTGAAGAGAATAAAGAAATTGCAAGAAAGCAGAAAAGAAGAACTGCTTATTATGCGAATGCTCTTATTCTTAACGATCCTAATGATACTACAAATGAAGGTAAAGTTAAGATATACAAATTTGGTCAAAAAATATTTGACAAAATTATGTCTGCTATGCAACCTGAATTTGATGATGATCAGCCGGTAAACCCATTTGATTTATTAGAAGGTGCAAACTTTAGAATTAAAATCAAAATGGTTGGTGGATATTGGAACTATGACTCATCTACATTTGAAAAAGCATCTGCTTTATCAGAGTCAGAAGAGAAAATGAAAGCTATCTTTGATGCTCAACATGATGTACATGATCTTGTCGCAGAAGACAAGTTCAAGTCTTATGATGAACTAAAAGAAAAACTTACTATGGTTCTTGGTGAATCTATGGAAACACCTGCAGTATCTACAAAAACTGTAGAAGTACCAACAGCTGAAACATCTGAATCTAAAGGTGATGACTTTGCACAAGTATTTGAAAGCAAAGATACCACTACAAAAGAAGATGATGAAGATCTGGAAGATTACTTTAAGTCACTAGCATCTGACGCTTAGTTAGTTAAATATAACATGGCGCATTTTGTAATTTGGAACTGCTTGGCAGAGGACTTCGCTCCAATTAGGCCTATAGGTCCACATCAACTTGCGTCATGGTGTATTCAACATGGTTATGATGTTAAGGTAATAGACTTTTGTCATCTTATACATGAAAAAGCATTTTTAGAAATTAATGAAAAACATATCGGTCCAGAAACAATAGGTATCGGTGTAAGCACATCTTTCTGGCATCCAAGTGTAAGGATGAAGAAAGCAAAAGGTTCAGAAAAAACAAACACATATACTACATCAGTAGGTGATCAGATTGGTCATTCAGATGACCCTGTAAAAAAGAGAAAGCTATTCGATCAGAACTTTACTAACATGATGGCTGCTCCAAATAAAACTGAAGAACCGTTTTGGGTAATGAAAGCAAGAGATGTTTTAGAAAAAAGACATCCACAATTAGATTGGGTAATGGGTGGTTCACAAACACATTACGGTAATATGCATTTCGAATGGAGAAAGTTTCATGGTTTCGCTGAAGATAGTTTCCTAAAATATCTTGATGAGATGTCAGGTTTTACAGGAAAAAGAAATGAATTTGATATTCAAAAGGCAACTCGTGCATACTTAGGACAAAGCATGTCTATTAGTCCTAATGAAGCACTGCTTATGGAAATGGGTAGAGGTTGCCAATTTGAATGTGCATTCTGTTCATATCCATTGATTGGAAAAAAGAAAGGTACTTATATAAGAGATTATTCTAGAATCAAAGACGAGTTTATTGCAAACTATGAGGAATTTGGTACCACAAAATATGTATTTACTGATGATACATTCAATGAAGATATGGAAAAGATGGAAGAACTTGCAAAAATATCAAGTGACTTGCCATTCGATTTAAAGTATGTAGGCTACCATAGAATGGATTTGATCTGGGCAAGACAAGCACAGAAAGATTTATTAAGAGAGATAGGATTAGTATCACCATTCTTTGGCATAGAATCTTTTCATCCTGAAGCTTCAAAAGCAATTGGTAAAGGTTGGAATGGTAGACAAGGTAAAGAATTCTTAGAAGAACTCATGGAATATTGGGGAGATAAGGTCACATATGAATTAGGACTTATTGTTGGTTTACCTGGAGAAACAAATGAGAGTCTACAAGAAACATGGGATTGGATGGTAAAACATCAACCAGGATACTGGATATTTCAACCACTCTATATAAATCAACATGAAAAACCAGGTGAATTGCAAATGAGTAAGTTTGATAAGGATGCACAGAAATGGGGATATAAGTTTCCAATTCCAGGTAATGGTCTATATTGGAAACACAAGAACTTTAACTCATCAACAGCAAATAGAAAATGTGTTGAATTAAATTATGCTTCAAATGATTTTGTAAAAGTTGCTGGATTTAGACTTATGGAATTATCTGCAATTGAAGAAGACCACTATTTCTTACAACATACTTATCAGAAGAATCTTAACATGGAAAAGATGGAAAGAAAGACTGCGGCATTTGTATATAACTACACACAAAGACAAATATATGGTGAGAACTATTATCCTGGTTTAGAAGCTGAGATGGTAGATACTGGCGAATAGATTGTAATTAACTCTTCTTTACCTTTAACTTTAATCTTATCCACTTCGATAGAGTCTATATTACTAAGTAAATCCTTAGTGTGTTGTGAATATAATAATGGTGTGACATTACCATCTTTATCTTTATAGTTTCTAGTTTGTGCTTCTAATCTTGCTGCTAAGTTTACAGCATCTCCAATAACACTATAATCTAATCTCATTTCACTACCCATATTACCTACAATACAAGTTCCTGTATTTACACCACTACCAATATTAATTTCTGGTAATCCTTTTGCTTTAAACTCTTCTTTAATCTTTTCTGTTTCTTCAGCACATTCAATAGCAGACTTCACCGCCATCTCAGCATGGTTGTCACAATCAAGTGGTGCATTCCAAAAAGCCATAATACAATCACCCATATACTTATCTATTGTACCACCATTATCAAGAACTATCTTACTCATTCGATGTAGATAATCATTAATAACTTTTACTAATCCTTCAGGGTCATTCTTATTTTTGTAATGTTCTGATATTGGTGTAAAACCTACAATATCCATAAATAAGAAACTCATTTCTTTTCTTTCACCACCAAGTTTAATCTTATCTGGATTCTTTTGTAATATGGCAACTTGTCTTGGGTCTAAATACTTTTCAAATTGTTTTCTTATCTGTTGTTTTAAATTAAACTCTAATATGAATCTATTGAAGATAGAATGTAAACTTACAAATGTAATCATGATAAGGAACCAACTTACATCATACATTTCTCTTGTCTGATGAAACATATAGTATGTGCCATATATACTCACTATATATGCACCTATAAGACTCATGCCAATAATCCAATAAGGTGCAATTCTTGCTAGTGCTATGAAGCAAGCAGATATCAAGAATGCAACTATAAGTTCTAGAAAATGTAAATCATTTCTTGTAATATTATCACCATCAATAATTGTTTGTATGTTATTTGCTATTATTGTATGAGCATATTGTTCACCTATGGGTGTAGCAATAACATTGTTTAAACCTTCAGCTGTTAATGAAACTATTACAGTTTTACCTTTAACAAGCTCAAAATGCATGTCATCATCTACTAATGAGATAGAGTCAAAGGTCTTATTATAATTTAACCATACCCGTGCGTGCATGTCTGTGGGTATGGTCGCGTATCCAGGTACACGCATAGCTACTATACCATTCTCATCAGCTTTTACTTGATATGATGGATCGCCAGTTGCAACTCTTATCATTTCAATTGCCATTGATGGGTATACATCTTCACCTATTCTCATAAGTAATGGTACTCTTCTTACAACACCATCAATTTCAGGTGCAGTATTAATAACACCAACACCATTTGATTTTAATTCAGGTATAGGTCCTAACATTCCAGGCCATTCAAATAAAAATGGTAATGGATCGCCTATCTTTGCAACACCTCTTGGAACCGCATTCTTGTTTATTTGTGTTGTACCTACTTGTGCAATTACAGTACCATATTGTAATGCATCACCAAAGTATTCATCACCACCCATTCTATCTTTTTCAGAAAATAATATTGGAAATAAAATGATACCAGCTTCAGCATCTCTTAACTTTACAATAAGATCTGCATATACACTTCTGTTAAATGGATATTGACCATATTTTTCAATTGCCTTTTCATCAATCTCTACAATTATAATGTCATCAGATAAAGATTTTTCTTGTGATTGAATAAGAAAGTCAAACGATTTTAAACGTAGTGTTTCTTTTATTGTAGGGTCTTGTAATCCTATATATGTAAGAATAAAGAGTGTGACAAATGCAAATGTCCAATGTGTAAAAAATTTAGTCATTTACAGTCACACTACATCCATTTGAATTCATACATGTTTGATTAAGTGTATATGAATGACTGGAATATCCATTGTTTTGATTCAAATATAAGTTAGTACCATAGTTTCCATCTAATGTTATTGTAGCACTGTGTGTGGAGTTATAACCTAATTGATAAGCAGTCACATTATTATTATCATTATTGATAGTTAAGTTCATTGTTTTTGAACCATCATGACCTTGAAATATTCCAACATTATTATTATCACTGTATATTTTTAAATCTATATTATGTGGACTGTATGCTTGACTTGGTGAACCATTTCTTTGACCCATGTAAATATCATTATTAGAACCTTGTAGATATAATTTTTGATTATGATTACCAGCCTCTTGATGATCAGTAGCATTAAAGTTATTAAAGTTTGTAGTACCCCAACCCATACCCATGTATATGTCGTTATTGCTACCATTAATATCTACATGTGCTGTGGAAAATGTACCAGTTGTAATAGATGAACGTTGTCTAATTCTGAGATCATTATTGCTACCTTGTATACTAGCGGTTTGATTATGATAACCACGAATAAGATGATTATCTCCATCTTGATCTATATTTAAAGTGAAGTTATCTCCTGATTGTGATACATATATGTCACTGCCCTTAGCCTGATCTGACCATATAGTGGCTATAATAATAATTATTAAAAAACTAATTACTTTGGTAAATCCTGATTTCATTTCCTTGTCCACCTAATTCATAGTCATATACTTCAAAATCTTCTTGTATAAAACTAATTACATAACCATATTCTTTATCTAATCTTAATTCAAAATATGTTGCTGCACCTTCTCTTGCATATACCCATTCAGGGTCTTCATCTAATATTATGATACCTGTTTCTGGGTCCTTACCTAATTGTACACCATCAATTGCAGCTTCTTCTTGTTTTACAAACTCACTTCTCATTGCCTTAGCAAGTTCTTTGTTTATTTGTGCTAATACATCTACTAAAAAATTCTGTTCTAAAAAATCTATATCTAAACCTGTTGACCATGTATCGTTATCTATTTCTAATTCATCTACTTCTAAATCATTAAATTCTAAAAAGTCTATATCTAATGCATTAGCAACTTCGTTATATTCAGCTCTTTGTTGCTCAGCTACAATCTCTTGAGGCTTTTGTATTATTAATAAATTACCAATCATGTTTTCATCTAAATCTAAAATTACTGGCTTCATTGGTTTTGATTCACCAGTCGTGACTACAGTTGCCTGAAATGCTTGATTCATAATAACAAAACCTGCATCTGTCTCTACTTCAATTTCACCTACATAACAATAACCCCGTGTATCGCATGACGGCAAAAGGATTATTGTTGAACCACCAATCTCATCTACAGTCATACTAAAGTCAGTACCTCTTACACCGATGGTGGCAGTTGGTGTTTCGATATTTACGTTCTGTGCATACTTCTTTGCTATTTGACCAGAAGCATAACGTACGGTACCTAAAGTCGCTTTTATTGAGAGTGACCCTTTGTTATTTGCAGGGTCATATACAAACTCATCTATTATAAGTTTTGAATGTTCAGTGACATCCACGCGAGTGTCGTCAATAAAGGATATAGCAGTCTTACCATTTCCAGTCTTAACGACATCATAGGAAAATACATCTAAACCTTCAACAGATATATTCTCTTCACCACTTTGTTCTATAACAGCATTGCCTTCTTGAAGAATTACATCTCCTATAGTCTGTGCATTAATCTCCTTACCATATAAGAGTAAAGCACAAGCGCCTATCAAAAAGGCAATGACTCTGTATAGAGTTCTCATTAGTCTGTTTGACTTATATCGATATCAGCATTATTACCGCTTGTAGTTAAGTTTATTATGTTGTCATAAACACCACTTTGAACTATATCTACATCGGCAATACCGCCTGTATGAGAATGGATTAATGTATGGCCATTAATATCTCCATTACCATCAATATCTATCAACCAGTTATTTGTATCACCGTTTACAGTTAGTGTTAAGATTGCAGATGTACCATCAACAGTCGCAGCTATAACGTTTGAATCAGAACCACTGGCTCCTGTTATAGTCACTGCACCGTTTGCGGCATCAGCAGTCTCTCCAATATCGATGTCTAAATCGTTACTGGAACCTACCCATGTTATACTGGACGTAACTGTTGCACATGAGGAATTGTTCCCTGTGCTATCACAGTTAAAGTCAATATTGTTGCTATCACCTGTGACATTGAATGTTCCGGTGTATGTATCACCGTTAACATCAAATGTAAGGACGTTAGAGTTTCCTACCTGATCAATATCAATAGTAGATGTAGCACCTACAACCGATGATGATGTGGTAGAATTACCAACAGTATTGTTTTGTCCATCCTGTGTGATATCTAAGTCAAGTGTATTACCACTTTGAGTGACATATATATCATTCGCCCATAATGTACCTGTAAACAAGACTGATAATAATATAAGGTTAATGAATTGTTTCATTGTTTTCCTCCTTTATTTTCCACAGACCTTGATCTGCACCTTGTTTAATTACTTCAATTACGCAATACTCAATTGCGGATCGTATCGCGTAATTTACTGGCTCATTCATAGCGACTCCGCTTTCTATTTCTAAAGCCTTAGTTCCCATATCTAAGAATCTAAAAACATCAGTTCCTGATCTATGACTAGCAATTGTTTTAGTACCTGAAACGGTAAGTAAAACTTCACCAGTCTGAACAGCAACTACTCTCATAGCGACAGTGACTTGATCTACCCGATATTCTTCGGATACACCAATGCCAAAGTATCTTGCACCGTTACCGCCTGTTTCTACGTTAGTATCATAGGCAACAACTCCACCTTCTAATATTAAGCCTGCAAATATTAAAGGTTTAAGTGAATTCTTTTGTTCTCCATCATAAGCTTCTCTTGTACTTCTTATAAGTTGTCTTTCTTTTATTACATTATCCAATCCCATTCTTTCTACAACTTTAAACCATGTACCATTACCCGCTTCTTTTAAAGCTTGTATTACCCATACATCTACACCTTGTGAAATGGCTGTTGACAGCTGTGAGAACTTTTCACTAGGTTTTCTTTGACCAGTTTCATCCATAAATGAATATACTGCAATGGTTATAATATCACCATCTAATGGTGGAAGCTTAACTAGTAATTCTGATGTTGGTGTAGCATGTTGTTGAGGCGGAAGATCTTGATAATAGTCTATCCTGTCAGGTGTGCTTACACAACCCGTAATTATTGCTGACAGTAATATAGCTAAAAGTATCTTCATATAAGTTCATTCTTCTATTAGAATAGAAAGTCTCCAATGGGCACGGTGATCGTTGTGACATTACCGGTCTCATCTGTGACTGTTAAACTAATAGTCTCCGTTGTATCATCTCTTACCCAGTAAATTGTAGCACCTTCAACTACTGCTGTACCTGAAGTTTCACAAGTTATTTCTGATGTGTTTACGCAGTTAGTACCAAACATATTATCAACCAATTGCTTAGATAAGTTAGCATAAATACGAGATTCAACATTCTTAATGAACTTATTAATTGTTGTATTGTCTATTTCTCTCTGAGCAGCGGCATCGGCTGACTTCTTATCTTTCTCTACATCTCTTTGACGTGAATAATTGAGTTGTTCTATAGATAAGACATGGGATGAGTAGCCGTGTTTTGAGAATGCAGGGTTGCCAAACTCAAAGTGAAGCTCACTGGCGTTGAGATTAGTTGTAGATAGGGCTGCCAACGTCACCGCAAATAACATAACAACCCAAGTTCGCAGCACACCTGTTATAAAATGTGCTTTAATCATATATTATTTATTAGTTTCTTCTGCTTCTGTTGGAACCTTTTCGTTCTCTTTCATCTGAATAACAGCATCTAATTTAGCTCTTAATCTGATTATGTCATTGTCTAACATTCTGATTCTATCTAAGAGAGCGATAAGTGTAGTGTGAGTTTCACTTAAATTCTTTTTAATATTTTTTGTTGTGAAGTTATATACAAACCAGATAAACCAACCCATAGCAACTGCGGCTAAAGTTGGAAAACCATATACGCTTAAAATTTCGATAAACAATTTCATTAATCTCTTCTCGCATCTTCTTTACCATTAGATCTAGAAATTCTTACATCATCTGGTTTCAATCCAAGAACATGTGTGATTTCCATATCGAGTTTTATCATATCATTATTCATGTTTTTAACACGATTATCTAGTTGCATTATTATGGATTTTAAAGTTTTAGTTTGACTAACTACAGAATCTAAAATATATCTTAATATAATGTAAATGAACAGGCCCATTACCACTGCACCAGCTACAGGCAGCCCAAACTCGGATAGTAATAGCATAAACTCTTTCATCTTAAAACATTATATTTCCTTATATTCTAGTACGGCTCACTTTCTTTCTATAAGTACCATCAGGTAGTTGTTCCAATACATCTTCAGGAACTTCTATCTGAGCCGCTTCACTATCATAATCTATTCTTCCACCCATTTCATCAGCCAATTGAGCAAAGAAATCGGGTGTTTCTTTCATAAATTCTTTTAATGTTTTAGGATTCTCTTTTACTTTGACGCCTAAAACATTGTGATAAGTATTTTTCTCATAATCCTTATCAATCTCAGGTTCTACTTCTTCGGGTTCTTCAGTTTTTTTTTCTGCTAACTCGTTAAGAGTAGGTTCTGGTTCTGTTGGTTTTGGCTTAGGCCTTGGAGATTCGCGTTTTATAATATCATTCCATGCTATTAATAACGCAACCGCTAGAGGGTCAAACACAATAACCAATATTATAATAACCCATCTTACAGCATCTTCAAGTAAACTCTTGTCAGTTTCACCATAGATGAGTTCCGCAATATATTTAATCGGGCCGACTTCTGCTTCAAGCGCTCTGTATTGTTTTTCATAAACTGCTTTTTCTTCTATGACAACATCAATAATTTTCTGTTCACTCTCAATGCGTGTTTCTAGTTCTTCTATCTTTATATCTATGTCATCTGTTTTTTCAGTGACTTGATTTCTATAACCTTTAATTACATCTTGTAATTCACTTATCTCATCTTTATATTTAGCATCAATATCATTTATTGTTTTCTTTAATTCTGCATTAGCTATTTCAATCTGCTCAGTCTTTCTAGCATTTGAACCAAAACCAGTAATGGTTTCATTTATAGTTCTTACTTTCTGGTTGTATGCTTCATTGGCAGAATTCTTTTCTCTTTCAATTCTATCATATATGTTATTAAGTTGCTCTTGCTCATTTCCTATGAGAGTGTCTACACGTGTATCTTCATTGTTTAAAAGCTTTGTAAGTTCTTTCTCCCATCTCTCAATCTTTAATTCTGATCTAATCTCTTTATCTTCTAACTGTTCTATTAAAGCTATCTGTTCTTCTGATAGAGATGCTTGTTCTACATGTGCTTTTGACAAAAATCCAAATATACCTAATGATGTAATAAACATTAAGAGTGCGACAGCCACTATTAGATAGCTCTTTAAGAGTAATTTAGTTTCCTCCCAATATTGATGTAGATATACAACAGATACTAGTTTACCTATCTCAAGGGCCACACCCATGATAATAATAGGTATTACTGCCGCTGCGAAGATTGCTACTAATCCATAGATTGAATAGAAAGCTGCGATCGCGGATATTGTTAAGGCTACAGGAAGTAGCAACCATTTCATCATACAGTATTTATTACCCGTGTATACCCGCGGACATATTTACCCACTTTAAGAGAATATAAAAAAAAATCGATTAAAGAGTATAATCTATTCGTGATGTTAAAATTATTTAACATATTATTTAGACCACTAAGTAAGGAGAAAACTGATATGGCTAAAACAAAATCGCAAGAGCAGAAAGTAATTGATGCTCTTTCAAATGGCGCTGAGTTAACTGTTGCTCAAATGAGAGACAGATTTAACATGGCAAACCCAACTGCTGTAGTTGCTAACCTTAGAAATAAAGGTTTTGCTATTTATGGAAACAGACCTGCTAAATCTAGCAGACTAAGAGCTTTGAGATACCGTATGGGTACTCCAACTCGTGCCGTAGTAGCAGCAGGCTACAAAGCAATTGCGCAAGGCTTAGTATAATAACTAAGTCTTTTGTTATTAATGGGAGCATTAGAAATAATGTTCCCATTCGGGGTATAATCAGATTATGAAAGTCGGCTTCACCTGTTCTACATTTGACTTATTACATGCTGGTCATGTACAAATGTTAAGAGATGCTAAAGATCAATGTGACTATTTGATTTGTGGTTTACAAGTCGATCCATCACTAGATAGAAAAGAAAAGAACTCACCAATACAAACTATTGTAGAAAGATATACACAACTAAAAGCAGTTAAGTATGTGGATGAGATTATTCCCTATGCTAGTGAAAAAGATTTAGAAGATATATTAGAACTATATACTATTGATGTAAGAATTCTTGGTGAAGAGTATAAAGAAAAAGATTTTACTGGAAAAGATATATGCAAGAAACGAGGTATAGCATTGTACTTTAATAAAAGAGAACATAGATTCTCATCTTCAGATTTAAGGAAACGAGTATGCACGTCTTAGTCACAGGATGTAATGGCTATATCGGTTCACACGTATGTAAGATACTACATGAACAAGGTGTAAAAATCGATGGCTTGGATGTTGATGTTCATGGCGAAGATAAGAATGATGTAAGTCAATACTTACATGATTTTCATGGTTTCAGTGTTTTAGAAGTATATAGACGTCAATCATTAAAGACTCCTATGGGAAAACAATGGCCAGATTATGATGCAGTTGTACATTTAGGTGGTCTGTCTGTAGTACCAGAAAGTATGAAAAGACCTGCAGATTATTATCTGACTAATGTAATGGGTACACTAGCAGTATGTGAAGTATTTCCTCAAGCACATATTATATTTGCATCTACATCAGCCGCATGGGAAATGGCATCACCTTATGCTAAATCTAAAGTTGCTGCTGAAGATATAATCAAAGAAAAAGCAAGTGGTTATACAATCTTTAGATTCTTCAATGTATCTGGTTCAGATGGTGTACACAAACAAATAGGTCCATCAACACATTTAATTAGAGTTGCAGCTGAAGTTGCTTGTGGTAAAAGAGATTATTTAGAAATATACGGTACAGATTATGATACACGCGATGGTACATGTATTAGAGATTATGTACATGTTGTAGACTTAGCAAATGCAATATGTAATGCTGTTAAAGATGGTCCAACAAATACACCATACGAATGTCTTGGTTCTAACACAGGTTATAGTGTGTTTGAAGTTGTTGATTCTTTTAAGAAAGCTACAGGTAAAAACATAAATATTGTAAAGACTGAAAGACGTGATGGTGATGCAGAATGTTCTGTTGTAGATAAACTATCAGATAAGATTACACTAACAAAGAGTTTAGAAGATATGTGTGTAGATCAGTATAATCTAGAAAGAGGTAAAAACAAATGACTGTAGCAGTACTTATGGGTCGTGGTGTTGAAGGTTGCGGTGTCACGAAGAATGTTGTAGAATTCCAAAAACTTATGGGTGTAAAAGTCTATGCCACTATGGATAAAGTGTGGCCAAGACAAAACTCCATGGAGTTTGATGTAAACTATTTTAGAGGAGCAGATTGGTCAGAGATTAGTAAAACTACTAAGAAGTTTCCTGATCTAATGACTTGTACTGAGGTTATAGATGAGATTAACAAGTGTGAAGCTTTGATTGTCTTTTCTGTTCCATCTAAAAGTCACCCTGAACAATGTGTCGACAACTTCATAGAGTTATTAAAAAAAATTAATGTTAATAAAAGCATTGTTCAGGTTGACCATAACATACAATCAATTCATCGTAATGCTAAACTGAAAGAAGTATTACAATGTTTAGATGTTATTATGACTCATTCAACTACAAACCCATTTGCTAAATGGTGTGAGAAAGAAGGTATCACAGTTCCAATTACAACTGCGGGTGTAGGATATAATTTTGATGAGAATAAAGAAAAGTATTGGCAGCCAATTGAAGAACAAGAAAAGATTATAAGATGGGTTGGAAGATCTGCAGGTTGGAAAGGTCCACAACAACTAATTGATTTTCATCAAGAACAAATGATGCATAGAGGATTCATTACAATACTTGAAGGTTTAGAAGCATCTATTGGATATAAAGGTATCTTATATAAAGATGATAACGATCCATCTACAAGGTGGAATGTAGTAAATAAGTTTAGACCTGAAAAAGAATATGGTGAAACTGGTGACTTTGAATATGGTGCTGAAGAAGAAATGAAAGGTGCCTATCTATATCCAGGTTATCAACACCACGACATGATGTTAAGAATGGCAAAGTCTATGTTTGGTTCTGATCTATATCATCTCAAGCCTGAACAGTACGGAGCTAATATAGAATACTGTCATTCAGATTGTTTAGGTGCTGGTACAGTTCCTATATTTCACGAACATTTTGGTGCTCATATAATTCACAATAAGATAGGTGATCCGGTAATTAGTTGTTTAGATAGTGGTACTATATTTCTGACAGATGATTTTAAACAAAGAGATTATGGTACATGGGCTCATAGAAATAAAGAAGGTACAGATTACAATACAGTTGCAAATATACTTTCAGAGTATGCAACAGATAATGTTAAACGTGATGAAGAAAGACACAAAGCATTTGAGTTTTGGAAATCACATTGTGATGCCATTGATGTGTATACAGATATAATTAATAAAACTAAAAACACTCTTATAGTAAAAAAATCATCTGGACTAGAAGAATTTTTTGCTTAAACAAGGTATAATACCTATACAATCAAAGTAAAGGAAATATTATGTCACAATATAAAGACCTATTTTTAGATAAGAAAGTGGTAGTCTTCGGATTACCAGGTGCATTTACACCTACATGTTCTGCATCTCATTTACCAGGTTATGAAGAACTATATGATGAGATTAAAAACTGTGGTGTTGATGAAGTTTATTGCATATCAGTAAATGATGAATTTGTAATGAAAGCTTGGTTTGAGAAACAAGGAGTTTCTAAAGTTAAGTATATTGCAGATGGTAATGGTGATCTAACAGATAAACTTAATATGTTAGTCAGTAAAAGAAATCTAGGTTTTGGCTCAAGATCATGGCGTTATTCAGCAGTTCTTCAAGATGGACAAATTGTAAAGATGTTTGCTGAAGAAGGTAAAGCTGATAATTTCGAAGGTGACCCATTCGAAGTATCTGATGCTAAGACAATGCTATCATATTTACAAGGATAAGTTATGCATATAAAAATTTATTCTAAAGAACCATGTACGTACTGTGATATGGCTGAAAGAGCAGCACAACAATTTGTACAGGAAAGTAAACATACATACGAGAAGTTAATGCTGAATGAAGATTTTACTATGGAAGAATTATTGAAGCTACAACCAAATGCTAGAACATTTCCACAAATCTTTATTGATGGTAAAAATATCGGTGGATACGATCAGTTTAAGCAACAACTAGATGAGCAAAAACTTCTGTGAATACCATTGATGCTGCCGATAAAAAATACAAAGAACATATAGGTGTAAAACTTACATCGTCATGGGAAACTATTGACAAAGAGTTAATACAACTATATGGTGCCTTAGTTGGTGATGACCAACCAATTCATACTGATGAGAACTATGCTAAGGCTACACCATTCGGTGGTATCATATCTCATGGTTTTCTGATACTATCTTTCCTACCTAAATTTAGTTATGAGATTATAAAACCATTTGCTGGTCAGGTTATGGCCACTAATGTCGGAGTAGAGAACCTTAAGTTTAGACAGGCAGTAAAAGCAGATGAAAGAATCAGAGCACACTTCACTCTTAAATCATATAAGAAACTTGGCAATAGATTTAGAACAGTTATTGATATTGTCATTGAAATCGAAGGACAGAAAAAACCAGCCATGACCTGTGACTGGATTAACCTACACTATTTCGCCTAACTCCACGTAGCTCAACTGGATAGAGCATCGGCCTTCTAAGCCGAGGGTTGTAGGTTCGAGTCCTACCGTGGAGGCCAATCCCCTAAGTTATTGATTTCAAACGAAACAAAGTTGTGTACATCCTTGAAAAACTGTATAGAATAGAGTATAATTAATATATCAAGAAGGAGTACCAAATAATATGCCTAAGTATACAAAGACTAATAAAGAAGAATTACTTTATAAACCATTCCAAAAAATTAGAACTAAAAAGGGAAAGGTCAAATTTCTAGAAGAATTACTTCAGGAAAGACGTGAGCATCCTGAAAACTTCAGGGGTCTCAACATCAAAATCAAACATATCGAAAATCTCATCAAAGTTTGGTCTACCAGAAAACGTAAAAAATCTGACGAGCCAACTTTGAACGATATGAAATAAATATAGCAAGGAGAAAATATGGACTACATTCCATTTAAGGAAGCAGTCAATCAGCGTGAAGATATCATGGTTGGCGAGCAAAGAGCATACATTAGATATCTAAATCAGCACAAGAAAAAACATAGCATGTCTCGAATGGAGAACAAACGAGATACAGAAGCAGGCAAAGTATATAAAGCAGAAAGAGCCTTATACAAAACTGATGCCTTTAAATCAAAACAAAAAACCTACAAGACTTTAGAAGAAATACAGAAGCGAGCAAATCAAATCTGTAAGTCTGCAGCATTTAAAAAGGTAGATGCTAAAGGTGGTCATAAAGTTAAGATACGAGATAAAGCCAATTACCAAGGACGTGGTTGTCATGGATGGTCATACATCTATGAGATTACACTTGATAAAGTGAATGGCTACAACTTATATGTACTACTACATGAACTATCACATGCTGCGGGTCAGATGCATCATGGTCGTGAGTTTAGAAATGTACTCTTAAAATTAGTATCAGCCTTTATGGGTAGAGAATGTCATGACATACTAAAGAAAGAATTCAAGAAACTTGGATTGAAAGTAGGTAAGCATCCCACACCTTATACATTTGAAAGATGGCATGCAGCTAGAGAAAAAATGGCTGCTATGAGATCAAAACTTTAATATTCCTAGAAGTTATATGCTTAGATATAGATGCATTGACGTGTTTACATTCACGAGGAACTGTATAGAATAATACCTATAAATTAATAAAGGAGCACTAAATAATGAATGGTAAATGTAAATATCCAAAAACAAAAGAGCAATTAGAAACTCAATCAGTTGTAATTGCTGGTAGAGAGTACAAAAGACAATCTGAGTTTTTTGACTTTTGTTTTTCAACTACTGATAATGCGGTTGAAAAATATGAAAATGACTTCTACACAGATGGTGATTTAGTATTATGGAAATCAAATGACAGAGAACCTTTTGGTGATATGTTATTAGACTTCTACGAAGCTGGTCTTATTACTTGGAGACAGGTAGTCAGAACTTGTGAAAAGAAAGAAAAAGAAACAGATGAGTTTTGGGAAAATGTTTTCTCAGCTCAAGACATGAAGGAGGTGTCGTAATGTTAGATGGTAAAACATTTATATGCAAAGGCTGGGAGCCTGGCAAAGGTGCAGTTGAAAAAACTGTGAAAGTACTTGGTACTTTGGATGGTCCGGAAAATGATCCTAGAGATTATTGTATAGTTAAAGGTTTTCAAAAATGGGAAAACCACATGGCTATTGAGGATTTCGCAAAAACTATAATTGCGGAGGTGTTATAATGTCACACCCAGTAAATGACATGATAATGGATGAAATTATCGATAAAGTCGCAGATATGTCTGCCCATGAAAAACACATGTATCTCTTTAAGAATGGCTTACAAGCCGCTTATCGAGAAAATTGGAATGATGTCATCATGGAAGACATGCTCGAAAAAAGAATGGAACAATCAGTATAACTATATTATAACGGAGGCACCAAATATGTTATTCAAAAATCTACAAGCGGTCATCGAAGATGCATTCTTAGATGACGATAAATTAATCAGAGTTCAAGGAGTCAGAGACGGCAAAGAATATGTTCTTTACGAAGCCTGGTCTAGTGATGATGAGCTAGTCTTATCAGTAGCCGAAAAAGGTAGTAATGATTACCTACGAGTTATTGGAGACTATGAAAGAGATAGAGTTAGAGAAGTGATGAAAGAAAAAATCACTGAACTCGAAACTCTTAGCTACTCTTACTACAGAGAAAATCGTAACTCTATGGCGGCTAAATACCTTGATGCAATAGTCGATAAACTTAATGATGAAGTTGGATGGACTCATACTCAAGGCGAGTTAGAACAATTCAAGTTCGATGAATATGAGGAAACTGCTATCAACATTGGTGAAGGCGAAAAAGGCATGACCGTTTGGGATGCTGAAAAAGAATTTGGTCATCACCTAACGGAAGGTCTTAGTGCTTCATAATCTAATTACAATTGCTGACTCTTTAACCTACGAAGTTAGAAACTTCAGGAAGAAGAGTCAGTACTCTTGGAATTGGTCATGTCAGGTATGTGGTGATAGTGCTACTAATCCTCGTAAAGCAAGGTTCTGGGTAGATGCTAAGAAACAAGGTCTTGTATGTCATTGCTTCAACTGCGGTTATAGTGCAAACTTTATAACATATATAAAAGACTATCATCCTCAACAATATGAAACATACAAACGTGAGACTGCTGATGAGGTACTACCAACTATGTTTGACATAGATAGATTATTCGAAAGAAAAGGTATTACAGATGATACACTCTTAAAGCTATTCTTTGGTGATAAGTTTACAAGTAAAAAGAAATGGCTACAACATCTGGTACAGAAAAAAATACAACTTAAGAAGTATAATATTAATAGATTATTAACAATACACAAAAAGCACCATGAAAAAAGAATCCGTAAAAGTACTTGAAGAATGTATTGACTTACAATTAGCTAAGTCAAAAGATTATCAGAATCCAAAATCAAATATCAAACAGGCCATGCATTACAGACGTGGTGTTGATACTATTCATGATATGATACATCAAAAACTATTACGTGCCCAATCTTTACTTGAAGCCGATGGTGATGTAAAGTTCGAATCACTTGAAGATACCTATAAAGACATGATTAATTATTGTTCTTTTGCCGTATCTTATTTACGAGGTAAGATGGATGGCCAAGATTAATTACAAATTTAATGAAAAGAATCTTATAGATGATTTACAAAATTATATTGATAAAACTTACGATGGACACTATAGCAAAAATAAATTTCAGTCTACTGAGTTTATTATTGATTGTGGCCATGGTATGGGGTTTGCTCTGGGTAATGTCCTAAAGTATGCACAAAGATATGGTAAAAAAGAAGGATATAATAGAGCAGACATCATGAAGATATTACATTACGCTCTTATAGCATTACATAATCATGACTTGGAAAATAGCTAAGAAAGACGAGCGTTATGCCGTACTAGATAATGATGAACTAAATATATTAGTTCCTTCAATTACTGTACTACAACCAGGAAAAGAAACCAATGGTCATACACATAGTGACCCACAACAAGAGGAAGTATATGTATTTACAAAAGGTACAGGTCTTATGCAAATAGAAGATGAAACATTTGCAGTTAAACCTGGTGACACTATTCCAGTACCAGCAAATAAATTCCATAAAGTGTATAATACAGATATAGAACCTCTAATATTCTCAGCAATATTTAATGGAGCAAGATATGAGTGATATATTTAAAGACATGGCAGGTATGCATATGAAATACATGGTACCTGTAGTAGTAAACAGAATGGATAAAGATATGTTAGGTAAGTTCCTAGCATTCAGACTTGAATGTTGTCAAGAAGAACTTGATGAAACTAAGAATGCACTTGATAATCAAGACCCTGAAGAAATAGTTGATGGTCTTATTGATCTCATTGTATTCGCAGCTGGTACCCTTGATCTTATGAAGGTTGATGGTAATAAAGCGTGGCAAGAAGTATTAAAAGCTAATCTAAATAAAACAATTGGCTTGAAGGAAGGTAGACCTAATCCATACGGACTACCTGATTTGACTAAACCTAAAGACTGGGAGGCACCAAACCATGGGACAAATACTGGAATTCTCGAAAAAATCTTCAACGAAGACTAAACTACATCCAAAAGTTTCTGATATCAGATCTCACTTTATTAGTGAACTGAATCAAGAAAAGTTTACCAAGGATCGATCTGGTTCTAAGACTATAGAATTAATTGGTGCTTCTTTTATAGCTGACGAACCAGCGATCTTTGGTATTCCTAATAAAGAATACATTGACTATGAAATTGATTGGTATGATTCTATGTCAACCAGCATATATGATATATATGGTCCTGAAGGTAAAGATAAAGATGGTGTCAATTCACCACCTCAAGCATGGCTACTAGCTGCTGATCCTTGGGGTAATATCAATTCTAATTATGGCAAGCTTATATACGATGATTTATTCTACAATCAATACGAACATGTAGTCGAAGAATTGCTTGACAATCCAGACTCAAGGCGTGCAGCCATGATCTATACTCGCCCATCTATATGGAAAGAATACAATGAAAATGGTAAGTCAGATTTTATATGTACCAATGCTGTCACATATTACAAACGTAATGACTTACTTGACTGTGTAGTTCAAATGCGTTCTAACGATGTCATATACGGCTATCGCAATGATTTTGCATGGCAAAAAACAGTACTTACGCGTTTATGCCAAGATATACAATGTAAGCCTGGCCAGATAGTATGGCAAGTTCAAAACCTACATGTCTATGAACGACATTTCAATTTAGTAAAATAAATATATTATGGCGCAAGTACATGAAATGCTTTACATGAAGATGACTAATGGTGAGTACATCTATGGTACTAATTTAGATATCGGAAAGTATAGTGTAAAACATAATTGTGAATGCGAACATGAGTTTGACCACGTACCACCTTGTAAACTTGAAGGACAAGGCGGTTATTCAGAAGGTAGCAAAGCCTTTAGATATATTGGTCAAGACCATGACCCTATGACTCACTCACATCCACCATCAGAAGAAAAACTAGGAGTAGATGCTAAAGGAAACAAATACTTCTACTTAACAAATGGCTGGGACTATGAAACAGGAGAATTTATCTACAACGAAAAATGGTAAATGTATGATATGAATGTAATCGTTATGATTGAAGCGTTATTAATATGTTCAGCAATTATTGTTGGTTGTACATTATTCGTCCTAGCCGGTTTATCTGGTAAGTTTCACTTTAAGAGAAAACAGAAAGGTAAAGGCGATGGAGGCTGGTAAGAAAGTAGCATTCATCGGAGCTGGTAAACTCGGCGGTCCAGTTGCTGAAGTTATGAATGAGTACTATGATGTACATATTCATGATACAAAGATGAATACTGATATGAAAGAAGTATGTGAAGGTGCTGATACTATTTTTATTGCGGTACCTACACCACATCAAGATGATTATGGTGGTGATAAACCTACATACAATCTAGAACCCGTAGACTTTGACTATGAAGCATTAAAAGATGTGTTAAATGATCTCAATGACTATGCAGAACCAGATGCTCTCGTTGTGGTCATATCAACTGTACTACCAACTACATTTAGAAAACATTTGATGGACATACCAAAGAACTACAGATTAGTTTATAACCCATATCTTATCGCAATGGGTACCGTAAAAGAAGACTTCTTAAATCCTGAAATGATGATTGCTGGTGGTGAGCCAGGAGATAGAGCAGAACTGATAGCATTCTATCAGAATATAATTACTGCACCAGTAAGATGGGAAACTGGTACATATGAAGAAGCCGAATGCATAAAGGTATTCTACAATACATTCATATCAATGAAGATCTCATTTGTTAATATGATACAGGATATGGCCATGGAGATTGGCCACATGGATGCTTCGAAAGTGGCTAATGCACTAGCCAAATCTAATAAAAGAATTACAAGTGATAAGTACATGAGACCAGGTCTAGGAGATGGTGGTCCATGTCACCCTAGAGACAACATAGCCCTTAGAAAATTATCAGCTGATATTAAATTAAAGTATGATTTATTTGCAGCCGTGATGGAGGCGAGGGACTTCCAGGCACAGAAGATGTCAGACTTTCTGACTACATTTGAATTACCTATTGTATTCCTAGAGAATGGATTCAAGAAAGAATCTGATTTACTCGATGGTTCTCCATCTCTTCTCGTAGCCGCATGGTTAGAAGATATAGAGGAACAAATGGATATGTTTAATAAACAAGAGATTCATTATGAGAAATATCTAGAAGAACCCGCTGTGTATCTCTGTAGTAGAGGACCTACACAGTTCATAATAGATAATGTTGCTGATGGTTCTATACTCATCGATCCTTGGGGAGATAAGGAATATGACATTGATGTTCCTCGAACCAAGAAGATTATAAAGTATGGTACCACAGAATGTTTCCACTAGACATAAACAATACAGAAGTACCCGCTCTGAGAGCAGATTCAGCATTTAGTCCACAACTAAAGACACTCGCAGAAAATATACAGGTCATATACTTTGAACACCTTGGTGGATTTGAAAGATACACCGAGGCACGTGACTATATGAATAGAATGTATGATTCCTATGGTAATAAGGCTCTATACATACTGAATGTAGGAATGGAGTATATGTTTAAGGAGTGGTTTGATGTCAAGCATGAGTTTAAGAACTATGAGAACATGTATATCTGGCATTGTAATAGTGGACCACTTACACAGTCATGTGATAAGAACTGGATATATGTACCATACTGGAAGAAGTTCGTAGACATACAGATATCTAAATATCCACCCGTACCCGTGGATCAAAGATCCAAACAGGTTGTAAATAGAAAACAACGTATGTTCTTCTGGATGAGAAGACACTATCCATATCGTGTCGAACTCTTAAAGAGACTAGTAAATAGTAATATGGAGATGGAGATCAGATGTCCACATATACTGACGGAACTCGAGAGACCTGAGATAAATGAACCGCTAAAGAAACACTTTGATAACTGGGGTAAGGTAAAACAAAGAATCATCAGTGAGGGTCAGGACCTTGTCGAGGGTCAGAACGGTGCACTCGTAGATAGCTATGAGGCAAGAGCAAAGTTTCAACTGGAGATCGTATCAGAAACACGAATCAATGGTGGTCCACTCTCTACATTTGCAAGTGAGAAGACATTTCGTGCTCTGAGATCAGGTAATCTCTCATTATACTGGGCTCAACAACATCATATAACCAATCTGAAACGTAAGGGTTGGAAGTTCTTTGACAAGTATATTGACCACTCGTATGATCTCGAACGTGACCCTGGCAAGAGATTAAGAATGCTGAACGAGGAGATTAGTAGATTATATCACATGAGTGATGAACAATGGCAGGAAATTTGGTATAATACTATAAAGGACCGTAAACATAATCAGGAGCGGCTACTACATATCGATCCTGGTCTAAATAAATTTATAAAGAGGATAGATGCAGAAACTACCTAAGATGAAGGGAACCGGTAAGAAGACCCTACCCAAGGGCAAGTACGCGTGGATAATCGGTAATGGTATCACACGTAAGGGCAAGGATATCATGCAGCTCAAGCAGTATGGTATCCTCTACGCATGTAATTGGTTCTATCGTGAGGAGTTTGCACCTCATGTTCTAGTGGCCTCGGATGAACCGATGACTAGAACTATATTGAAGACCTCACCAAATTGGCCCATGAGCAACTGGTTCTACACGTGGTTTCCTAAGCCTGGCTCCGGTGCAAAGAAGATACCTACACCGGAGAAGTTCGCAGCCGGACCATCCGCAACCTATGTGGCATGTAAGGTACATGAGCACAAGCATATCTTTCTGATAGGTAATGACTTCTTTGGTATCGGGTCAGAAGCCGATATCAATAATCCCGATAACAACGGTCTGATGAATAACCTCTATGAGGGTAAGAAACACTATGCAAAGAAGAAGGAAGGTGTTCTGAACGGTGCTCCTACATTCAGGAACTGGCAGCGCAGATATCAGTGGATTATTAAACAGTTCCCAGATACACAGTTCTATCACGTCGACCCGCTCGATGGTAAGTCACCTCCGAGATTGATTGGCTTTGATAACTTTCATCAGATAACATGGGATAATCTCATGGAACATATCTATGAGGATAAGGAGTTGGTCGATATTAAGAAGATAACTCCCGAGGTCCGAGGTACCGCCTATCAGGATAACCCGGATGATGTACGAGCCGCTATCGAGAGACAGCTTGCGGGTCAGGAGAATATCATCTACCCCGATCTTATGCATCCGAAAGACGTCCTGCAGCTTCGAATACAGGCGAAACGCGAACAGATCAAGGCCGGTCCGAAGGGTAAAGATACA